TCGGAGTTTGAGTAGAAGTTAAAGTTGAAGTTGGGGTCTGAGTTTCTTGTGCAGTAGGAGTTTGAGTATTTGTCGGAGTTTGAGTAGAAGTTAAAGTTGGAGTTTGAGTATTGGTGGGAGTTTGTGTGTTTGTAGGCGTAGAAGTTGGAGTCTGAGTTTCTTGTGCAGTAGGAGTTTGAGTATTGGTGGGAGTTTGTGTGTTTGTAGGCGTAGAAGTTGGAGTCTGAGTTTCTTGCGAAAATCCTTCTGTGGGCGTGGTTGTTCTAGTTAGAGTGGGCGTCTTTGTTAGTGTTGGAGTTGGTGTTTGAGTTGCTATGCGAGATTGGGTAGAAGTTAAAGTATTAGAATTAGTTATGGATACAGTAGGAGTAGGTGTTCTAGTAACAGATCTACTAGGAGTTTTTGTTAAGGTTATTGTTGGCGTAGATGTTAATGTTTTTGTTAAAGAAAGAGTTTGAGTTATTGTAGAAGTAGAAGTTGTAGTTTTGGTAAGCGTAGGAGTTGGAGTTGGGCTGGCGGTTAAAGTTTGAGTTTTTGTTGTTGTTGGAGTTGGTGTAGGTGTTCTTTTCCTATCTGTTTTTGTTAGAGTTAGAGTATTTGTAAGGGTTTGAGTAGATGTTAAAGTTGGCGTTACTGTTGGTGTTGGGAATAAGCTAAAAGTAGGAGTAGTAAATATTTCAGGCGTTCTAGTTGGAGTTGGAGTTAGTGTTCTAGTTTTTGTAATTGTAGGAGTCGAAGTTAATGTAGGAGTTAGTGTGGGAGTAGAAGTATTAGTGCTTGTTGAAGTTAAGGTTTGAGTATTTGTTGGAGTATTAGTTGGAGTTGATGTTCTTGTTCTAGTGGCAGTATTGGTATTAGTCGGAGTAAGCGTTAATGTAGAAGTAATTGTAGAAGTTAGTGTAAGAGTTTTAGTCTGGGTTGAGGTTTGAGTAAAGGTGGGAGTTAAAGTAGGAGTAGAAGTTAAGGTGGGAGTTGCAGTAGGAGTTAAAGTGGGTAGAGGGGTTTCCGGAGACAAAGAAATTGTCGGAGTCAAATTTGGAGTAGGTGTCTGATAATAATATTCTGTCATTTGGTCCTTGTTATTATCAAGAAGCGGCCAGTTCGTTTTCTAACTTGTAAATTCTTTCCAAAGTAGCGCTAGCCGCACTTTGTTCATTTGACTTTTTAGAATTATTAATAATATAATTAGCTAATTCTTTTAAATTTGCCATTTCCTCATTAGATGCAAGAACTGTCTTCCAATCGACACTATCACCCCTTCTGTCTAATAATCGGTCGCAAATTTTAAATTTATTAATATTTGAATATCTCTTGAAAACATTATATGTGTCATAGCCCAGCCTGATAGGAATAATATTGAATTTATTACTATCAGGACTGATTTTAGAATAACTTCTAGGCCCTAAATTACTGTGAATCTGAGGCATATTTACAGACGATATTTCGGCAATATATTTATAAAAACCAATCATAATTATATTTATACGCCTGCGGCCAGAAAACACAGCAAAAGTAGCTTATTAAAAAGAATAAAGCCACCTCGAAAGGTGGCTTTATTTAATTTAATTTTAATAATAAAATCTTACATGTTGTTTTTGTAAGATTTATTGATTTTTATAGGCGGATCAGAAGAAAATTCTTTGTCGTCCCAATAATTTTCTTCTTGTTTTTCTAAGATTTTACCAGCAGATCTTATAATTTCTTTGTGTTGCTTATAAGCCTGCTGCTGTGGATATTTATTCCAATTTTTTCTATTAGGAATATCATCTTCACCATTGTCCATGTTGAACAAATTGTAGCCAAGAGCAGCAAGCTGCTTGTCTTCTGTTCCCTTGGACACAATAAATTCACCTAAACGAACAGCCAAATCATACTCTAAAGAAATGCTTATCTTAGAATCTATTTCAAAACTTGACATTTTTACCTTTCAAAGTAAAGAAAAAACAAAAATCCTTTCGAAAACAATCAGTCCCTTTTACCAAACGCAACGCACCAAAAAACCTCTCCTCTAGAATTTGGAGTTATTGAAACTCCCATTTCCTGAAAAGAAGGCTTGAGAATTTGAGCTTTGTGACCTGGACTTCTCATCCAACCGCCTACTGCTATGTCCGCTCTGTACGGATAAGATTTATCTGCTCCGGGCCTGCCGTGAGCTATAATTTCGCCCCAGTAATCATCAACATTTGAAACCGTGTTGACGCTAACGCCTGTAGGCGAGTACTTTATATTGTATATCTTGTCAATGGAATAATAGCCAGACTTAATGATTCTGTCTACGGGGTGGTTTTCGCTTTTTTTGAAATCTTCAAATGACTTCGGGCTTTGTCCTCTTGTATGTTCCATTCTACCAACTTTTGCCATCCAAATCGAATGATTTTTTGCCGCTTTCGCTAATTTTTCATTCCACTTTAGGTAATTTAAATTATTTAATTTTCTTTGGTGATTGATCATGTCAAAAGTTTGCTTTTCGAGCGGAGTTTGAGCGAAACAATTACTTGAAAAAAGAAGAATAAACAAAAATAAAATTCTCATAAATTTACTTTCAATTTTTAGTCTTGCTGATACAAAATCATTGTAGAACAAAAAAATCAAATGTAAACATAAAAAATTAGCAAGTTTTAATTTTTAATTTATTACCAAATTTATAAGATAAATTTTTATTTATTTTGTATGTTGTAAAACATCCTTTTTTCACAACTAAATTTTCAGTAGATTCTTCTTTTTTTGAACAACAACAACTGCAACTACAATTATTTTCAGGCTTGTATTTGCCGTTTGAGTCGCCAGGTCCAGAGACCCCCGTTACAGAAGACGCTACCATGTTACCTCCAAAAAAAAGCGGGCATCCTTGCCCTAATTGACATCCTGTCAATAATTATTTATACATATTAAGTTTTAAGAAAAGAGAAATTTTCACCAACTATGGGTTGTCTATTTTAAAGTTGTAAACTTGATTAGATAAATTTTTATGAATTTTTTGCAAGCCGATTAGTCTTTTTCTTACCAATGAAGATTCTTTGCTTCCAGCAAATGGACAAATAAATTCTCTTATGTCGCCAAGTAAATTTTTACCAGACAACCTTCTGTATTTTCTATCTTTTTTAATTATTATTTTTGTGTCTTGTGCAATTCCTTCAGAATAAACAGAAGCTCTTCTAACGCAAGAAACGTCTACTTCAAAACTTTTAAAATCATTTTGTTTTGGAATATTTTTTATAGTTATTTCTGGATCTGGTATTTGGTCTTGTCGAACTGGGGAGTTTCTGACCTTAGGATCAATTTCTATTCTGCTCTGAATAAAAATTCCATCAAATATTTGAAGAGTTCCTTTTGCTGAGAATCCAAATTCGCTCATTTTTCTCCTTTTTTATATTTTTCTAAAATCCATTTTGAAAAAAAACTGAATTTTTCAGGCGGGCATTTTATCTTAACATAAATAACATCATTTCTCTCTTCTATATTTACATCTTGAAATGTAATATTTTTTAATTTTTTTATCAATTGTTGCTTTTGATTATTGTCTATTTTTTCATCTAAAACAATAACGCATTCAGCACTGCGATTAACAAAGCTATAAATTCTATATTGATAAACAGAAAAAGTACAAACAATAAAAAAAATCATCAAAATTGAAAAGTATTTACTGAATCTCTTAAACATACTAATATTTAGATTTATCTCTAGACAAATTTTATACTATAAAGTAAAATAAAAACATGGATTTTGGTAGAATAGTAGAAATGAGTTTTGCACTGGCTGGTCGTCACAAACACGCCCAAAGATGCAAACACTTTAGTTTTATTTTTCAAAAAAATAAACTTTTATCTATAGGAATTAATAGTCCTAAAACTCATCCTTTAAATTTAAAATATAATTACGTTAATAAGCAAAAAGACAAAATAAGCCACATAGTAGGCACCCATTCAGAAATGAGTGCTGTTATAAAATTGGGAACAATAGAAGGTTATGATGGACTAACTATCGTAAATACAAGAATAAATAGAAAAAAAGAATTAGACTATAGTCATCCTTGTAATGGCTGCATGGAGATGTTGTTAGATTTAAAGTTTGAAAAAATTTATTTTACAACCAAAGAAAAAAAATTTAAGTTAATTAAATTAAACTATGAATATTCGCATTAAAGATTGTTACAAAAAAGGCTACAATACTCTTCCTAATCTCAATAAGATTGGAGAAGAAGAAGTGTTTGAAAAAGAAACACAAGATTGTTTTGCCATACAACTGGAGAAGAAAGAAGCTTTAGCCAATCAAAATGTTTTTTTTGAATACAATAATAATCCTAAGCACTATGAAATTAGCGAAAATTGGATTGTAAAAAACTATCCAAGAAAACTAAAAAGCACTAATTTTTTAGAAATAGCAAAAGAAACAGAAGAAGACTTTTTAATTCATAAAATAGATAATGAAAAAGATTATCTGAGTAGTGCCCATGTTTGTTTTGCTAGTCACTGGAGACCAGAAGACAAGATAGGAAAATCTTTTGAAGAAATCCATCAGCCAGTTCCAATGAACTTAAAAAACAGCAAAAAGCTAGTTTATGCAATGATTCACGGAGGCATATTTGAAAGATTTGTTTGGAGCGTTGTTTATGAAAAAAAATACAATTTTCATCCAAGATTTGAATCTAAAAAATTCAATCCAGAAAATCCAGAAGTTTACATAAAGGTAGAACGACAAATAACAGTAGGCTTTTCCGAACATAATTTTTGTTTGTTCATATTAAGACAATACTTAATAGAAGATATAGATAAAAGCATATTGGCAAATGTTATAGAAAACATGAGTCCAGAACAAAAAAAATACAAAGGTCTTAATAATTCAAAAGAACTATTATTTTTCCTAAGAAATAAAACGTGATTTTGTTGTATTGAAATTGTCTGAAATTTCTGTTGCACTCAAGCCTCTGTTATAAAAATAACAAGCTCCGATTTTACCATTCAAATAAGGAGAAGAAACGCCGTTTCCTATGTATCCTAAATATAAATCATTCGATTCGTTATAAGAATCATTGCCATGAGAAGTAGAAATGTATTCTACATCATTAATATAAACCTTGGTAGTATTAGATGTAGAGGTTATCTGTGACATAAAGGTATAAAGATACCAAGTATTTGTTGCTAAAGTGAGAGTGGAGCTGGTAATTTTTTGAGCAGCAGTTCCATTTGTCACACATCTAGCGAAAGAATTATTAGAAAATAAACCGCCCCAATATCCATCAAAAGAAAAACTTGATGAAAGCTTGCCAAAAACAGGCTGGCCTTGAGTGTTGGCTGGAGGTAAGATATCAAATTTAACCCAAACCTGGATCGTTTTTTGAATTGTTGTTGATAATGAAAATTCAGATTTATGAAAAATTTGAATTGTATCGTTAGTGCCGTCTAAATCAAACACGCCTCCATTGTCCGAAAGCCAAGTCGCCCCATTAATAGTAGCGTTATTTCCATTTGTTGTTTCATCCAACCATAGACCGCTAGTATAATTTGCTGCGTCCAGTTTCATAAACAGCCCATCTTCAACAGGTTGATTAGATTCTGTTATCAATCCTTGCGTGAGAGTTGGAGTGGGGGTTGGTGTAAGTGTGGGAGTGCTGGTGGGGGTTGGAGTGGGATAAAGGAACGCAGAACACGTTAAGTTATATTCTAAAACAGTTATTTCATAAGTTCCCCAAATATCGTCAGCAGAGTAAGTAAAAGGAGCCGTAAAGGCGCCTAAATTAATTCCAACTTCCGGATTGTTGAAAGAATAGAAGGTGACATTAACCACTTTTCCATCAAAATTTTGAGAACTTATATTTGCTATTGGCATATATTATTTATGTAAAAATTTACGAATTATCTAAATTGAGGATTGACTTTTTCACACTTTCCCCCACAAGAAGGAGGATATTTCTCAGGAAACATCCTGACCATCACCATCGGATCAACCCACATTGGACCATTTTCATCAGGTTTTCCCTGTGCATTATTGAACATAGGAACCCAAACTTGCCTATCCTCTTTCTCTTCTTCATTGTTGAAATTGGGCAAAATATTGTTATTTACCAAGGGACAATTCCCATCAGGGCAATTAGCATTTGGATTTTGACCAAAAGGACCAAATTCAAAATCGTTTTGCGGAGTTGCTCTCCTGTTGGCGGCAACTTTAGAAACTATCTCTTCATCTGATATAACCAAGTTGTTGTCTATTTTTTTCGCAACTATAGAAGAAATAATCGTATTAATATTTCCGCCTATATCTACGGAATATCTAGCAGTAAACTCTATTGTATCTTTGGTAGTGTCGGTAATTGAAAACTTTTCAAGCTCCATTTCCATGTCGTGCTGAAGGAATAAGGCTGCCATTTTTTTCTTGTTCTTAGAAGACAGCTCTTTTGTAAAACAAGAAACATAAGCTTTATAATCTTCATTATTAATAGAATTTTGTAGTTTTTCCATTAAGTTTTGCACTTCGTTTTCTTCATTAGAAGGAATTACCATGCCGACTCTATCTTCTGCCAGCACGACAGAAGTAAAAAAAACACAAAAAACAAAAACTAAAATTCTCATAAAAAACTCCTTAGAAATAGATAGACTCATACTCATCCAAAATCAACCTGTACTTTTTTCTTATTTTGTGAATTGCGTCTGAACCTTTTTGTCTGACGCGCTCTCTGGTGATGTTCATCTTTCTGCCGATTTCGGCCCATGAAATGTTATTTATAAAATGATCAATTAATATTTTCTTATTTTCTTTTTCTATTTTTGTTTCGTCTTTGTCTTCTTGAAGAAGAACAGACAAAAATTCAATTGGAAATTCTTTTTTTTTATTTTCTGAAAGTTCCGCCTCAATGTCTACGATAAAGTCTTTTTCTTTTTTGCTTTTCCTAAAATTATCGAAAATAGATTGTTTAATTAATTTTGTGGCCCAAGTCGAAAAAGAACCCTTTGCAGCATCGTAAGAATTGAAAGCCTCTACAAGAGCAACGCAACCAATACCATAAAAATCATCATAGTCGCAGCTTCTGCGAGCAAATTTGGAAACAATTGATCTTACTAAACCCAAGTGGTCTTCAATTTTGTTTGTCATGCAAGAATTATAGGCAAACAAATTCCAAAAGTAAAGTATCAATTTAAATTAAATTAAAAACAATTTTTGCTATTATCAATGCTCAAACCTTCTCTTTTTAAAAATATTTGTTCAATTTCTTCAAAAGAAATTGGTCTGTATTCTCCTAGTATTTTATAGACATTATCAACACCAACATCCATGCTTAGTCTTTGAGGCATAAATTTATCCAGCCAATCTTCTGCCGTGGAGTGACAATGACCATAAAGCATCCAAGAACCTTGGTGAGATTTGTTCCAAACAGCTTGAGCATAGTGACTTAATATTATTAATTTATTATTTATTTTAATTTCATTTCTTTCATGACACTCTTTAAAAAATCTAGCTATTTTTTTATTGTCGTGATTGCCCCAACAAAGAAAAATATTTTTACAATTTATTCTTTTAAGATGCTTCTCAACAAATTCTTCAAGTCTATTTTTAGGAGCGTAACAAAAGTCACCTAAGTGCCAAAGAAAATCATTTTCTTTAACCACTTCATTTATTTTATTAATTAAATAATCATTCATTCTTGCAATGGACTGCCAACTTGGAGTCCATGTTGACCAGATGGGGCAAGAAGGACCACCAGAACTCCAAATAAAATCTACTTTTTTTCTTTCTTCTTTAGAAAGACAGAAGTATCTTTTTGTATAAAGAGGTATTCTTCTGTGTCCGAAATGTGTATCAGCAGTGAACCAAATTTTCATGAACCATAACCATGTATCCATTCAGGATTATTTACAGACCAATGGACTACCCTTTCTAGCGTCTGTTGAAAGGTGTAAGGTTGCTTCCAACCAGCTTGACGCAATTTAGATCCATCTAAAGCATATCTTCTATCATATCCCGGCCTAGCTGATTCGCTAGGAATTAATTTATATTTGAGTTCTTTATTCATAATTTTAGCAACCATCTCTGCTAATTCGAGATTATTCAGTTCCGTGTCGCCACAAATGTTCCATCTATCTGGTCGTTTTGCTCCATCTTTATACATAGCAACGGGCTGCTTGAGTATATAAATCAAGGCGTCCGCTTTATTTTTTGCATCTAAATAAACTCTTTTTCCTATGCTGTCTAGAGAATCGCCATAAATAGGCATTTCTTGATTCAAGGATATTTTTTGAATTATTTTGGGCAAAAACTTTTCAGGGTCTTGATATTCTCCTATTATATTCATGGTGTTGGTAATTATAACGGGAACCCCAAAAGATCTCCAGTAACTTATTGCTACCGCTTCTTGTGCGGCTTTACTTGCAGCATAAGGATTTGAAGGCAAAATCACATCCCATTCATGATGTCCAGGAGAACCCTCAGAAGCTTCTCCATAAACTTCATCTGTGGATATTTGAACAAATTTCTCTGGCTTTGTTTTTCTAGCAAACTCTAGCATGTTGATGCCGAGTTCATAATTATTTCTTAAACACGAAACAGGATCTTGCGTAGATCTCTCCACAGCAGAGTCTGCCGCCATGTTTATGATGTAATTTATTTTCTTTCTATTTAAATTGCCTCGCTCATCCACTCTTAAATCGGTAATTTGATTGTATAAAGAATCATTTATAGGCAAAGAAAGATCATGATACAAAATCTTAACTCTATTTTTAAAATCAATATCTACTAATCTTCCCAAATCTCCTTTGTGTCGAAAAGAGTCGATGCCTATTATTTCCCAATCGGTATTTTCTATAAAATAACTCAGACAATGAGAACCAATAAATCCACCAACTCCAGTCAATAAAACTCTTTTCATTTTGCGTTCCTTGTAAAAATATAAAAGTCAGAATCTTGAATTTTTTTTATTTCTTTTGCAATGAAATTATTTTGTTTTAATATAAGTTGAAATCTTAAATCGTATTCAGAAACAGCAACTTCTATTTTTTTATTAGGATTTTTATTAATTAAATAATCTATTATTTCGTTTGCTATTTCTTCATTCGTGAAACTCATTTTGGCTATTCTAACTTTTTTTTCTAATGATTTGTAAACAATCCATCCTAAAACTTCTTCGTTCGATTCAACAACATTTGCTATTATCTTATTATTTTTCAATAAAAATAATAAGTCTTCTTTATTGCTTATTTTATCTAAATCTTTTTTTTGCATCCAGCGATACTTTAGGCCCATAGAATTTCTTCTCCAAAAGGAAATTTGTTATCGGAAAGATAGTCAGGAAGTAATAGTTTTTCGCAAATTATTTGAGAGTTTTTATTGGCAAAATAACTAGTCCATCCTTTACCAATGCCTTCAAAAGACTCTTCGTTTTTGCTGTCTGCTTTTGTAAAGCCATAAAAAAATCTTTGCAAAGCTTGTTTTGTAACACTAGAATATTGATTTTGAAACAAAGTTTTTTCATAATTTACAAAATCATATGAAAGTCCACACCTAAGAAGCAGAGTGAACAAAGACCTTTTTAAAGAACATTCCATCCAGAATTCTGCTGGCTCTACCCAGAGTGCAAAATTCAGGTTAGTCTTATAAAAATTAGAAAAAACTATATTTTGCAAAGCGGCTTTTAAAAGTATTTCTTCTGTTTTTTCTATAAAGGCTATAACATTTTTTTCTTGTTCGTGCCCGCAAGAAAAATAAAGACCTTTTTGCTTTCTATTGAATTTCTTTGCGAAATTTTCTCTACAAGGCTCCCATTCCAATTCCTCTTTTTCAAGAGCATATTGTCCCGGCGTAGGTTTTTTTCTAACTTGTTTTGCGTATTTTTTCTCTTCGCTCAACATGAACAATATTATAATTATAAAAAAAAGAAACGTCAACATTAAGATCTAAAGTTTTCTACTTATAACTATTTTTTTAATATAATGCGATGTTTCTTGGATTTTCTTTGTGGCTACTAAATTAAAAGAATAGCTATCTTTGTCATTTGAAAATCTAAAAGAATAAACTCCCGATTTGTTTGGCATAATCCAAACATAATGCAAGAAAAAATCTTTTGTTTTTTCTATTAATGAAATGTTTGTATCAAGAAAAACGTTGTAATCTTTATAGAAATTAAAACTACAAAAATCGAACTTTTGATTCGATCTAGATAAAAGAACAACCTCTAAAATCTTATTGTAATTTATTTTAATTTTACAAGCATTAGGATTAATTATCGTTGTAACTTTAGATCCAACATCTAAATAAAAAGACAAAGTCTTTTTATTAATTTCTAAGTTGCCCAAATACATATTAGAAAAATTCCACTTTTCTAATATGTCATCTCTAATTGTGAGCGTGTTGTCTTTTAATTTGAGATATTTGCTATAATTTTTTATTGATAAACTTTCATTAAATAAAACTTTTTGATATGGCCTTAGATTATAAGAACACAAAGAAGAAGAAACATGATTTATTATTATATTTTTATAACTCATGAGTTAATAATTTTTGCAAGCCAATACGAATAATTTTTTATGTTGTCTTCTATTGTTTTCCAAGAATAATAAACAGAACAAAATTCTTTTTTTAGCAGTTCAGAAAATTTATTAATATTTTTTATTTTTTTTGAATTAGAAATAGATTCATCTAAAGTTGGATAAATTAAATTAGGACTTATATTTTCTCCTAAAACAAAATCATTATAAATAAGAAAAGTTTTCCAACCAATTATAAACACTAGATCCGGGTCGCATATAGAATTTTTTTTAGATTTTAAATTTTCAATAATATAATTTTCATATTCTTCAAACTCTAAATCTAAAATATATTTTACATTTAACTTTCTACTAATAGAGCTAGGCTCACTTTCTTGAATAAAAAATCTACAGGGTTGATTATTTGAACAAATTTTAGATATACTTAACAAATTATAATGATCTTTTTTTAAAAAAACAAAAGATCTAGAGTTGTACCTAACTAAGTGATCAATATTGTAATTTGTTCTTTTTGCGTATTCTTCGTAAATATACATTATTTCAATATTGATTCTGCTTTTTTCAAACAAATAAAATCATTAGTTTTTGTCCATTTTTTATTAGAATCGTCCCAATAAAAAGGACAAGAAGGCACGGCCTCAAGAATTTCAAATAGCTCTACGGCGGTTTCGGATTTTTCCAAAGAACGATGAAAAACCAATGGATTTAAATTTTTATGTCTTTCTTTCAATCCGCTAATAATATTTTCTTCAATCATTTGCTTTGCTATAAATGAAACAAGCTAAAACTCCGCCCAATATGCCCAAAACAATTCCAGATGGTTGAAAAGGGTTTCCGTTACCTGTTAGAAAGAACTTGATAAAGCCTCCTATAAAAGAACCAAAAACACCAACTAATAACGTTGGTAAAAATCCTGTTGGCACTCTGCCTTTGTATATGGATTTTGATACCAATCCAACTAAAACACCATAAATCAACCACCCAAGCAAAATAAACAAGTCCATTTTTATCTCCTATTAATTTTAATATAATCTTTCGGAGTTTTATTATTTTTTAAATCTTCCAAAAGATTAACACAATATCTACTCAAAGTATTTTGAAATTTTTCTTCATTATCAAAACCATAACAAGAAAGATTTTTTTTCTTCAAATATTCAATGAAATTTTCTTGTCCATATTCTTTTCTCATAAGAAGACAAACAACACCAGCCTGCACGTCTGTCATGCTTTTTGAAAATTCAATATCTAATATTGAATCTTTATTTTGTAAAATATTATTTTTAATAAATTCAAAATCTCGACTTAGAAAACACATGCCCTGATTGCAGAAATCAGGGATTTCATTAGCCAATCCATACTCAGCAAGACAAATTTTCATAATCTCAGCCGTAGGCATATTTTTATCTTCTAAAGAAAACCAAATTGCACTAAGTTGGATTTTACCATCTTTATTTTTTCTAATTTCAAATTTAGAATTTTCTAATTTAAATATTCTTTTTAATAATTCTTTATTAGAAACACAAACAATTTTACAGTCTCCAGTAAAATCAAAATCATCTAATCCCCATCTTGTAATCAACCATGTTTTAGTTTTTTCTATATTGTTTTTTAAATACAATCCTTGATCTTTATCAATACTTATGATTATAAAATTTTTTGTATTCCACTTATTCCAAACCAAACCTCGCAAATCTTCAGGTATTTCTGGAGCGCTTGCTTTAGTTTGATTTGGAAACGGAACAGCTTCTTGAGCACAAGCAAACGAAGAAAGTAAAACAAAAAACAAAAAATAAAACAATTTCATAAATTTTTCCTTCTTAGTAATTATATGCATATGTGTCTTCTAAGTAAATACAAGTTTTATTTTTTCTAATAAAATCACAAATTTCACCTGAAATTCTTATTTTTGCATAAGAAAAAAAAGAACAATTGCGTTTATTATCAAATCTAATTGCAGCATCTACTAAGCCCATATAGGCCGCAGATTTTAGTTCTTCAAAAGTAATATTTTTTGAAACAAATTTGTTTTTTTGAAATGCCAATTTGTTTGCAAGAGGTATATAATTAGTTATTAATTCGTTTCTTTCTTTTATAGTCATTTTTCTCCGTTATTGTTAGTTGTTAGAAAGTTAATATTATATATGATTTTTAGCTATTTTTTTCCATTTTTTAGTCGTATTGTAATTCAACAATCTATTAAAAAACCATTTTTTGTTATTGTTATCAGATACTCCCAATATATCAACCAAAGAATTAACATTCGAAACGCAATAAAGATTATCAGGCATTTTTCTAAACTTAATATTTTCGACAAAATTAACAAACAATAAAACCCAATTCTTTATGTCAATATAATTAAAAGTCCCTTCTGGGAATCTAAATTCTACTGTAGGCCTGCTGCATCGTAGATATGGCATTTGCAAGTAAGCGGCATAATTAACCAAATTCATGGTAACTCTTTTGTCTTTATTATTATGAATAGATAAGTTTTTCGGACCGTAACAATCCCAAAAATCTAGCGGATGCCAAGATTGTTTTTTAGTTAATATTTTTTTTTCAATTACTTTGCAATATTTGTTTTTTAATCTAAAAAAAGGAACAGTTCTTAGGACTATTTTTTCTACCTTTATCCAATAAGCCAATAAAACGGCTGCTTGTTCTAGGTTGTAGTCAGAAATATCAACGTGAACATGAAGGCCACAATCCTCGCCGCAAACTAGTCCTGACAAAGAAAGAGCTTTAGAAACAGAACATATCTCTAAAAGATCTTTTTTGCCACTAGCCTTAAAGGAAGCAATTTCCCATCCTTTTGGAAATCCTCCTCCACAAGTCGAATCGGTTTTTACATGCCAAAAATCATTCCCAATAGATTGCTTCCATTTGGTCTTTAAGATTCTTCTAGAAGAATTCTTATTAATTATTTCTACAATTTCGTCAATAGAAATTGAAGGATGAGACTCTAATTCAACACCAAAAAATCTAGAAGAAAGATTCATGCTGTATTAATTTAAATCCACCAGTCCGCTGTCTTCTTTTTGAGGAGAATTACTTCTATTATCTTTGATATAATAAAAATCCTCCAAATCTTTAGATAATTTTTTAATGGAATCGGCCAACTTGACGACAAAATTAGATAGTGTCAATAAAAAAACTAAATTTAAAAAACTAAAAAACAAAATTGTATAAACAAAATAATCCAACATTTCAATCCTCTAAAAAATTAGATTTTTATTATAATCTATTTGACTATGGATTTTCAATAGTAACAGAACAGCCATCAAATATTGCTTGGTCAATATTTGTGATGGGAGCATTGAAATTTATTTTAAATTCAGGGAAAGTTCCTCTAACAAATGGTCTAGAAACAGAACTAGACGCAGGACTGCTTGTGTTGTTAGAACAATACCTTGGTCTAGCGGGCGAATAATCTATTCTATTTCCCCAGAAATTATTTGAAAATAATCCAATATCGTCTACGAGTTTGTAGAAATCTGTCTGCTCGTTGTCTATAAAAACTAAATTTTCGATATTGTTATAAGTTATTATTGTAGAAACTTGATCTTGTTCGTTTTGACAAATTTTATTTGAGTTTATATTAACAATAAAATTAGTAAATAAAACTTTGTTAGATTTGTAATATTTTACTAATAAATTAAATTTTAAATAAGAATCATCGAATTGTTGATTTTCTATGATATTTGTACAAGACAGTTCAGATATAAATTGCCAAGTAACAGGCTGACCCTCTTCGGATAGCCCTTGTATCGAGGTAGAATTACTCCAAGAACTTCTACTACTTTTATATCTTAACAAGAAGTTATTTTCAAAATTCACAAGAGGATTTCTTACTAAGAATTTTGAAAAAACACCTGTAAATTGTAAATTATGATCCAATGCCAAATTCAAAGAAGAACTACACCCGCAAACAGTGACAACACCAGAGTTTATGCTTAGGTTACTTTGATTTTGCTGATTCGCAGTAATCTCTGAGTCTATTTGTAAATTTAAATAAGAAAAACGCAAGTTCGCATTGGCAACAAGCAAGCCAAAATTAGTAAAATTCAAATCCGCTATGCCTTCTAAATCAATAGAATCTCCAATTGAATTATAAATTCGATTTGGAGAAACAATTTCGGCAGAACCGTGCAGCTCTATAGAACCAGAAAAATTAAACGCCGAATTGCTATTTGCACTTGCTGATCCGCCAGTGTTTAAAAAGGCAATTGAATTATAACACCTTCCTATCTTAAAACTATTATTGAATATATAAATAGATCCTGAGCCTGTATACCCCCAAGCTGAACTCAATAGTTCCGCATTTCCCGCTGTAGAGAAAGATCCAGAAGATTGATAATTGTAATAAGTCGATTCTAAATTTTCTAAAGAACTATCAATAACAATAAAGCCTTCGGGATCATAAATAAAGTTTTGATCAGTGTTGAGTTCGGCAGAACCATCAACTTCTAATACCGCGATGGATTCTTGATTTACTATAAATAAAATATTTGTGTTAGAGTCAATTTGCAAAATAACACTTGGTTCATAAAAATACTTGGGAGAAATAAAGTCCTGTATCGCTCCGGAAATCTGGATAGAGCCATCAAAATTTCTTATAAAAGGATTTATATAAAATTCAATTTGAGATTGTAAAGATAGCTCAACATCAGAATTTATTGAAAATATAGGAGAAGAAAAATTGGCCGAGCCAGATAAAGAAATAAATCCAGATCCTAATTGATCGAGATATAAGGTTTGAGCACCTCCTGATAAAGACAAGCCTCCAATAAATTCATGATAAAAAATATCAAATACAACAGACATCTCAAATTGAATATTGGTCGTATTTTCTTTTGTAAAATCAAAATCAAGACAAAAATCCAAACAAGAAGGCGAGTTGCAAAATTCTTCTTCTACAAGTAAAGACCTAACGCCCGATCCTATTATTGGATCGACATATCTCTTAATTGATATTAATTTAAAATCAACACTTGGGCCTAATTTTGGATTTTTTAATATAGAACAAACTTCGTCCACACTTCTAGCAGCTATTGCCGTTAGCATAGAAACTTTGCCATACCCACACTTGGGATCTTTAAATTTTTCATCAAAAACTTCATTAGAGTATATTGCATCTTCATTTTCGTATTCTGAGGAATGTCTTGAACAAGCAAAAACCCTATACCAATAATAATTATTAGAATTTATATTCCATTGAGAATCAAAGGATAAATTAAAATCAGGATCTCCAGTTCCGTATGCTATAAATTGCGACTGCAAATCAAAATTCAAACTGGCATTGTAACTTCTTAAATTCGTAGAAGATAATTTTATTCCACCACGGGCAATATAGTCAGAAATATAATATGTAGAAGAGCCAAAAGAACCAATAGATCCAGAACCAATATGATAAAATTGAACTTTCGCCGGGATGTTTGAAGACAAATTAATATTTACAATTGAATCAAATATCCAATATACACTGTAATACTGATAACTTGTTACATTAATATAAGATCTACTTTCGAATACGTTATTGTATAAAACATATTCGGAGTTACCAGTTATGTGTATAAAACCTTGTGATTCAAATTGCATATTATTCGCCTATTTTCTCAAGTATTCTCGATATTACAGGATTTCTTATTATGTCTGTTTTGTCTAATTGAAAAGTTCCGACATCTTTAATTCCTTTTAATTTATCAAGCCAATAATACAAACCAGATTTTCCATTTGGCAAATCTGATTGCTTGTCATCACCCACAAGAACCGCCTTACTGTTAAATCCTACTCTGGTTATGAATAGCTTAATTTGCTCTTTTGTGCAGTTTTGACATTCATCAAGAATCATGTAAGAATCATGGTAATTCATGCCTCTCATATAAGCCAAAGGAGCAATGACTATTTCATTTTCACCTCGTCTATTAATTCCATTATTTATAAATGTTTCTAATTCTTGCTTGCTAAGATAGTGAGATAATTCATAATAAATTGGTTGCAAATAAGGATCTAATTTTTCAGAAAAAGTATTGTGTGTGACTATGAAATCGTCGGTTATATATAAGTGTTCTGGGTTTTCTACCATTATACATTGAACTTCATCAAATCTAGCTTTTTCTATTGATATTACTTCTAGTTTTGAAACATTTTTACCCTTAAATCTCTCTGCTTTTCTTTTAATATAAAAAGGATTGATATCTTTCGTCATGTAAATTGAGACCTCGTATGAAATTCTTTTTGCTTTAATAAAATTATTTTTAGTCTCTTTTCTTCTATCTCTTATTCTTAATTTTGCTTTTCCTCCCAAAGATCTAACTATTTCAATAACATCTTCAGCAAGACTTATAGAAGTTGTATAAAAATTAACTTGATCAGCAGATCTTTTTCTACAAGACCCATCTGTGTCTAGTAGCCCTCGAAGGATATCTATTCTATCTTGAATGCTTGAGTATTTATAATCAAAAGGAATAAACTTATCCCAGGCTTTTTTTCCATACAAACCAGAATCTCTAAAAAATTTCAACACAGGATTTTTCCATGATTCTCCATTTTTTTCATATTTAAACCCATTGACAGTAGCTCCATAAAAAACTCTTGTGCTTAATGTTTTATAACCGCAATCAACAAATTCTAAAGCTTTTTTATTAGTAGGAAAATAATAAGAATTTTTGGTTTTAATTTCAGTAATTTTTACGGGTTTTGCACTTTCAATATATCCATCTATACTTGAAATTGTATAAATACAAGCTTTACTATATTGTTTTTTAGCTTTTTTACAGAATAGTCCAATCGCTTTTATTTCATCATTTACTCTGTCAACTATTTCTTGATCCGCGCTTGCGAATCTAACATGGGTTCCTTCTACGCAACCATCTCCAAGCATCACTCCTAAAGTATAAGGAGGAACAGGCAAATGTTTTTTTTCAAAATGAACTGCTTCATTTCTCGGAATAAAATGTCTTATGCCATTTTTGATATCAAACATAATATCTCTTGTTAATCTAACTTTACCTTTTTGTTTTTTATTTTTTTCCTCTTTTGTTTGCGTGTACCAAAGATGATCCTCACAACAAGATGTAGAAGTGCCATCAGAAGTAAATAAATTATATACGTCTTTTTTGCCCTTAGGATATATTTCCAAAATTTTTGTTGGAAGGCCGTCTCTACCTATAATAAAATCTCCCACTTTAACTTCTCTCATGGTAGTCCAGCCATTTTGTGTTAACAATCTAGCATCTAGTGGTTGAGGACCTGGGAGATAGCCCATGCTTGGACCAGATTCTACGACAGGCCTTGTTATAATTAATTTTTTATAATATCCATTTAGTAGTTTTTCTATTCCATAAGCAACGGCCAACTTTGTTTTTCCACTGCCCGCTGGCCCTGTTGCTAAAGTGACGGTATTTTCCGCTAAAGTCACTATTAGGTCCTCTTGATTTTTTGTTTTAGGTTTTAGCAAAGATCTTGTTTTGCATTGTTGTACATTAGCTTGTTTGTTTTGCTGACTTTCTTTTTTATTTCTTTTAGGTCTAGGCATATTTTTTTTCCTATAAAAAGGTGTATATTATTTATTCAAATAAAAAGCATAAATAAAATATATGAATTTTAAAAAATGGTTTTTATTAAAAGAAAATAATATTGAAAAAATGCAAATAGACTCAAATGAAATTTTGTTTTTTCAATATGCTCCTCAAATACAAATACATTCCGGCTTAGGAAGTATAGATAAAGAATATTTCGTTAAGCTTTTTAATGAAGAAAAGTCTTTATCAAAAATAAAAGAATTCGTGCATTCTTATGTGAAAAACGACCCAAGTGGGGAAAGGCTTGGCTGTCGATTGGTTGTTTATAATAATGGCGACATAGTGCTTGGAAAAGCGATGAATCATGTTTATCTAATTTATCAACCAAACGGACAAGGAAGACCAAACACAGAAGGGTATTTTGATTTCAATAATCAAAAAATAACACTTTCAGAATCTAATGATAAAGAGTCTTTCCAAAAAATATCAGTTTGGAAAAAAATATTAAATAATTTGATAAAATCTGGTCTGATTAATAAAAACTGGCGGGTTGTTGGTTGTCCGCCGAGTTGCGAAAAAGATTCGAACGCGAAAGTCCAAGACATATTGAATCAAAAAAATAACATACAAAATTCATCAGAAGATTCTTTAAAGAAAAAGGAAACAGATGCTTTGGTTCGATCTTTTATGACACAGCAAGCAATTCAAAATAAAAATTCAAACATGATGGGATACATGTACAGATACGGTGAAAGCAATGAAAACAAAGATGTTAATAAAACTCTTAGAAAATTGCCGAAAGATCATTTCGATCTAATAAAAAAATATAAAATACAATTCGAGCCAAATAACACCCTCAAAGGCGACTCGGATCACATAGGCTTCATAGATGAAGAAAAGAAAAAAATAAAAGTTGCCGCTCCATGGCGTTATGGACGAGAATTTACGCTATTACACGAAATTGCCCATGCAGTTTGGAAATACAAAGTGTCCGAAGAGAAGAAAAAAGAATGGAGCAAAATAATCAAGAATACTAAAAACAAACAAAAACAAAATAACGAAGAGTTATTTTGCATGGCGTATGCAAACTACTATTCAAGACACAAAGTTGAAATTCACAACCATGAAAAATGGAATAATTTTATAAAATCGCTCTAAATTAGACGTAAATCATTCGAACAATTGTCTAAAAAACTTTTTGTAACTTTTTTAAAGTTTATAATATTTTTATTTTTATTAGGGATTGACAAAATACTCTTAAATGGCAAAGATTCTCCGAAAGAAAATTCTCTAAGATTGTTATGAATTCTTTTGTTAAAATAAGGAAGACAACCATTGCAATAATGGATAAAATTAGAACTTTTATCTTCCATTAAAGAAGATTCTAAATCAACACGCACATCACTTTCTAAATTTTTTGATAAAACATAGGCAAATGCAACCATTTCTATTTGCCAACGAGCAGCACCTTTCATCAGATAATAAAAAATGTCGAACATCTTGATTAAAATATTATGAATGTCTAGTAGCAAATTGTTATCGAAATTATTAAAATAATAAACTCCACCACAAGGTTTCCATTGACTTTCTTCTATATCAAAATTATATCCGCATTTTTTTAAATTTTTATACTCTGAAAAAGACCAGTATTGTGAATATGAACAACTTGAATAATCGAGCGGACTGACCATGATCATATCTGGGTCGATTACAGCAAATGGCTGCTTTATTATATTATTTTTAAGAGCAGTCCATAAAGAAAATGTTTTATTAAAAGGAAGATAATTTTTTTTTCTTCCATAATTTTCATGATAAAAAACATTCCGAAATCTTAGTTTTTTCTTTTCGAAATTAGCACAACCTATAACCAAATTATTTTCTAATCCAAAAAGCCTCATGCTTTCATGCAAAAGTTCTATTTGCCATCTAAAAAATTGACAATTTTCTATACTAACGAAGTATTGCATACTTTATATTTTTTAAATACTTCTTTATATTTTTTATGGAGAGCTTTTTTGTTGGTCACATCTTTAGTTAAAAAATAACTAATCTCCGTTGCCATGTACGCCTGAATCTCGTCATTCAAAACAGAAGAGCAATAACCTTTTGATTTTAGGTTATTTTTTAATTTATTGTAATTTGCTTTTGATATGCTTTTGGTTATTAAATCCATTTCTTTTTTATATTTTTGATCGGAGTAGTACAATCCGTGACAAAGCTCATGGTAAAAAGTTGGAGTATTTAATTTAGTAACACCTATTATGTAAGATTTTTTTATTTTTATTTTTTTTAATATTTCAATAAAAATATCATCATAAGGAGTTTCTCTTTTATTTATTTTATAACAACTCTTAGCAACTTCGGTTGGCAAATTAAAACCAGACCAATCCTTTGCATAAGAAAAACAACCAGAATTAGTTTCTGAGTACCACTTGTGATAATCCCAGATTGAAAATTTGCTTTTATTAAATTTTTTGTTTGGACTTTCGTAAAATTCTTGAACTCTACAAAAAAGCATTCCCAAGTCATATTGGCTCGAAACAACAACCGTAAATATTTTTTCAGCAATTTGCTTTATGCTATACATATGGACAATTTTTATCTAGTTCGTGTCTGATTTCATCAACTTCATAACATTTTCCAAATCCTCCATATAAAACATTAGGAGCATTGAAAACCAGACCAGGAAAATCAGATACGTTTTTATAAGCATGAATAACACCAGGAGGAACAATGACCGCGACCGGATTGTTTTTTCCTACCAAGTGAGTTTCTTTGTGAATATTGTCATTCGTATTTTTCCACAAATATAATTCAAAATTAGCAGGTCCAACAAAACAAAAATAATCAGACTGAGTTCTGTGCTCGTGCGGGCCTCTCATCACGCCAGGCTTAGTTTCGCTAAAATAGGCCATAACAGGTCTATGATCCGGCTCCAAGCAGTCGTTTCTAAATAGCTCTATTAAAGAACCTCGGTCATCGCTAAAAATTTCCAAATCAAAAAAAACAACTCCCTCAATTGCCGTCTTTTGTTTTGACTTTTTCATAATGATTGGCCCTGTTTTTCTCTAACAATCTGCGGTATTGTCACCATGGCTTTTTCTATGATTCTCTCATAATCATTAATATCTAAAGAAAATATCCGGTAGTGGTGAGCGATTATATTTTTCATAATCTGAGGCTTGAATCCTTTAGATTGAGCCTCAACAGTAAAAATAAAAGGAGCGCCCACTTGTGGCAATCTTTCTTCAAAAGGACCTACCTTATCCCAGCAATCGCGAGTAACAAGCATACACCATTCTTGAATAAAATCCACCTTTTGATTTTGAAGATAATAAGACTGAAGCTCCAAACCTACTAAACCTGAATTAGACGATTCAGAAACATTAATTAATAAATCTATCCAAGCTGGGTTGGTTATCACAACATCAGAATGTAAAAAAATTAAATATTTCGAATCTTTATCTGCTTTTTCTACGCCTTTGTTTGCAGCCCCGCTCCAATATAAATTTTCTTTATTTTTTACAACAACAACTTCGTCTTTTATGTCTTCTAAAAAATCTTGAGTATCTTGACCAGAATTGTTGTCAGAAACAATAACTTCATAATTATTATTTACACTAGTAACCGCTATTGATTGAAGACAAATATTTAAGTACTCAGGGCGGTCTTTGTGAACGACAATTATCGAAACTTGTTCTTCGCTATTATTTTGAAGACTCAAATTTAATTCAGGTCTTTCACCTTCTAAGGGATTATGTGGAGGGGTTATCATTTTCTTTTTCTTCTTCCTTTATGGTAAAAACAAAATCCGGCACAGGAGGAGCCAAAGGCCCTAGTTCTATTGTAGCTCCATTTTCTAAATTTATAACTACATTATCACATTCTTTTTCATTATTGTCAATTTTATCATTCATCATTTTCCTCCAATTCTAATTCAAATACTCCAACTTCACATTGACAAGTTGCTTCGCCTTGAGCAGTAGAAATTAATTGAGGTTTCCACTTGCCTTCAGAAGTAACATAATTGTTTTTTAATGTTTTCAACAAGCTGTCTGCTTTTTGAGCAGATTCAAATGCTTTTTCAGTTTTGATAAAAACATACTCACCATCAATCTGTCTTGCAACTGTTATTACTGCGTATAATTTTTTCATATTTCTGTCCATTCAAAATAATATACAGGATCTATCCAAATCAAGCCTATTTTTTGTTTGTGTTCAACTGTTACGGCATCGCCTAAATTAAGCACTCCTAAATTTATTCTAAATTGCTCATTATGAGTTTGATCAGGAGTACTAGTTAATATAAGTCCTTTGTTTGAAAAAACACTATCTAAAGAAAAAGAAACCTTATAACCAATTGGAGTTTTTATTGAAAATCCGCAATCAATCAAAACATAATCAGATTTACTTATTTTTAATAATTTATTAGGAATATTTGCGTAAATACTTGCTGAATTTGAATCAATATAAGCTGGAACAAAGTCATCTTCGTCCGAACTAATTTCAACGTTTATTTTTTCTATTTGAGGCTTATAATAATTATCCGCTGGGCAATTTGGCAATTTTGAATTTACAAAAATTTTTTTATTTTCTTTCCAATAATTATTTTGCATTTTTAGTAACTTTATTCAAGTAAATATTGAAATTTTTTCTAAAATTTGGCAAAGATCCATGAGGAGTGTTTTTTGCCAAATTTATCATTTTCTTTTCTGATTCCTCTGTTAATTTTTTATTTTTAATAAAATTTATTATATCTTCTAAATTAGGAGAATCATGCCTATAAAATCCTGTTTTATCCGTTATTTTTTTAGATCCTGATTTTTCTTCTCCGTTAATGTTTACGGAGAAATTAAAACTTTCTGCTTCTCTCATGTTTCTCTTCTAAATATATGTTTTGAATTTTGTTCAGAAAGATCTTTTTCAGTTCTCATAACTTCAAAAATTTCTTCTAAAGGCAACTCTGGGTTCATTGTTTTCTGCTGTTCTTGCACGTCCTCAAAACATTCTTCGGAAGTTTCGCTGTCTATTTGACTTAAGAATAATTTTGAGTCTTTAATTAGTATTTCATAAACTTTCATATCATTAAAATCCATAAATACTAATTGATTTTTTTCTTTAATAATCATCGGAGTCAATAAATTCATTTTATTCAAATTACCTCATACATAGTATAGTAATGAATTTTAAACAATACATAAAAATACTAGAACAAAACACAGTCGGAAAACACAACGATTTTGCAACAAGTTCTTTTTTACAAAGTAGCTGGACGGGTTCTGAATCCGCCCCAGATTTACGCTTGCCTTTTTTACCCAGCCTTGATCTAGAAATACCTCAAGTGACCAGATCTTCTATTGTTTCTAATATTATATTAAATAAAAATCCAATAATAATAGAGCTACAAGACGGAACAAGATTATTTCTTTCCTTAGATGAATATAATAGAATTCAAAACAAACCAGCAATAGGAAAAAATATTACAGTTGTTTTCCAAAGAAACGAAACAGATAAATCAGAAAATTCTTCTAAAATTATTAAGATAGAGGTCAATTAGATTCTATTTGAGTTTCTGAAACTTCAGGCCTGAATAGATTAGGGTTTATTTTATCCGGATCGTATGCTGGATCGTATGGTCCCGGAGTGTACTCTCTTTTGAGTTCTTGAATAACGTTTCTTGTTATTCTTGGAACAAAAAATAAATTTAAAAATAAAATCAAAAATAAAAACGCAGACAAACCAACAACTCCAATTAATAAACTTCTATTTTCCATTTAGTTTCTCCCATTTATTATATATTATAGTCAATTGAATTAAGTTTTTCTATTGTTTTTTTATATTCTTGTGTTATTTTATTTGGAAGCCTTAACTGAACTGTTAGTTCTAAATTACCTCGTATATCTTGATTTTCTAAAAATGGCATACCAAAATTTTTTATTATAATTTTAGAGCCTGTTTTTGTTCTCGGCTTTACCTTAACTTTTATTTTTTCTCCAAACAAATCTAAATCCAACAATCCACCTAAAACAAGATAGTAAAAAGGAACTTCAAAATCACACAATAAGTCATTTCCTTTTCTTTCCCAAACAGAATGTTTATTTATATTAATTGCAACATACAAATCTCCTCCGCCAGATCCTTGATTTGCCAATCTAATTTGAGTTCCGTCAGAAATTCCAGCAGGAACATCCACTTTTATCTTGCTTTTTTCCTTCACGACAAATCCATTTCCTTTACAAAATTCACATTTGTCGCGAATTATATTTCCCTTGCCTTCGCAAAAAGAACAAGAAGAATTATATAAAATAGAATCTGTTTTTTGAATGAATCCTTTGCCTTCGCATTTTTTACAAGAAACCCAAGAAGAACCGCCTGTTCCTTCGCAATTCTTACAAAATTCATGCTTATCAATTTCTATTTCTTTTACACATCCTCTGTAAGATTCTTCTAGATTTATTCTTAGACGAACTCTTGAAGAATTATTATTCTTTTTTTGATCTCCAAAAATATCATTAAAAATATTATGAAAAACATCATCAACAGAATTTTTTTTACCAAAACTAAAAAAAGACTTTGAATTATTAATAATTATTTTATCGTAAGCTTCTTGTATCTTTTTAAATTTTTCTGTAGATTCTTTTTCTTGATTAATATTTTTATCTGGATGATATTTTAGAGCCAGAGACCTATAGGCTTTATCTATTTCCTCTTGAGAAGAATTTATACTTACGCCTAGTATCTCGTAATAATTTTGCATCAAGCATCAATCTTCTTTAAGAATGGCCTTAATTTGATTTGGCTCAACTAAAATCCAAGGACGATGAGAATTTGGACGTTCTACATTTTCAGAAATGGGAGTATAACTGCCGTGAAGAGTTACTCTGTCTCCGACATTAAATCCCCAATCATCCAATACTCTTGGCCCCTTTTTTCTAACATAGCCCTGTGGAGCACCTGTTATTGAGGCGTCCGATTCTATTTGGAGAATAGTTCCCAAAGCTTCTTGAGCAGTTAGAAGTTCAACTAAAACTTGCGAACCACAAGGAACTACATCTTTTATAGAGGGTACGTTTGCACAAGAAACCTTTTGACCATCAACACCTAAAATTTCATTTTTCTTAGCCATTTATTCTCCTTTTCAGATAATATAGTATAGTTTTATTTTTTCAATAATTAAAAGAAAAAAATGTTTGTTGTTCTGTACTTATAGTGTTCATAGAAACAATTTCGTTCGACGCTATAATTTCTGTCGTGCTATAACTTGCCGGACTAGTATTCAGTGAAATATCGCTAAATTCTAAAGATTGTTTTGAAGATAAATAATTATTAATTAAAGAATTAACATAATCATCTCTCAGCTCAAGATATCCATTATAACCTTCTTCATAAGACTTACAAAGAAGTTCAAACAATTGATTTTTATTTATTATCAGGTTTTCCATTTTCATCACTTTCTATTTTTTCTTCTTCTTTTTTTACACATCCACACCAAAAACATTTAGATTCGTACTCATCAACAACTTTGCCACAATTATAACAAAAAACGTAGTAAACCATTACTTAAGTCCTTGTGGAAAATTCAAACTTTCTGCGTGGTTGATCGAAACAGAAACTTTGTGAACTATAGTATCGAACATTCCAGCAGCAGAGGGCCAGCCATTACCAGAAGCTTTAACACCTCCAAAAAAGAAGTGAGACTCCGCTCCTATAGATCCTAAATTAAAGTACATCATTCCGGCATCACATTCATTTCTAATTTTTCTCATTTTTCTAAAATCATTAGTTATTGCCCCTAAAGACAATCCAAATTTAGTATCGTTATAAATGTTTATTGCATCATCTATTGTATCAAAAGGAACAATTGCAACATGGGGGCCAAAAACCTCCTCTTTCAAAAAAGATTTATCAGACCATTCACATTCATAAACAAAAGGACCAACAAAATAACCCTTGTTTCCAAAATCAAAGAACAAAGAGTCAAATAATACTTTAGCAATAGAATCTTGTCTTACCAAGCTATTGTAGTTTTCTATTTTTTCTTTTTGTTCTTTGCTAATAACTGGTCCGAAAGAAACAGACGCACCAACCGGTATTGTTTCATCGGGAGAACCAACATGAATTTTTCTAACCTGATCTAAAAAATTATCTTTAAATTTTTCTAAAATTGATCTTTGAACAAGCAACCTGCCTGAAGAAACACATCTTTGACCACTCAACTTAAAGGCACTATTAATACACGCAGAAACAGCCAAATCTAAATCGCAATCATCAAAAACCATTACTGCCGACTTACTTCCCATTTCACAATTGCAAGTTTTATGCCAACTATTAGCACAGGCAGCCCTAATTGATCTGCCGACTTCAGCACTTCCTGTAAAAGCGACGTGATCAACAATATCACTATTTACTATCATTTCTCCAACTTGACCATCACCGTGAACAAGATTAAAAACTCCGGCAGGAAATCCTGCTTCGTGGTAAAGTTCCGCTGTTATTTGCCCCACCAAAGGAGATAACTCGGAGGGTTTTAAAACAACAGTGTTTCCCTCTAAAATAGAAGGGCCGGCATTCCAACAACCTCCAACAGCAAAAGGAAAATTCCAAGGAGCAATAACAGCAACAACCCCTTTGGGTTTGCGAATAATGTATCCATCTCTTTCAGGAATTTCTGAGGAGATGATGTCGCCATTATTTTCTCTACCCTTTCCAAAGCAATATTGAATCATGTGCAATGATTCTACCACTTCGGCCTTACTTTCATTCAAAGATTTTCCAGTTTCTATCGAAATTGCATTAGAAATATAATCTATTTTAGATTCTATTATTTTTGATAATTTCCAAAAATATTCGGCTCTTTGAACTCTACTAAAATTTCTCCAAGTGTAAAAAGATTTTTTAGCAGCAGACAAAGCATTTTCTATCTCAATTTGAGTTGATTGCGGAAAAGATCCAACAACTTGTTCGTTAGATGGATTGTAGCTGTTGAAATCTGCTCTTTTGTTGACAAATTCACCATTTATATAATTCATGCCGCTTCCTTATTGAAAACTTTTACCACAACCGCAACTTTTTGTAGCATTTGGATTATTAAACTTAAATCCTCTTTGACTCAAGTCATCAACCCACTCTAATGTAACGCCATTTAGAAACAATAAACTTTTTTTATCTACAACAAGACTTATATCTCCGTATTGTTGAACAACATCTGCTTTTTCGTCCACTTCCTCTTGCTCAACAAAACCCAAACCATACATAAACCCAGAACAGCCTCCACCCTGTACTGAAACCCGAACTAAATGATTAGTAAGTTCTGACTCTTCCATAGCTCTTTTTATTTCTTTTTGAGCGGTTTCTGTTACCATAAAATCTATATCAACTTTCATAATTCACCTTTCTTTTTATATCCAATAAGAAATAAAGTAACACTTTCCATCTTTTTCTCCAAGCAATATTGGAATTGCATTTTTTTCTTTTATGTCAATCAAATCTTGATTTATTTGTCGTGAATTGAAAGAAGGAACTAACACCATATAGTGATCAAATAAAGGAGTTGATTCTAAATCAATAAACAACGACTTAATATAGTCAGTTTTTATATCTTCTAAATAATGAATTGGATATATTTTTGGATTATAAATTTCATTATTTAAACAAATTAAGTATTTTTTTTTGTGAAATGAATTTTCTAGGTTCTTAACTACCAATTCAAATCTATTAATTTTAGCTAAAATTACAGAAGCATTTTTTATAGAAATTCTACGATATCCACAATATGAATCTTTTATTATATCTTTAACAACATCTATAGAATCTCTAATGTTTTTTGAAAGCTCATAACACCCAACGCTATCGTACCTGTCAGCTTTGCTTTCGGCATCAGCAATTATTTTTTCAAAAGATGTATCATTTTTTGAAAAAATAGAAAAGTCTTCAGGAAGATTATTCCATATTAATCTGGCTTTTTCATAAAAGCCAGATAGACTAACTTCACTTATTTTTTTGTTTTTTCTAATTTCTTTTCTAGTTTTTTCATCTTTGATTAATCTAACATATTTTTTATCTAAATTAATTAAATTATAATCAATACATTTGGTATAAAATTTATTAATTCCGTCAACAGATAAATTTAAATTATTTTTTAGAGCATAATCAACAAGATTAAGAATCTGACACAACTTCTCAGAAAGGTCATCGTTAATGGGTATTTCATAAATACCAAAATGATTAATATTTATAACTTTAGAAAATCTTAATAAACTTAGTCCAAACTCTCCAAGAGCACATTCTATGATTTTTTCTTCAAACCTTAGAATTTCAGAAAATATTTTCATTTTGTTGGTTCAACTAAACAAGACAAAAATTTACCGTCCATATTTGGCTTTTTTGAAACAGTTGCCTTTTCTTCTGGTATTTTGGACAAGAACTTATTTAAAACTGCGTAACCTAATTCTTTGTGATTGTTCTCTCTTCTTCTAAATTCTAGTCTAATTTGAACTTTATGTCCAGAACTTAAAAACTTCAACATTTGATTGAACTTTGTTTCTAAATCGTGATCTTCAATTCCACAGGACAATCTTATCTCTTTAATTTGAAATTGTTTTTTTCGCTGTTTTTTTTCTCTTATTTCTTGCTCATACTTAAATTTACTAAAATCCATTATTTTACATACAGGAGGTCTAGAATTTGGAGAAACCTCAACTAAGTCCAAATTTTTATTTAGTGCCATTTCCTTTGCCTTAAACAAAGGAATAGAACCTAAATTATCGCCTTTGTCATCTATCACAACAATAGGAGATATTCTTATTTTATCATTTACTCTATAAAACTTTTCGCTTTTCATTTAAGACTCTTTAAAATTCCATCAAGTTGCAGAATCGTTTATTTTTATCAAAAAACCTTCGCCAGAGGAAGGAAATCTTCTTACAGACAATATTTGAGATAAATCTTCATTCAATTCTGACAACTTGTATTCGAGCCAGTAACACCCGGGCAAGCTTGTAGAATCTTCTGTCCAGTTGAAAGTGAGGTATGTTGCCGTCAATTGATTTTCCAGTATGGTTCCATCTTCTTTTTCAATATTTTCAAAAACAGATTCTATGTCTGCGTCTTCTTCGAACAATCTAAAGACTCTAAAACCAGAACCTTTGTTCCAAGATTGAGGAGTCGTATTATCATATCCTCTTGTAACAACAACTGTTTTTTCAGATTCATTAAAGCTAACTATTTGCATTTTTTCAGCATTTCTGGCCCTGTTCATAACTAGTATATCATTTTGCTTTATCTGCTCAAATCCTATATTGTCCGCAAAAGATATAGTTGTTTCTACACTATTAATAGACTTTTTTAATTTAGAAGAAATCCACATGCTGACTTGCAAAGCGTAATTTTCCGTTAAATCTACAACTCCATCGCAATCTTCTAAATTAATTTTAAATGGAGGAGTTGTGTCGTTTCTTTTTAAACAAAAATCAGGAGCAACACCGTCTGGACATCCTGTCTGTGCATCTAGACAGTTGTTCGAATTACTGCAACCTATTCCTAAATTTATATTCATTGTCATAAAGTATATTTATAGTTTCATAAATAAAAAACGGCAGAACAAAAAGCCCTGCCGTTTTTCACCAAATGCAGAATAAAAATCACCCCCTTTATAGTCAGCATTTGTATCATTATTTTTATATTATACAAAGTAAAAAAATATCAGTCAATTATAATCAAGAAAAAATACCAAATTTTTCTAAAACACTGATTCTTTCTTTCATCCAACCAAGACTTCCAGAAAAAGAAATCAATTCAACACCAGCAAGTTTTGCAATCTTGTTCGTCACTTCTCTTTCATTATTGCTAGATAGCATTGAAGAGGGATCTACAATTTTACTCATATCAAAATAAATAACCTTTGATATTTCGGCATCTACTATTTCCAACATGCATTTTTGACAAGGAATTCCCGTTACATATAAAGTGCAATCTTTTGTAGAAACCAAAGAGTGGTCAATAGCATTTGCTTCTGCATGTTTGATATATGGGTATTTATGAGGTCTATCCCAATCAATTTCATTATCATTTATTTTCTTAGGAGGACCATTATATCCAATCCCAGTTATTTCATTATTTTTATTGACTATAACAGCGCCAACTTGAGTATTAGGATCTTTTGAAAAACTAGCATAAAAAAATGCTAATCCCATGTATTTCTCATCGCGAGAGGGAACTGATCTTGGACCTATCACTTTTTTTTCTTTTTCTTTCTTCTTTTTTTCTTTTTCTTTATTTCTAACATCCAAGGAGATGCGGTCGAACGACTATGCATCGAGGCATCAGGAATTGGTGGACCTAATCCTAATGCAGCGGCTTGTCTGGCTCGCGTAAAAGCACTTGATTCTTTTGATAAAATCCAATCATGAAAAGACATAAATTTCATAAAATTATATATTATGTCCACAAGCTTTTTCTTATTTTTATTAAATTAATAAGCATATTTTCGTCTTCCTTTTCATATTTTGCCTCTAATTTAGTCAGAAGCTTAAAGGCTTTATCTTTTGCTTTTTTATCTTTTGATTCAAAATTTATATCCCAACCGCTTTCTTTATGCGGATCTCTGGTCGGCCTTATATTCTTCCACCAATCATAAATTTCTCGTATTTTTTTTGCAACTTCTGCTTGATGCGTTGGCTCTCCATAACCCTTTTCCCCTTTCTTAATTCCATATTCTTCATCTTTCACAAGATTAGAAGCCCAATTTAAATAATCAATTCCGGCTTCCGGACATCTTCCTTTTTTAAATTTGAATTTTTTTTCCTTAGAACAAATGTGATTCATCCACGCCTGCTCTACTTCTACAAAATCTACCAACTCATTAAATAATCCGTGAATAATTCGATAATCTAAATCATGATAATAACCAGGAGTTAGTCCAGTTTTTAAGTAATGAGTTTTTGTTATAAATCTATTATTAATATAATAATAAATAGATCTATAAACATCTTTTGGGAAATAAATTATATTTTGAAGCTTGCACAAAAGTTTATCAGAAATCCAGTATCGCCATTTATTATTATTTTTTTGATTATCTTTCCAAACGTCCCACTCATCTAAAGTGAGCGCCATTGGCTTCTTTTCTCCTCTAATCCAATCTGCAAACTTAGAACAAGACCAATAGTTAAATCTGTGCCTGTGGATTTTCATGCTTTGTAGTTTCCCATTTCTATTTCAGATAGCTTTTCAAGATCAAAGTTTTTTTTAGCATCTTCATGAGCTTTTTGCAACTTGTAAAAAAACTTTTTCATTTTTTTTAAGTATCTGGTTGTGCAGTAAATTCCTGTGTGCCTAACAAAGTAAAAACAACTTCCAAAAATTAAAAAATAAATTAAAAATCTTTTTTGAATAGAAGTTGTAAAATATTTTGTCATCCATAATTTATCTGGCGGGATGTAATCTTCTAAAAAAAAGCCAGAAACTAAATTTCTATCTCTATTTTCTACCAAACCTCCATCCCCTCAACAAGCTCAATGTGCATTAGTATCATCCCTCCTACAAATTCTTGAGGAACCCATTTCGAAATGTTTTCTATAAGCTTAACCATATACTTAATTTCATCTTCTACTATTAAATTATTTTGATTCGAAAATTGAAAATTATTGTCTTCCATAATCTCATAAGCTTTATTTACACCATCTGATACAGTTGTTTTTATTACCATATCTAAATAATGAGGCAAATCTAAAATAGTTTTAGATATTTTTCTTCCATCATGCAGCTTTTTGTCAGCAAAATAATTATTTATGCATTTTTTAATTATAGGTTCAATTTCTTTATAAAAAGAACTTATAAATCTAGAATCATTAGATTCAATATCAAAATTTTCAAATTCAAAATCAATATCGATTTCGTCTGAGACTTCTAACATGCAGGAATTCATAAATTCTCCAATTGTATATTTTCAGAAATAACAAAATCGGATTTTATCATAAAAAATCAGCAAGTCAATATATACCATTAGAAAAAACTATAAAATTTAAGGATTAAAATGAATAAAATAATCATTGTAATGTTAACATTAATATTAAGTGGATGTAATGTTAGTCCACTAAGCCCTAGCAACAGACCTAAAATAAACAATCAAAATGGAACAATAGAAGACATAAAAAATAATCAAAACGGACTAATGGCTGATCTAGCAAATATCAGAAGCAGGCTAGAAATAATGGCAAGAGACGTAGAAAATCTCCAAAACGGATTTATTAATTCAAATAATAGAAATTATGGAGTGCAAATTTTCCAAGGAGAAGGAGGACTGATTGCGGGAGTCTTATTGATTTCTTTCCTAGGATTTTTAGTTTTTAACTACAGATCAAAAGCAATAAAATACGAAAAAGTAGCAAATATTATGGGCAAAGAAATAAAATCACTAAAAAACAAAAATATAGAGAATGAAATTTTTATAACAGCTTTGGGCGCAAAAGTTGAGGAAGATGTTTATAAAATATTAAAAAATTAAACATCATATCCTTGTTTTATATTTCTCAATAACAAAAAGCCTTCACAATTGTTTCCAATCGGCTTATCTATAAGTTTAGGATTGATTTTTTTCATTTTACAATTTGCTATAAAGTTTTCAGTAGCTTCATCTATTTTATTTTTTTCTATTGGCCTTAATTTCAAGCAATGAAATTTAGAAGAATCAAATTCATCATTGTGCAAATAGCGACAAGTTTTACTTCCGCAATTTAATAAACAAACATTCTTAACATGATTTTTCGATAAAGTCATTTTGATATCTTTTCTTGAATTTGAATTTCTTGACCTATATTACTTATCAATATATTATTATGATGATCTATTTCATGCTGAAATATGCAACACTCTAAATCTTGCTTAAAAACTTTTTCAAAATCTAAAACTTCTAATTTATCTTTATCACTTAATATTTTACCAACAACTTTTATTTCCTTGAATCTCATAACTTTAAAATGTCTAATTTTTCCACTATGAGATTTTATAGACAAGCATCCCTCTATAGACAAGTGCTTGTCTTCATTTACAGGAAAGTATTCACAATCAATCATATAATTAAATTTATTATTTTTTTGATCTTGATATACAAAAAATTTCCAAGGAATTCCAACTTGGACAGCGGATAACCCAACCCCGTTATTTTTTAAACAAACGTTTTCCATTTTTTGACCAATTGAATACAATTCACTTAATTTATCACAAGGAGTATTTTCTACAATACTAGGAATTTGTTCAATTGGAACTATTTCTATTTGCTTGTTCATTCGCACAAAGCCTTAACAACAGCATCTGTTCTAACCTTAAGCCAAGCTTCAAGTTCTTGAGGATTGTTTTTCAAGTTAGATGGAATTTTTAATATGATAGGAATTTCATCATTATCATTGACTAAAAGATCAAGATATTTACTTATTAAATCTCTTATCATTTGAGAAACATTTTTATGGCCAAGTTTTTTTGATGAAGTTTTAACCAAATCATACATTTCAGAATCTAACGAGAGACTCATTATTTTTAATTTATTATCAGACATAATTTTTACCTCTTAATTTGAAAACCTACCTCTGATTTTTTCTTTTTGAATCTCTGCTTCGGATTCTTTTGCTTTTCTTTTTCTTTTTTCACTTGGACTTTCGTAATACTGTCTTTGTTTGTACTCAGATAAAATTCCCGCCTCATTTACCTGTCTTTTGAAAGCTGCGAGCATGTTTTTGAATGCTCTTTCTCTTTCTTCTCTTGATGGATTAGGAGGCAAATCTTTCATTTCTACTCTAACAATACCTTTTTTCATATAAAACCTACATTTCCTCTCTATTAATTTTTATAAATCTAGAACCAAATTTTTTAATTTTATTTTTTCTAACATAATCATAAGGAACAATCTTATTAGAAGCGGCCGTAGAAGGCCATAAATCCCTATTTAATAAAGGAATTATTTTCCCCAACTTAGAAACAACAGCGTCTAATAAATTGTTTTTCCAACTATTTTTATCTTCTCCACTTATTATAGTAGGAAAACTAAAAATATAATCTTTTGGTAAATCTTTCGCACACAAATCATCAATTTCGTATTCTTTTAATGCATTAAAACGATTTCTTTCGTCAAACATTAAAAATGGAGTTCTTGAACATATTGCTAGTCGAGAAATTCCCGTAAAAAAGTCTAAAACAAATCCAGTGGCCCGCATGGCAGACATAATCTTGGAAAGATCTTTATCCCACAAATGCAAACAATTTTCATGCGTGTCTGCTGATATGTCGTGACAGAATAAGTCTCTATATATTACAGGGTAATGTCCTTCACTTATGAGTCTTTTTACAAGTGTAATCCAAAATTCTCTATCGCTTCTTACTTTTTCGCATCGACCCATTTTCCATATATTTATTTCTATTGAAGGATATATGAAAACTTTCAAATCTTTAGCAGCAATATGTCTTGCAAAATCAATTCCTAAAGAAGAGCTAGAATTAATTGTAGGCAAACTAACTTTTACATGTTTGAACTTATCAAAAAATTCTTTTGTTATTCCTTTATCATAATATTCAATTAAATCTTTATCGGTCATTATTTCATAAAAATATTCATTAAGAGATCTAATCAACAAGGTATAGTAAGAAGAATTATTAGAAAAATTATTAATTTGAAAACGAAGTTTCTCTAAAGCAACATCCTCTTCTATAGTCCAATATTCGTCAACATAAGGATACAGAGACTCATGTCCGGGCCAAGACAATAATATAAAATATTTTGATGCCTTGGCTTCTTCTTTTATTCTTCGCAACAACAAAGAAGAAAGAATAAAAGAAGATCTCATGTCCCCAAAAAAAGGAAAAATAACAACATTTTCTATAGAAGTAGGGACTTTATTATTATTAAAAACAATTCTCTTAAGGCCTAATTTGTCGCAAGATTTTTTTAAAATTTCATTAACATTAAACACTATAAAGCCCCTATTCTTTTATCATTATTTTTTTTTGTTTGTAAAACTAAATCTTTATTTTCAACCATGCCAATCATATCAGAAAAATTATTCATTTTAATTTCTTCAATACATCTTCTAACAACATTTATTCCTTCATCATTATTATCATAAATATTTAAAAAATGATTAACAGATAATTTTCTTTTTCCTAAATCGCAAAGATTTCTTCTAATTCCTTCCTGTCCGCGTTTGCCCCAAATCTGGTCTGGGCTTTCAAATAATATATAAGGAACACCCATCATGCCAGACAATCTAGTTGAGGCCGTCCAAAATTGAATCGTAAATTCGCAGCTTTTTATTATAGAAAAAGTAATCTCTAAATCCTTAGAATCTTCCATTCTAGAAAAATCAACCACATCATCTACTGGGCACTTTTGAGTACTAACTTTTTCTCCTAACCAAATTACATCATAATTAAGATCTCTAAGCAATTTAATTAATTTAATATAGAATTCAGGTTGCAAATTTCTTCCATAACATTTTCTTCCTCTCGCAAAAACTCCAACTGTCGGTTTTTTTATAAATTTTTGCACCTTAATTAATTTTTCTTCACTAGGAATCGGAATACTAATTGCTCTTTTTTTCCAATAACTAATTTCGCTTCCTATTATTGGCGGAATTGTATTTTTACTTTTACATTTTGGACAGAAATCATGAGGAAATAAATCTCCGCTCTGACGAACTGTGTTCCAAAAATTATCGCAATCTTTACAACGTGCCGATATAGAAAAATTGCCTAAATCAGAAGACTTAATAACATGACCAAATTGACCCATCTTTTTTTCTATAATAGATAAATTATCAGAATCATGATGAAAAGCTCTAGCAAATTCTCTTAGACTCATAAATTCTTCATTGATTTCCCAAAACTCATCAACAAGATGCTGATATAAATATTTTCTTCCATGCCAACCGATAACAATTTTATATTTATTAGGATTTCTAATTATTATCTGTGGAACTGTATACATTACTCCTACAGTCTCACAACCAAATTCAGAAAAACAACAAAATATTATCGTCTTGTTTTTATCATTTGGATTTGGCCTATTGCTTAATTTGTGAATTTTAAATTTAATATTTTCTATTTTTTCTTCAATAATATTATCATGAGAATATGGATTTCTTCTATATGTTTTAAATAATTTCATGTAATCACGAACTAAGATAACCTAAACATTTTAGCAGATTGTCCACATTTTTGACACTTAAATCTTCTAGGCTTTCCGCAAGAAGAACAAGATCTAACTATTTCTACAAGATTTAAGTTAGAAATATCTTTTTTAGAACCGTTTGTTTTTATATTCCAATTGCAGTTTGAACACTTAATTAAAAATTCAGCCATTATTTATTTCTTATTATCTTGAAGACTCTTTTTATTTCTTTTTTTTCAAAAAGTTGCCACGAATATTGTTTTATTTCTTCATCATCGTCTTCATCGAGAGAAGCCCCAGCAAGTTCGTACCTGTAGGCTCCTTTGCCTAATTTACCGCCGCCCTTGCCGTATTTGCCGCCTAATTCTTGGCACAAAGCAGGCACCGATAAAGAAGAGGCTTTGGTTCTAACACATCCTTCGATTCTATTGCCTTCTACAAGAGCAAAAACAACAGCAGTATTAATATCTTCCCAAGTAACCATCTCATCAGCCATATCTGCGATCATGTCTCTGTGTTTTGCAGGTATACTTCCCATCCCAACAACTCCGACACTCTCTTCTACAACGGCATTTGAACATGCATTTGCTTTTGAATCTATCCAAAATTTTGGTCTTTCAAAATTAACTATTTGCTTCAATAAAACAGAATCTCTAAAAGGAAATAATTTGCTCCAAGCGTCAAATTCAAAATCGCTACAATCATCGCTCATTAAATTTTCAGTGTCTGTTGTTATGCCTACCATCATGGCAGTTGCCACTTTTGTGTCAAATTGATTGTCTTCGTCAAAACAAAGTCCTAACTTATCTATCAGTTCATAAACAGTGGCACAAGCACTACCAGCTTTTAAGTTTATAAACATGCCTTCAAAATTAGAAGGAGATTCTTTATGATGATCAATTATCAGATCAAAAACAATCTCAGAATCACAAGACACCCCTGCATTATTGGGGACGGAATCAACTAAAACTCTTAAAGCAATTTCATCATTACACCTGTAAGAATCAACAGGTTGCAATTCAGGGTCTAACAAATTTACCATAGATCTATTTTGAGGGTGAGATATGGCCCCTGAATAGTACAACTCTGAAGAAACTCCAAATTTGGAAAGAATCCAATTCATACCCATCATAGATCCAATTGCATCAGGATCTGGAAATGGGTGAGTAAAGATTACCGCTTTATTAAATCTGCTAATTAGAGACTTAAATTTTTCTATATCAATCATTATATATTTTCTAACTGCTTGGGCTGGTCTTCATTTTTGTATGCTCTGCCCATACTGTCGCTTAACTTATGAATTTTTTCTTTAACAGATTCAATTTTAGATTCAAGTTTTTTTTGATTTTTATCATCACCAAAACCCATAGATGTCATCAATTTTGATTCTAAATCATAAAGTTCTTTTTTTAATTCAGTGAGTTCTTCAAGCTCTTCTTCTGAATATGTTGCTCCTAACGATTGAGGAGTCATTTTTTGATCGCAACCAATAGAGTCGCGAGAAACGGGGTTGCTTGGAGACGATTTGTGCTCGGATTCATTAATAATTTCACTAATTATTTCACTTCCATGATCGTCGGCTGCCGAATTAATTGCTTTCCAATATTCGTTGTCTGTTAAGCTTGGAGAGTCCGAAGGATTGGTATTTGTAAAGCCAAAAAAACTATTACTTGATGTTTGTGGGTTTACCTCTGGGATTTTTGGGGCATCAAACAGTCCCTTCTTAATTGCGTCTTCCCATTTATTTACGAAATCATCAAGTTCGTTTTTTTGTTTTTCCATAAAATCACTCATAATATCTCCAATTGTTAGTTATTAATTATTTATTATAGTTTTTATTTTTTTAAAAGGTTTAATTAATAATTTATCAACCTCATCAGAATTGGGCCTTTTGTGGCTCCATCTATTTCCGCCACCCCAATAAAATTGATTATACCATCCTTTTTTCTTGCCGGTGTATACAGTAAACCCATCAATAAATCTTCTAACAGCGTATTCTGTATGTCTGGTGTAAACCGAATTAAAGAGAGCCTCTTCAAAATTATTTTCTTTTGGCCTAAAACTAACTCCGCATCTTAATAAAATTGTAAATAAACTTCTTTTCATGGAACTTTTAGTCCACCAAGGAGAAACATTTATCCAACTTATATTATATCTCTGAGTTGGACCCATTAGAGTTTTTTCTGTTAGATTCAACTTATCTTCTAATGTAGCAATAAAAGCTGCTATGTTTTTACAACGATGAGCCGTGTGACAAAAAAGCATTCGCCTTATGCCACTAGATTCATCTTGAAAATATTCTCTACAATACAGCCATTCTTTTGCGACCAAAGTGCCATCAAATTTTGTATAAAGTATTTTAGAAAACGACCCTCTGTAAAGCCTTTGGTGTCTAGAGGCATCTGGCATTTCTACAGACTTAATTTTACCTATTCTATAAGTCATATTTATTCTTCCTGAATTTTTTGATTTAATTCTTTATTTTCTTCATCAGAAAGCAAATGAGACTTTATCCTTTCTTTTATTTTGATATTTATTTTTTCATTTTCTTCAGGAGAATATTCTTTTGTTTTTAATTCATCTAAGTTTAGAACAGAAATAGAACACCAGTGAGGATCATCTTTAGGAACATGTCCTGGCTTGGTGTAGAAAAACATTTCCAATGTGTACTTATAAGATTTCTTAGCAACCTCATCGGCAGTCATGCCAGCCAAAAGATCTTCCGCCATTAGTCTTGGAACTTTATGAGCGTCTATTTCTGAAGCAAACAGTAACTTTCTCATTATTTGAACTGTTGCTTCCATCTTGTTTTCCGTATCTGTCAGAAGCGATATTATTTGTCTTTTTTCGCCTCCATCAACAAATTCAGCAATCGCAGAATATTTAGCTATAATTTCGCCCTTTTCGGGCTTTGACCTTCTGATATCTTTAAAATATTCACTAAAATTAGATTCATTTATTTCTACTTCTTCAATCATTTTCGCCTCTTTTTGCAGGTGCTTCCATTACTTGTAGTCTGTGGTCTTTTGATTTATCTTGCGGAAGCTTGTATCTTTCTTGTTTTCTAGGAGACTCAAAGGTATAAGACTTAAACCCTTTTCCGGGTTTTGTGACTCTCATTTGAATTAAATTACCTCTATTTTCTTCACAATTCCAATAATTCAATTCTTCTTTGAACCTATTATAATCTTCTTCCCAAAAAGTTACAACTTCAACATTCCAATCCTCATCTTCAACAAGAACATAATAATATTTGTTGCCATTTTTTGAAATTTTTTCTTCCGGCTTTTTAGTAATCATACACTCAACACCAGCATTGTATATCATTTCGTCTTCTTTGAATCTTGTAAAAGACAAGTCTCCTTTATAATCAGGACTTTTTTCTAGAGGGTGCTGCCAACTAAAGCCGTAATATTTTTTTTCTATGTCAAATTGATTTGGTATTTCATCTGCTGGGTGTGTGTTTTTGCATTCCCAATTTTCAAGAGAAATAAAATTTTGCTCTAGCAATTCGGCTTTTTGCTCATAGGAGGTCACAGATTTCCAATACTTTCTTAATATTTGATAAAAATCTTCTTTAGTAAATTCTTCTAGCAAATAAGATTGTTCAAAATTATCAAAATTTTCATAAAGATTCATTAAGTTTTCATGAATCAATATATCATGATTTTTTAATAGGCCTTTCATTTCCTCTATTAGTAAAGATCTTCTTTTTTCTTGAGCTTTAATTTTAGAAACATTGCTTTTATCCCATTTCTTAAATTCTTCATAAAACTCAAGAAGAATATGAATTGGCCTTTCTTTAAAAACTTCTAAGTAAATCAAAGGCTCTACAATTCTCTTGTCTGTTCCGAACCTTTTTAAGAAATCTTCAATTCCAGAAAAAGGTTGTTTACTAACTATTTCTTCTGCGACTTCTTTGCCTATTCCTTTTATGTTTGAAAAACCAATATAAATTTCATTATCAACTATTTCAAAATTAGCTTTAGATTTATTTAAGTCGCATCTATTTATTTTTATATTTAATCTTTCCGCTTCTCGTTTATATGACTTGAGCTTGTCCTCATCAGACTCTAAACTTAAAGTCGAAACAAAAAACTCAAGAGGATAATGAGCCTTAAGATAAAGTAGTCTCGAAGAAAGGTGAGTATAAGCACAAGCATGACTTTTATTAAAACCATAGCCAGAGAAAGCTTCAATCTGATTGAATAAAAAGTTCATGTTTCTATTATCATCGGATTCTATAGGCCAGCCAGTTTTCCTACTGCCGTTCTCTAAAAACATCTGTTTGTATTTTGCAAATTCTGATATTTTCTTTTTACTAATTGCTTTTCTAATTTTTTCACAATGTATTAAGGGAATATCTCCGACCACATTCAACACTTGCATACATTGTTCTTGATAACAGAGAATTCCATGGGTTTTTTTCAAAACTTCTCTAACACATTCAGGAACCTGATCCTCCCATTTTTCTCTGCCCTTTTTTCTTTCGATATATCTTTCGTGCATCTGCATCTTTAATGCAGATGGTCTAAATAAAGCAGTATACGCAACCAAATCATCAAAAGAATCGACGCCTCCTGACTTGATCAAATTTCTCATTCCTTCACTATCAAATTGAAAAACGCCTCTAGTTTTTGCTTCATTGGCCAAAAATAAAGATTTTGGATCATTCAAATAAGAAGTGTCAGACCAATCAGAACAACCTTCTATAGCAGAAATGGACTTTATTTTATGCCTATCTTTAATTAATTTGCAACAATTAGCGATTCTCAACAAGTCCTTAATTGCAAGAACGTCAAATTTTATGAGACCTACAGGTTGCAAATCTTGATCATGTAAACCTTCTGTCCAGCCCGATACAGGATTGCCATCAGTATCAATCATTACTGGAACAAAGTCATCTATTTTTACACTAGAAATTACAGTACCGCCCGCGTGTTTGCCTCTGCTCCTGTTCCTGTCAATCAATCTTCTTGCAGCGTCGGTAACTTCTGGGTATTTTTTAGAATACTCACTTAATTCAGGAGATAACTCTAACGCCTTTTCCCAAGTAAGAGGATTGCCTTCTTCATCTCGGTCTTGAAGATTTTTTGTAATAGATTGAATTTCATTTCTATCGACCCCATGAACTCTCGCCATATCTAACAAAGCAGACTTCATGCCGAAAGTGCCATAATTTCCTATATTAACAACATTGTCTCTTCCAAAAGCTCTTGGACAATAATCATTTCTCAAGTAATCTTGAATAATGGGCAAATAATCCACATCAATATCTGGAAACTCTCCTTGGACATATTTTGGTTCTTTGCTAATGTCAAAGTCATCGCATAAATCTAAAAGATAAGCTATAAATAAATTATTTTCATTATTAGAAAATTTAGCTTTCTTTTCATGTAAATTTATAAAATACTCATGATCTGCTTGGTTGTCCGTTTCTTGCAATTCCTTTTTCAATCTGTTTTTGTAAATTTCAGAATTGCAATTCTTAGACTGCATACTCTTGATGCAAATCTTTATTAATTTTTCTCTTAAATCTATCATGCACTAAAATCCAATTTTATTATGATCATCTTCATCAGATCTAGGCGTATAATCCATCATGCTTCTTAGTGTTTCGATGGACTCTTGATAAGAATTACCAAGTATACAAACAGCAATAAATAATTCTTTTAAGTGAGCTATTGACATATTTTCAGTATCTTCGACCCATTTTTCAATATTGATTTTGTATTCTTTTTTTGTTTCGTCATCTATTAGGTGATTAAAATAATTTCTTCTTGAATTTTTCTTGGGATGACCCATCTTAAATCTTTTATCAAACCTGCTTGGTCTATTCAACAATCTTTGACCAAGACGTTCGGGATAATTGCTCGTTGCCAAATAAACAACCTTACTTATCTGATCTACCCCGTCCAATATATTTAAGACCTCAGATTCATTAAAACTATCAATTATCGAATCTATATCTTCCATCAAAACAACTATTGGGGTTTCAGGTTGTATTTCTCTAAAAATTCTAACTCCATCAGAAAAAATTCCTGGGCTAACAAATTTAAAAACAACTCCATGTCTCTTAATCACATCCTCGCAAATTAGCTGAATGGTGCTGCTCTTGCCCGATCCCGGAGGGCCGTATAAAAACAAGCCCCTACGATAATTTAAGTTGTACTTTTTGAAAGCTTCTTCTCTTTCCCAGAATTTAGCAATTTCAGCTATGACTGCTTCTGAATTTGTTTCTGGAAATCTTAGAAGGCCGTCTGTTTTAACATTTATTTTTTGAAAAAATATACCTTTGGCATGACAAACTTGAATGTCATAAATTCCAGGAATGATCTTGCCAACTGTTGCTCCTGCCGGGTAGAATTTAGACCCATCACTTGTTGTGAATTGTTTATAGCCAGCCAAATCTAATGAAGTTTTATCATAAAATTCGGCTATATAATCATCTACAATAGAAGAAGAAGAACGAATTTTTAATTTATTTTTAGGTGTCATAAATACAAATTATAATCAGACAAACCAATAAAAACAATACATATTAGGTGTAAAACATGGAAAAAAAAGAAAATCCAAACAAAGATTTGGAAAAAAAAGATGAAAAATTAATAAATAATAATCTTAATAAATATGATGTTTATATGTGCGATAATGACAGCGTGTATGTGCCAATAGATTTAGAAAACTTAAAAGTAAAAAATAAAGCATAAATATATGAGTATTATTTTTTTGGAGAAAAACAAATGAAATCTTTTCTTGATTATTTAAACGAAGAAAAACTAAAAGGAAGTCAACATAAATTAGACATTAATAAAAATGGAAAATTAGACAAGTTTGATTTCAAAGCATTACAAAATAAAAATAAAATTAAAAAAGAATATGTTAATGATCAAGGAAAATTAATAGAAAAACCAGAAGTAAAAAAAATAGCAGATTATGACGGACCAAATCCTAAAAGCCCACCAGAAAAAAATGCTGCATCCTACAAACCGGCAAATGACAACACAAAATCTCCCACTGTAGATGTAGAAAAAAATGGACTAGGAGAAATGGGAGATCAAAAATTAAAATACGAACCAAACACAGAATACAAACAAGAAATAGTAAAAGCTTCTTGGGCAAAAACTGAAAACTTCTTAAATAAAACAAAAGGAATGTCTTTATCAGAGTTTACCAAATATATGCTTGATGAATGCGGTTGCGGAGCCGTTCAGGATGAAGAGCTTCCTTATGTAACAGCTTACACAACAGGAAAATTTCAACCACATCCTCCAGAAGCGGTCAAATACGTTGTTGTTCTAGCAAATAAAAATAATAATATATTAGACAACATGATAAGAGAAATGAAATCAACCGGGATGTTGGGAAAGCTTATGCAGGCTTTGCTGGAGAATCCAGAAGCTTACGATGAATTAACAAACTTATTAGGCGATTCTCAACAAGGACCTAGCAGATGTAAATTGTTGGCAAAATCAATGAGCAATTCCTATCAAAACTTCTTAAAAGATCAAAGCTCAATGTACGAATCAGTAAGCTCTCCAATCGGATTTGACGTGGAAGACGATGATATGGACATGGAAGACGATGATATGGACGATGATATGGACATGGAAGACGATGATATGGACATGGAAGACGATGATATGGACATGGAAGACGATGATATGGACATGGAAGACGACGATATGGACATGGAAGACGACGATATAGACATGGAAGACGACGATATGGACATGGAAGACGACGATATGGACATGGAAGACGACGATATGGACATGGAAGACGACGATATGGAAGAAAAAGAATTAGATGCAACAAAATTTGCACCAAGAATTAAGAAAAAATTCGCCCATAATCATTTATTAGATGCCATGAAAGAATTTGATCATTTTAGAAAGTGAACTACCCACCCGCTAAAGCGAGTGGGCTTCAAGTTTCATAGCCTTGTCTAACGACAACGACTCCACTTGTTTTTGTTTATTGAGCGACTTGGTTCCCAAGCCACTCATATTCAAACCTTGTTTTAGTATGTTGAGACTAGCGTTATAGTCTCGGTCAATGTTCTTTCCGCAAACGCATTTCCATTCACGGTCTTTCAGCGTCAACTCTTGATTGATGTGTCCACAATCATAGCAAGTTTTACTGCTCGGAAAGAATCTGTCTATTTTCACAATTGTTCGCCCGTACCATTCTGCCTTGTAGGATAGTTGACGAACAAACTCTCCCCAACCGCAATTCATCACTGATTTTGCCAACTTATGATTACGCATAATGCCTTTAACATTAAGGTCTTCTACGCATATGACTTGGTTTTCGTCAATCAACTTTTTGGAAAGTTTATGCAAGAAGTCCGTTCTATTGTTGGTGATTTTTTCATATATCTTGGCTAGTTTTATTCTTTGTTTATTTCTAGTTGATCCTCCTTTATTCTTTTTGCTTAACTGTTTTTGGTTGTATTTCAAATTCTTTTCTAGTTTGTGGTAGTGTTTGGGGTTGTCAAAAACTTCGCCGTTGGAACAAACAACAAAATTTTTGATGCCCAAATCAATGCCTATTTTGTTCTTGTTTTTCTTGAGTTTATTTTGCCCAACCTCACAAGTCAACGAAACGAAGTATTTGTTGGTGGAAGTCTTGGATATGGTAATGAACCTTATCTCTCCAAATTCACGATGGATGTTTAGTTTGATTCCTTCCTTGAATTTGGGGAAATATATCTTGTCTTTTTTGATTGAAATGTGTTGCGGAACTCTAAATGACTGTTTCTTGTGCTTTGACTTGAAAATTGGAAACTTGGTTTCTTTCCTGAAGAACTTGTTGTATGCTGTATCTAAATCTCGTAATGTATGTTGCAATGTTTGGCTGTTCACTTCCTTGAGCCAGTTGTATTCAGTCTTCTTTTTAACTTTGGTTAGTTCATTGGCACAATCGTAATAGTTCAATGTCTTTTTGTTGTCCAAATATTCTTCTTTTCGTCTGTTCAAGAAGTAGTTCCACACAAACCTTCTGCAACCAAAGTGCTGGCTCAGTTTTTCTTTTTGGTCTTTTGTGGGTAGTAGTTGAAACTTGAACGACTTTAGCATACAATGGTATGTACGCAGACCGATTCAAATTTATACGATAATTATGGTTTTTGTAAACGGCAAATATTAAAGTCTTTCCGAAGTCTGCACCCAGTGGTAGTACTCGCTGCTCGCACCAAGACTTTTGATCGCTTCTGAAATATAACCATAAGTAGAACGATGTGATGCCGCCTCTGGAGGAAAATCTGTATTTTCGTCCGTGTCTGCTCGGTTACAAGCCTCTAGAACCGAAAATAGCATATCAACAGCTTGTTTCTTTGTTATTTTATTGTTTTGTCCCATCCACTCATTAAAACTTTTCATAATTTCACCTTTCTTGAACGACAGCATATATATAGTGTGTGTGTGTGTGTGTGTGTGTGTAATTTTACCGCCATTCATCCCAGCCCCTAAAGGGGACTGGGTTTTCTGACGGGGGGGGCGTATAAATAAAAATGAAAATATGCGTTCTTAATGATCCTTCTTGGGACGAGCCATTTAATCCAGAATTTTATTTAAAAAATCACATTTGTGAAAAACACGATGTTTTTTATAAATCTTCATGTGATTACTTAAAAAGCATATCAAAAAAGTACGATCTGTTCTTGAATTTTTGTGATGCTCCTTTTGTAGAAAAAAGGCCAGGAATAGACATTGTATTGTGTCTTGAAAAATTAAGAGTGCCATTTACAGGTGCTTACTCGTTTTGTTACGAACCATCAAGAAACAAAATGAAAAATATTTGCAATGGCATTTCAATACTTATGCCAAAATCAGCAACAGTTGCAAACTTAGATAGATTATCAGAAAAATTAGTTAGCCATATTGATTATCCAATGATAGTCAAACAGTCAAATAGCTACGGAAGCGTAGGTCTTACAAAAAAATCAAAAGTAAATAATTTTGAAGAATTGAGAAATCAAGTTCAAGAAATGCTGTGTCATTTCCAAGCAGTTAGAATAGAAGAATTCATAGAAGGAAAAGAATTTAGTTGTCTGATTTCTCAAAATCCACTAGATATAAAAAATCCAATAGCATACGAACCAGTAGAAATTAATTTCCCAAAAGAAGAATCTTTTAAACATTCCGATCTAAAATGGGTTGATTATGAAAAAATGAATTGCTCGCCTGTTGAGATTTCAGAATTGTCCGAAGAAATAAAAAATATATGCAAAAAATTATTTATTCATACAAATGGAAGAGGCTATGCGAGATGCGACTTAAGAATGAATAATAAAAAAGAACTATACATGCTTGAAATAAACTACCAAGCAGGAATACTTTACTCAAAAGAAAATCCAGGAACGGCAGATATAATTCTATTGAACGAAAAAAATGGACATGAAAAATTCATGGAATATTTAATAAAGTCCGCGTTCGTAAATGTTTCGTTGAATAATCACATAATCTAGATTATTTTTTAATTATAATAGAAGTTATACTTGTTGGGCCAACTCTAAAAACTTTTACGGACTTAATATTTTCTTCTAAATATTTTAATTCGCCATCTGAGAGACTATGTGGCTTTGAAGTTTCTACATTAAAATTATTGTGTTTTTCAAATTGATCTAATAATTCAAGCGGAGTCACATAACCAGGAATTCCCCATCCCCAAGTTTGTGCTTTTTCAGGAACTTCAACTTCAATACTACTGTGCAAGTCTTCTAATATGTAAACTCCTCCAGATTTCAAAGATCTAAAAAAATAAGCAAATGTTATTTGTTGGTCATAAACATTATGCGATCCATCATCTATTATAACATCATAATTTTGTAGCTTTTTAGAATATTCAATAACTAAATCTCTTCTAGATTGATCAAACCATTCAGTAGTTATTCTTTCTGAATCTTTTATTTCATGTAAATTTATATCAAGACCTAGTATTTTTGCATTTGGAAAATAATCTCTCCACACTTTTAGGGAATTTCCAGGCACCCAACCAACTTCCTCCCAAAACCCCCCTATTCCGATTTCACAAAGCAAACTTACTTGGTCCCTAATCGAGCCAAGTGCTTCTTCATATGCGGTATTATAATAATTGTGAGTAAAATCTTTATCAGTCGGATATTTTTTAGAAATTTCACTTAAAGTTTTCATTTTTGATTCCACATCTCCCAGTTTTGTTCTGATTTTTTTTTATTACCTTCTTTATAGCCTTCTAAATAAGCTTTTTTTAGTAAGCTTAAATTTTTGTCATCTTCAAAATGCTGATTTTTCAACCACATTTCAAATAAATAATTAGGATCTATATAAAAATCATCAGTGCTCATTCTGTTATCACCATGTTGTTTTTAGGAATTACAATTCCATTTCCAAATTGACCATTATATCCATTTCTTAAATCATCTTCTGGTTCTGACATGAGAACAACATGAATTAAAGAAATTTTATACTCTTCATCCTTAGAAAAAGGCATAAGAGGCATGGTGGCGATACCTTCAGGAGTCATTATAAATTTTTGTGGTTTTTTTAATAAAACAAAATTTTCCTGAACTTCGGCTTCTGAAATTATATCTTCACCCGATACTAATTTTATAACTTTTATCATTTTTAATCCTCTGTTTTTGGTACATCAAAAGGGCAATCATCTTCATCCATTATAACAGGATCTATAGAAAATCTCAACTTCATTTGTTTGCCTCCTCTAGATGGACTTAGAAATCTAGAAAAAAGCAAATCATGTTCAATTGGATTAACATCTGTGATACCTAGACAATAACAGACCAAAGAACCAACTACGCTACCGCGACCTGGACCTACAGCCTCTGACCCGTCTCCATAACCTAGTAATTTTGGACAGATTCTTCTAGCCTCGTCAGTCATCATTTTTTGAATCAAAAAGTAGCTAGCGAATCCTTTTTGACATATCAATTGATATTCTTCTTTTATTCTGTCTAAATATTTTTTATTTTTAGGCAATCTTCTGAGCTTAAAGCCAATTTGTATGGCTTCTAATAATTTTTCTTCAGATTCAGGAATATAGGGTAATTTTATAGACCTGTCTAACTCTACACCCTTCGATCTTTGGGCGATTTTAGTTGTATTTATTTTGGCTTGCTCAAAAATTTCATAAGGAATATCTTCACTATAGTCACTTAGCCATTTTGCATTTAATTCTTCTTCGCTTTTCATCCAAAGATTTTGATCTTGAAGCTCAAACAAATCTGCCGTTTCGTTTTCTGCTTTTTTTTCTTCTATTTCCTTTAAGGTCTTCTTTGTTTGAACCATTAACATAAGACGCTGCATTTTGCTATCTTCTTGCAAGCAGTAATGACAATCATTACTTAATATTATTGGCAAATTGTATTTTTCATGAGCTTTAATTATAAACTTGTTATAAGGCTTTTGCTTGTTAAAATCCAAAAGCATTATTTCAAGATAAAAATTATCTTTGCCAAAAAATTCGATATATCTCTCGACCATTCTAAAGCCTTCTTCTTCGCCGCCACGGTCAAAGGCCTGTCCTATTTCAGAATTATAACAACAAGATGTAAAAATTAATCCTTCTTTATGATCTTGCAATAATTCGTAATTTATTCTTGGTCTGTAATAGAAGCCTCTAGTCCATGCGGCAGAAGACAAGTTAACTAAATTACTGTAGCCTTTTTGGCTATAAGCTATGGCTAATAAATGAAAAGATTTTTTAAAGTCTTTTCTTTCTTCTGGACTCATATGTTCGGTAATTTCCGAAGCTTTTTGTCCGATATTTAAAGTGGGTTGAAGAGGATTGATGTAAAGTTCACAGTTATGAACTATAAAATCACTAACATAACTATTATCTTCTTCAACCTCAAAATTAAAAACTTCTATATTTTTTTCTTCTACTGATATACTAGAGATAGGCTTGATTATGTAATTATTTTTAATAAAGTTTCTTCTATATTTTACATTTTCGGTTATAGGGACAGTATAACAAGTTCTTCCATCTAAAGTTTTATTAGAATACACATTTGACCAAAAACCTAAATTAGAAATTATTATTCGAACCTGATACGCGAGGTGGGAGGAGGATGTGCGTAAAGTTTTTTGTTTATTTTTTTTATTTATTTTTTTGCCATCTCCATCTAACAAGCCATCTAAAAATGCTTTTTGTACTTTTCGTGGCGAATCAAAAATTTGATGAGGGATTTTTTTATTTTTTGATCCCATTCCAATCAAATCAGACACAACATAACACAAAGGAAGGCAACAAAAACAACAATCCATTTTACTATTTTCTTTATCTTCATAGCACGAAAGATTGATTCCAAATTTATTCAAAAAATTTGCTGCTCTTTTTGCCAAATCAAGTTCAAAATAATTAAGAGAAAACCTCATGCCGCCTGTAAGCCTGCCATCTTTTTTAGAAAAACTTCCTTCTGCTGCGAACAGTCCTAAAAAATATGCAAATTCCTCATCTAATTCTATGAACAAAGGAATTTTTTCCCACTTTTTTTGTCCTTTCGAAAAAAATAAATTATCTATTTTGATTTCATCAGGTTGATATTCTTCTAATTTTATTTTAATATTTTCATGTACATCTTGCATTTGTGGAAATGCAACATAACTAAAATGATTATCTAGACCCAAACCTGATCTGTGTCTTTTAACAATAATATTCTCTGTTTTTGTCCAAGAATAATTGCCATGTTTGTCAAAAATCATAACTGGGTGGTCTCCAGTTAGTTGAGTTGTCTTCTTCGATCTTCCTACGCCAGATAATTTGATACTGTAAATTTTACCATTATAATTTTTTTTCATTATTCTCAAAACCGATTTAAATCTACCTTTGTGCGTGAGAACTTTATCTCCGACATCTATTTCCGATATGTCCTTAAAACCATCAATTGTATGAATTGGAGTCCCAGCAGGCATACAAGCAAATATAGGATTTATTCCATACTTTTCACATGCTTGAATTTGCCTTGGAATTCCACCTAGAGAACCATGGTCACTTATACAGAGAAATTGTTGATTGATCTCTTTGGCTCTTTTAGCATATTCGTGCGCTGTGCCGTATCCGTCAAGAACAGAAAAATCAGAGTTAACTAGTGCAGGTGAAGATGTTCAAAACCAACAATCTTCACCTGCTTGTCTCCTTTCTGCGTCATTTTTTTTCTCTGCTGCGTGGTGTTGCTTAAACTAATCCTTCTTCAATTGCTTTTTTTTCCAATCTTCCCATTTAGAATTAGCTAATGAGACTTTATTTTCTAAAGCAGTTTTTTTATTTTTATAGTCTTCAAAGTATTTTTTAAATTCTTCTTCCAGCAACTTTTTTTCTTCATGTATTGCGGCAACAGCCTTGCTAAAAACAGCAAATTCTTCAGTTAATAACAATTCAATTTCATTCATAAAAACCTTTCTAATTAATATCTTTTTTCTTACGGCCTGTTCTTGTTTTGGCTAATGTTTCAAAACCTTTTTCGCCCAAAATACCATCGGCAAATCCGTAATAAACAGCTTCATCAGCAGAAAGATACCAATCCGAATTATGTCTTATTTTGGAATCAATAAAATTCATAGTCTTTTTAATTCCATAACTTCTGTCTGTGAAGTATTTTCCCATTATAGCTCTTTGAGCAAATATTTGCAACATCCTTTTGTTGTATTTTTCATTCTGATCAATAGCAGATTTTACAGCAATCGCATTATCGCTTACAGAAACAGATCCATGATGAATCATAACTTCGCAATCTGGCAGTAAGACTCTTTTATCCGCTGCTTGAAGTATAATACCACTCATGGACGAAGCTTGAGCGTACGATAATATAGTCACAGGAGAAGATATTAATCTAATTATATTAAACATCGCCATTCCATCAGACCAACATCCACCTATTGTGTGCATATGAATTAATATATTTTTATGATTTTGAGCCTCTAGGATATGCATGTTTTTTATAAACTTGGTGGCCATTCGATAATCTACGCCAGGCTCTTCCTCATCAACACCATCCATATGACCATGCAAATAAATCTCTCTAGAATGATGATTTACATTATTATTATGAATGTCACTAATCAACTGCTCTATGGCAGTAACTTTTTTGGGCGTATAAATTTGACTCATAAGTGTATCTGTGGGCATTTGAGTTACACCTATATTTAGACATAATAAAATCCATAATGCATTTTTTTAATAAATTATTAATAATTTATTAAAAAAATTAATAAGAGTCATAATTTGGAGATCCTATTCCCAAATATTGGTCTCTTTCTACAACGTCAATTACATCCTCTCCTAAACACCTATAAATAAGCTCTGTGCCGTCTGCGGTCTTGGTCGATAGGCAGACATCATTTTTCCATAAATACCTCAGAGATTGAATTACAGGCCTTATATAGGGGTCGTAAAGCGGTCTGCCGTCCGATTTGTGCTCTAAAAATAAAATTCCTTTTCCTTTGTGATTACAATCAGTTAGATAAATTTCGGGCAATCCGCCATTTGTGTATCTTTGAATTAATTTTTTTTTAATTTTTTTATGATCTCTACTTTCTATTTTATATTCGCCATTCGGATATTTTTTCCATTCAAAAAATTGATACTTTTCACAAAATTCAGGAGTAAAAAACTCCATAATAAAAGTCAAATCATTATAGAACTTTCTAACTTCAAAAACCTTATCATGACCCAAATTTAATTTTTTATCCCAATTTTCTTTCTCTCTAATATCTTCGCAGTCTTCCCACTCAGTGCCAAATTGTCCTTTATTCCATCTTTCTTCAATATCCAAAAATAAACAAAAACCTAATTTATAAGGATTCATAGAATATTTTCCACCAAGAACCCCCATTTTATGATGAGAGTATTCTATAATTCCAGAACTTTCATGACTCTGGCCTAAAGCACTGAATCCTTGTTTTGCCATTATATTATAGTCACAGAAAGAAGCCCAACCCTCATTTATAGTTTTGGTCAACCTCTGGGGGGCGAAGTACATACTCTCATCATAAAGCATAGCGACTATGTCTGCTTCCCAAGGCTTGAGGGGAGCATAATCCCTAATAAACCTCATTATGTCCTTCGTAGAATTATTAAATATATCTAAATATTCCGCAGCTTCTATTTTTTGAATTTTTTCTTGTTGCTTGTTTATCCAATCTTGTGGATTTAAATAGTCATCCATATAGTCATGGTCTTCTTTTGACTTTAATCTACTCGGATGTCTATAAATTCTTTCATCCTTTATTATCGGATTTTTAATTTTTTTTCTTTCCCAAGATTTTGAAAAATCTATTAAAGTTTCAATTCTCAAGACATGATCTATAAATTCTGTTACTCTTTCTTTGCCCCAACGACTCATGTACTCTCTAATTCTGGTGCCGTGGTTAGCCAATTGATTCATCATGTTTTGGCTTGTTTGAGAAAAATAAATATTATTCTTAAAAAAATCAGCGTGGCCTAAAGCGTGAGCAACCACAGTAACATTATCGACCAAAGTATTAGAATCTAAACAATAAAGGTATACTGGGTTTGTGTTAACTACCATTTCGTATATCTTATGCATTCCATAAACATATCCTCTTTGTAGCTCTTCATATTCCATTCCCCATCTCCAATGAGGAAAGCGAACAGGAAACCCTCCATATGCTGCTATCTCACTAATTTCATCATAAGTCAGCATTTCAACAACAGTTGGATAAAAATCACAACCAAAATCACTTACTTTTTTATAAATTTCAGGCAATAATTTTTTAAGTTCAGGAGGAAGAGAAACTCCTGGAATTGTGTTGTCTCCCATTAAGACAGGAGACCCATGCATAAATTTTTCAGATTTTTTATTCAAGATTTTACCTTTCCTAAAAGATCAACTATTGATTTCTTAATTTGAGAATCTCTATCGTCCTCTGACAATTGCATGTTTGGCAAACTATGTGCTGGATGTGCTATTTGAGTTGTAACCAAATTTGAAAAATTACTTTGATCTATAGCTTGCTTTAAGCTTCCATCGTAGTTCCAAGCTAATACTTGTGTTATTCCCACCATGTTGACAATTTTAGAATTAAAATCATCTTGTAAAATTTTTATAAATTGCTGATTGTCCCCGTCCCAATTTTCACCATCTGTAAAATAAAATAAATAAATATTCCACTTTAAGGGATTGTATCTGTTTTCAAACATTTTTTGAATTAATTTTAGTGCTGACGAACAAGTTGTGCCTCCGCCATATCTGTACTTGTAGAATCTGCTTTCATCGACTTCTTTGGCAACGGTATCATGCCAAACATACACTCGCTCTACTTTTTCATAAAATCTTCTAATCCATACATCAATCCACCAACTCATATCACTAACAATATCGCATTTATATTGATCCATTGAGGCAGATCCATCTCTAGCAAAAAATATAACTGCATTGCTTGAAGGTATTTTTATCTCATTGAATTGACGGTATCTCTTATCGCTATTAATAGGAGTTATAAGTTTTACTGGATGAGCAAATCCTGGTATGTCGTGGAGATTATTTATGGAACCATCAGAACATTGTCTTTTTAAGGCTTGCCTAAGAGTTCTTGCATTGTGCCTTAAGGACTCAGGGCCAGTCAGCGATATATTATTATATTTCTTAATAATTTCTTCATAAGTGTCACTAGGCTTTGGCTTCATGTCGGGAAGTTGCAATTCTTCTTGAAGAAATTTCAAAACCTCTTCAAGATCAACAGCAATCTCTATGCCTTCGCCTTCTTCTTGTCCGGCTTTATTGCCTTTTCCGTCTCCTTGATCTTTATCTTTTCCTATGACCTTACCATTTTCTCCTTCTCCTCTTCCTATTCCTCCGCTTCCATTATCACCAAAAACAATATGCGGAATATCTATTTTTGGAATAGTTAATATAACTTTACCATCTTTACCGCGATTCCTAAAAATACTTCCATTTTTAATGTATTTTTTTAATTCTTTTCTTTTTCTGCCGGCATATACGTCATGGAACTCTTTATGGTCTTCATGTATTCGGCGGGGCATTTTTCATCCTTTGATTAGTCGTTATCAGCAACATCGCCGCGAGCGAAAATTGAACCCACGTAGTCCAAAACATCAGTAGCAGATTGTTCGTTATATCCGTATTGAGATATAAGTCTTTGCTTTACTGCGTCTATCTTTTCTTGAACATCCTTATCAACAACAGCAGCTCCCTTAATATTTAGAGCCGAAAGCTTGATGTGATCCTTTGTGTCTTCAAAAAGCTTAGCTTCTAAAGCTTTCTTGAGTTGAGGATTGCTATCCCATCTAAATTGCTTTCCACTATGGGCCAAGTGCCCAATAAATCCTGCTAAAGATCTTCTAAAATCATCTGCTCCGACTTCGGGAATATCTATCTTCTCTTCTATAGATCTCATTAATCTTTCGTCTGGCTCTTGGTCTTGTTCTGTGAATGGATTTTTAATCTTAGTGCCATCAATATAAGCCATCACATTATCAATATAATTGCCACATAGCCTTTCGATAGCAGTTTCATCTCCTACAAGAGCCTTTTGAACTTCTGTTTTCAATATTTGATCCAGTTCTTTTCTAGCCAAGTCTACACACGTAATATATTTAGACTTTTCTTCTTCACTAGTAAATAAAGATTGATGATCTATTCCATTTTTCAATTCATTTAGAACCATAAAGAAATTTATATAATCATAATGAGAACTAAGACAATTAGAAATTTTGTCTTGAGTATATCTACAACTTACTCCCACAAACATGCCTTCATCGGGATATTTATCCTTGAGTTCTTTTATAGAGTCTTCAGTCCAACCAGGAAGAGATCTTCCATCATATAATTTAGCTTTCTCAACTAGAGTTATTTTGCCATCTTTATCATCTTGAAGTCTGGTTAAGACTGTCCAGAGAGCAGCAATTTCCAAGGTATGGGGAGCAATGTGCTGCTTTACTCTTCCTCTACCGTAGTAGTACTCTAGTATCTTAAGTTCTTCGCTCCATCTTAATAAGTACGGAACATCAATCTTCACAGTACGATCTCTCAAAGCTTCCATAGTCTGATCGCTTTTTAACTTTTCATACTCTGGATTATTGGTGTGAGAAATTAAAACAGTGTCTATGCTAATTTGTGGAAATTTTTTAGGCTTGATTTGACGTTCCTGAGATGCTCCAAGCAAATCATATAAAAATTCTTTAGCCAACTTTAGAACTTCGATAAATTCAACAACGCCTCTATTTCCAACACAGTTGTGAACAACTATATCATTTGCCAAAAACGAATGATCTTCTTCTACCTCAAAATCAAAAACCTGTAGGTCAGAAACATTGTTGAAAGAAATAGATTTAATTTTTCTTGCATATCCAAAAACAGTTCTGTTGACATCTGTCTCGTATAATTCAATTCCATTTTGCCTAACTTCTTCGGCAAAGTCTTCAAAAATGTCTAAGGACTTTTTGCCTGACGCTCCTACAACATATGCTTTTTTATGGTTTTCAAAAGCAGGCCTGGCATAGGACGATGATCCCATGCCGCTGGACAGCATAAGAACAGAAATATCTCTGGCTAATTTTTCTGATATTGTTACGCCCGTTATTGACATTGCGGGCTTACCTTTAATTTTTTTAATTTTTCTGTGGCCGTCTCCATCAAGCCACCCAGATATCAATCCCATCTTAACTGACTCGTTTGAGGTCATAAATACAGGAGGTATTCTTTTTGTTCCGGCCAAACCCGCACAAAACTTAGAGAAAAATTTGGCTAAATTAACATTGTTGACCTCGACTATTCTTCCTGTTTTATTTTTATTAACTAACCTATGAGTGGCATTTACTCCGAAAATACTATTGACCAATAGTATTATTTCATTAGCTAAATTTTCTTCTTTAGCGCTCAGATTAAAAATAACCTTTTTACTAGTGCAATTTCCTTCTGCTAAATATAGGCCAAATAACCTGGCAAAGGAGTGTGTTACGTGCAAATATCTATTGACTACATTTTTCTTTTCTCCAGTTGGGATTCTAACTTTTTCCACGCCATTTTCAAATGTAGAAACAAAATTATCCAAATAAATAGATAAATCAACAACTTGATCAATACAATTTCTATTCCAGCCTATTAACACCCTGTCGTTTTCGTTCAAATCAGAAGCTTTTTTCCAAACTAAATTGCCGGGCTTCCATCTCCAATTTTGACTACTTTCCATAACCGCAACAGGATGATCTGCGGTCATTGTAATTGGAAAAGGAAAATGAGAAACATTCAAAGTAACCATTTCCCCAGTATACTTTCTATTCATCGTATCGATAACAGACCTTACATTGCCAAGATGAGTAACAACTTCATCTCCAATTTTTACATCTTCTATGTTTTTTTCAGACCCATCTCCCATGCGAACCAAAGTTCCAGCAGGAAAACAAAACTCGCCGTCAAAGTTAAATGCTCTTGAATCAGAATCGGTGCCAAAGTGGGTCAACTTGCCCCAATTAACATCTCCAGTTAATTCTGTGCTGTCTTGATTTTTTTCATCCTTTGGCTGGAAGGTGGCTATTCCCATTCTATCTGATTCCGAATGGTTTTTTCTTATTACTCTTATGTGATTCTCTATAACTTTTTCCCAATCGCCTTCGTACTTAACCAATAGTTCTTTCATGAACTTTTTAGATCTCGGATCAAGGTCTCCCTCAACATTTAATTTATACAAATTTATTTTTTCTTTTTCATCCGTTTGATCTGCCAATATTTCATTAAGTTCTTTTAGAACTTCTTTTCTAATTTCAGAAGGTATTAGCTTTAGTGGATCTTCGTGCATTGGAGATTCGTCTTCTGGCTGCGTGTATAGGCCATCGTCTTTGCCAGTTGGCAAATTAACCCATTTAAATGTGTACCAAGCTCCATCATCAGTTAGAGAATACTTTTCCAAGCCTCTCTTGATACACCTTAATATTGTTGATTTAGAAGATCCAACAGGACCGTGCAAAAGAAGCACTCGACGTTCAGGACCATATCCTCCTGCTGCTCCTTTGAAGAATTGAACGAGTTGATGCAACGTTTCTTCTAGACCAAAGATGGGAACTTCAGGATCATCAAAAAAACTATAGTGAACGTATGTTTTTCTATACTTCTCTACTTTTTTCGTACCTTTTGACATGATCATGTCATAAAGATATTGATAAGCAGTTCTTGCTAATTTAGGATTTTTATAAACTAATGACAAATAATCAGAAAAACTCATTTCCTCGTTTAGTTTTTGAAAATTATCTTTATTAAATTTATTAGCAATTTTTGATAAGACGTTTTCCATAAAAGCTTCCTTTTAATATTTAAATTAACCTGTGTTTATTATAATAGAAAATCAAAACCATAGCAATATCATTTTACTTCGCCAAAATACTTTCCGCTAGAAATATCATCAATTTGCCTATAGGGAGTTTTGCCCATATGAGATTTTTTTTCAGCGTTTTTTCTTTGATCTCTAACTCCACCAGGCCTATCCATATTCCATTTATGTCTATAATCATGACCTTTAGAGTCACTATGCCAACGATCTGTCCCAACTGGATTCGTAAATTTGACAGAAGGGCATCCTATTAATTCACATATTTTTTTTGACTTGCATTTTGGACACTTGCTCTTTTTTACAACAATTTCTTTTTCGGACATCGAAGCCCAAATGTCGAAATTTTCTTTGCATTTTTCGCATTCAAATTCATATCTTGGAATAACGCACCTCTTTCTTTTGTATTTATAATAGTTTATTCTTCGTCTATTCCATCAACTAATTTTTCAAGAAAAGAATAAGTTTTTTTAATTAATTTTATTTTTTTTTCTATGCTATAAAACTTCCAAAAAAAAGAATTTTCACAAATTTTAATTGCAGAACCAATTAGGTTTTCATTTTCAAGCGGAAACTGTGCCATAGAAAAAAAATCAGGCCCTTGAATGAACTTTTCTTCATCTTCGTAATCTTCGTTCTCTTCGTCTTCTCCAAAATTAAATCTTTTCAAAAGGACCCTCCTACTAGTTGTTTGTATAAAGGACAAGCTTGCTCCCATATATTTAATACAGCATATTCATTAATTGTTAAATCATATGTAGAAAATCTTTTTAAGGCGTTTTCAAAAGGCGGCTTCTTAATGTTTGCCCATTTATATAGTTCAAAAGAGCCACATCCGTATCTATAATCCACAAAAACAGAAGAAATATTTGTTTTTGAGGAAACGACATCTAATAAATTTCCATTAAATTCACGAACAGCCACTACTGATGGCTTTATTTTTTTTATAAAATTGTTCTTAACTTTAGTTTTCTTTCTAAGAAATCTTACTCGTGCTTTATTCGCCCAATCAAACAAAAAAGAATTGCCAACAGATATAAAAATATCTGCATTGGGGAGTTGTTTTTGCAAAGAGTACCAAGAAGCAAAACACATCCAAGAATCACAAAAATTAGAATCGCATTCTATAATTATAGACAGATCTTTGTCTTCCATAACATAAAATAGTCAAACTGTTCTTTTAATTAATTTGATTTGAGGTTTTGCTGGCTTAAACATTCCTCTGGGGTGAATAATATTAGGTTTTGCACCAGATCCTTTTCCACCTTCTCTTATTAATAACCATTCACTAAATTTCATATTTTTTTATTATTCATTAATTTTTCTTTATTTTTTTGATCTACTTTATCTGCCACGTCTTTTATTTTTAGTATGTCGTCCGGCGAAGAATTTGGATCCATAACGGCTTGCTGAGCTACGTTTTGAAGAGCTTTAGCAGGATCTTGTTTTTGCTTCATAGCTCCAACCAAAGCATTTTTAACATTCATTTGAATTTTTTTCTCATCATCCTTCTTTTTTACATTATTCAAATTATTAGAAGGTTGAATTTCTTCTTTTATTTTAAGCCATTCTGTAAATTTAATCATATAATATTTATGCTTTATCTTCATTTTTTATTTTAGATATAATTGAAGAAGTAGAATAACCAGGCTCATTTGGAATAATTACTACTTCTGCCAAATCTTTTCCAACCACATCGTTCACAGAGTAATCAGAACCCTTTACAATAATATCCGGTTTTATTTTATTAATTAATTCATAAGGAGTATCTTCTTCAAAGATAATCACTTCGTCAACAAACCTTAAAGATTCAAGCATTTTTTTTCTTATATCTTGATTATTTACAGGCCTGTCTTTACCCTTTAATTTTCTTGTAGATTCATCTGAATTTATGCCAACTATTAATTTATTGCCTAATTCTTTAGATTTACTCAAACTTTCCAAATGCCCAGAATGCAATAAATCAAACACGCCTGACGTGAAAATAACCTTGTTAAACAAATTATTTGGTTCTATTGGTTTATTAAATTTATTCTTAACATAAATTGAAGCTCCATCAAAAGCAATTTCTATTGATTTGTTTATAGAAAAGTCACTAAGTAATCCAGAGCACAATAAAGAAATAAAACAATCACCGGCTCCTATAACAGAAACAGCCTTTGTAGAGCTTTTTGGAAAAAATTCAAAATAATTATTTTCTACACAACCAACAACTCCTTTTCCTTCTATAGTTATCACTATAATTTCACAATCAGTATCTTTCTTTATAACTTCTATCTGGTCTTTCCAGTGTTCTTTACCAGTTAGTTCAAAAGCTTCTTTGTAATTAGGCTTTATTAAATCACACCCTCGCCATTTAGAAATTGGACCCTTTTTTGGATCCACTATCTTGAATGCATTTTGCAGAGAATCAAACATTTTTTTTATTTCAAAATCATTAAAAATTCCCTTATTGTAATCCGAAAAAATTACAGCGTCGAATTTGTAAACTTCTAAATTCTTAGAAATCTTATTTTGAAAAAAATTCAATTGACTTTTTGTCAAATTATAATTTTTAGATTCGACATCAATTCTACACAAAGGAAAATCATTTTGATAAAATCTTTTTTTTCTAGGAACTTTAGAAAAATAAGGAAGCAAAACACTAAATTCTGTGTTTATGAAACTAAATTCAGACAACAAATCATAAATTTCTAAATCTAAAAATCCAAAATAAAATATTTCTTTGTTAAAATTTAAAAATTGATAACAAACATTTGTAGCGCCACCTAATAATCTTTTATCAGGAAAGTAATTTTCGCAATTTAGAATTGGTATAGGAAATTCAGGACTAATTTTTTCTGCATTTACAAAATGATAATCATCTATTATTGCATCGCCAACAACTGCTATTTTCTTATTTTGTAAATTAAACATGAATATATTTTATAATTCTAAATTTAGACGAATCAATCAATACAGAATCAACTTTCCAATCAGACCAATTTGCATTTGGAAACTTAACATCGCCCTCGTATTCTCCTTGGACATGAGTGACAATCATTGTTTTTACAAATTTAGAATCTAAGCTTTCTTTAAATAATCTATATCCGCCTATTATAAATATTTGTTTATCGGCAAATAAATTTAAACAAATATTCATTGCTCCATCAAAATCAGGAACCACAAAAAAATCCAAAGAATTAGAATGACCATCTACTAAAGTCTTCATAAAAAGATCAGGATCGGCCCAATACTTTGAAGAAATTATTATATTTTTTCTATTTGGAAGAGGCCTAAATTTATTTGGCAAACTTTCCCAAGTATTTCTGCCCATAACACAGATGTTATTGGTAGTTAGTTTCTTAAAATTAGCCAAATCATCTGGTATGTGCCAAGGTATAGAATTTTTATATCCTATATTATAATTTTTATCGAATGCTACAATTATGTTTGCTATCATACAGCTACGGGTATATTTATTTTTTCTAATGGATTGTATTCTGATAAAATAAAATCATCAATATTATAAGAAAAAATATCTTTTGATTTTTTTATCAATAGTTTGGGAGAATCGGGTGGATTTTCTCTAGAGAGGTACTCTTCAACAGACTTGATTTGATTTTCATAAATATGGCAATCCCCCATAAAATGAATAAATTCAAAAGGAGTGCAATTAGTTTGTTGAGCGAGCATAATGATTAAAGAACTATAAAACTGTATATTGGCCGGACATCCTATAGGAGCGTCTACAGATCTCTGGTAAAGAATTCCAGAAAGATTCCTATTGTCATCAACAAGAACTTGAAAAAGCATATGACAAGGAGGCAAACGCATTTTCTCTAAATCTTTTGGATTCCATAAAGTCCAAAGAGTTCTCCGGCAAGAATGATCTTGTTTTATTCTTTCTACTACGAATCTTAACTGATCAAAACCGCCGTGGCCATAATAAGGACTTTGATGAATTCCCTTGTTATAATTTCCGCCAAAATGTCTCAGTTGAAAACCATAAACGGGACCGAAAACCTCTTCTTCAAAACCATGATTTTTTTCAAATTCTTTATCAACCCAAGGAGTCCAAAAATTACAGCCTATTTTTTTCAAGTCTTTATTAGAAGTTGATCCAGACAAAAACCAAATCAATTCTGCGAAGACTGACTTGGGCCAAACTTTTCTTTTAGTTATTATTGGAAAATAACCTGTATTCAGCTTATATCTAGCTGACATTCCAAATACAGATAATGTTTTTATATTCGTTCTCTTGTTTGTCCTAGAAACTCCATGATCCAATATTTCTTGAAGACAATTATCGTAAGGATGACAAATATACATCTAAATGGGCCTTTCCTAAAGCGATCCTTTGGGCTTCGAACCCATCAGTCCCAAAAGACAGGATCAATAATGAGGTAGTTCATCGAATTTATCAACTCAGTCGGCACCACCTCAAACCGCTATGGTTTTATCCATAAGTAGGGCTTTAATGTGTCACATTTGCCTGATCAGGTCATCTATTATATTGTTTTTATATAATTAATCAATCCAAGTATTATTTCAAAAAACTTCCACAATCCCAAAGGAAGTAATATTAACCAAGTATAAAAAACAAACAACATAAAATTAATTACTATATTTGCTCTATCATTTTTCAATTTCTTGAACATAATTAATTTCTACAATTCCATTTTTTATCAACAAATAAGAACAAGGATTTTCAGTCCAACATCCGCTATTATAATAATGAACTTTTTCAGAATTATCACAAGTTGCAAAATGACTGTGTCCGCAACAAATAATATCGCACTTTTTAGCAAAACAATACTCTTTCGCTCTTTTGCAAATTTGCTCAGAACACCTTAGAAAAGTCTTGCTGTTTCTTTTGGCCAATCTAGACCAATAGAAATCTTTATCAATTTTTTGTAAAAATCTGTAGATGTTGTCTGCTATTTTTGTTAGTCTTGGATATTTCGATATAAAATTATCAAATATATCGCCATGAATAATTAGTATTTTTTTATCTCCGCTTGTAAAGCAATATTCGCTTACAAAGTCAACTCCTATTAAATGAGAAATAATTTCAGAAGGGCCGTCATGATTACCGTTTATCCATATAACTTTTAATATTTTAGATAATTTTCTTATATCAGATAATATCTTCCATTGATTTTTTCTTAGTTTTCTAAAATCCCAACTATCAAATAAATCTCCGTTGATAACTAATTTTTTAGAAGGTATTTCTTGAGATTGTATTTTCTGTAGAAAATCAATAAGATTTTTAGATTGACATACGTTACTGCCCAAATGAATATCACTAATTATTATTGCGTCGTTCATTTTTCTTTTCTTTGGGCCATTTTCTTCTAACTAGTCCAATTCCAACGGGCATTTTATAAGGAGCAATATCTCCAACTCCTCCTGTGGGTACAGAAGACATTGTTCCAGATTCTAATAATTTTAGCCATTCTTTAAAAGATTTCAAACTATTCCTCCCATACTAGGATCAGCTTGTGGTTGGTCTTGCCCTTGCATTATTAATTTTTGAAGATCATCCATAGAAATCAAAAACTTTTCATCTGATCTTGGTTTAACTTTTTTATCATCTACATAATTAATATTTTTAATTTTCGGATCATTTATTTGTTTCACCAAAACATGAGTAATTTTTCCATTATCATTTTTTTTAAAATCTAAAATTGAATAAGGGCCTATATTAGTAATATTAGAGCCAAACGAAAAAAAAGAGGCTACTTTAGGGTCTTTTTTAAAATCATCCGGGTGTATGCCGAGTTGGTCTCTTAGAGCAGAAAAATAATCTTCTTCTTCGTTTTTCAAAAAATTACTAAAAGATAAATTGTTCATAATTAATATATATGATCGGAGGCTTTTTTATGAATTCACCAAATTTTTCTAATTTTAGACAATTATTAGACTTATGGGATAATAAAAAAACTGATTTCAATAAAAAATGTTTTATGGAAGATAATAATTTAGTTTTTTTCTTCAAGAAAGACAAAACTTTATACGGAGCCTCAGAAAACAGCAGATTAGTCTTCGCAAGAATGAAAAATCCAGAACCAGAAGATAAAAAATGGAGCAAAGATGCAACGTTTTCGGCATATAATTTAGAAGAAGAAAAGCCAAATGAAATAGTTTTTGGAGAAAAAGATTTAGATAAAATCAAAGTAATGGACCAAGAAAAAGCAGAAAAAGAATTAGATAAAAAAGGCAAAAAAATGCCTTCAATGAGCGATTCAAATGACTCTGTAGAAGAAAAGTGAATTAACTTTTATATAATTCAATATCTTTTTTACTTAATTTTATAAATTTTTCTTCTTTTATTCTTTCGTAAAATTCATAATCTAATCTATAGAAATCATTTAGTTCACGAAGCTTTTCTTGATTTGAAGGAAAATAATCTATTTTTATTTTTTTACCTTCTATAATTTGTGTCAGATGTCCAGAATTGTCCTGTTTAAGTTCAAAATTTTCTAATTTAGTGACTTTATTCAAATCTTCAATCAAGCTATTCCACTCTCCAAACAAATAAACATTAGTATTTTCAGTAAAAAAATCAGTTTGCGGCCTAATATGATTATGATGAATTCCTCTTTGTTTTTTCACAGATCTCATAACATTATCTAAATAATTATAAAAATCATTTTCTGTTCTGTTGGAAATCCAGTAGCCGCCCCATCTAAAAGCACTAAATATTCTTTCTAACGGATGTCTAAAAAAAGCAAAAGAGAAATCAATTTTAATTTCATTTAATAATTTTTTTAATGCAGGCTCTTCCGGAACACTATGATGTTTTACTTGAGGATCTTTTGAAAACTCTTCAAAACCATTTCTTAAAAGCAAATTTTTAATGCTGGTTCCGGCCGTTTTTGGAATGTGCCAAAAAAATATTCCAGTTTCATCTTTAGTGTAATACGGCATACAAATCCTCCTTGATAAGTTTTAATTAAATTTTATTAAACAGTTCTTTAGGATAATAATACTCTTCTAAATTTTCATCTAAAATTAGATAAAAACAATCATGCTCTTTAGCTTCGTATTCTTTGTTTAATTCCAAAGAAGCAGGATAATAATCATTATTAATACAAATAACTTTCATAATAGTATTTATACATATAAATATGAATCTTCCTTTTGAAAACACCAATATAAGAAAATACCAATGCTTTTGCTGCGGATTAGAATTTACAGACTACGAAGAATTTAAGATGCATATAATAGAAAATCATGACGAAGGAAGAGAGTATATCGTTTGCCCTTTAGAACATTGCAAAGCTCCTGTTCGAGATTTAAAAATGCATTTTAAATCAAAACATCCAAGTTTTAATTTCAATAATATAAAAGGCCAACACAAAGCAATGGTGTGGCATGATTTTTCTAGTAAAGGGAAAAAGAAAACAAAAAAACCAAAATTTAAACAAGGCAAATACCAATCAACAAAAACAGGAAAAGTATTGCCATATAGATCTGGCATGGAAGAAAAAGTTTATAAATTATTAGATAGACATGAAGACGTAGCCTCTTTTGACTACGAACCGTTTCAAGTTGACTATATTCACCAAGGACAAGCCCACAAATACATACCTGATATATTCGTTACTTTTTTAGATGGTCACAGAGAATTGTGGGAAGTTAAGCCGTCAAGTCAAACGCATTTAGAAGTAAATAAAAACAAATGGTTCGCAGCTAATGAAGCTTGCAAAATTAGAGGATGGAATTTCGAAGTATATACAGAAAAAAAAATCGAACAACTTGAAAAAAAAATAAGAAGTCAAATTATAGACTAAATTTATTTAATATTAAATTATCAATTTTATTATATAAATCTTGCAAAGATCCATTGTTGATTATAAAAAAATCAATATATTCGCAACCTTTTGAAGATCCTGTTTTGTTTATTTGACTAACATCTCCTTCAATATTTTGAGATATGTACCAATTCAAAACTGGTCTGATTTGAGCTTCTGACTGGTTGGGGTCGTCGTTCTCAAATCCAGGCCTCCATACTAAGATATTAACTCCTCCCCTTTCCTTAATTCTTGATAACTCATTTATATATCTCGCGTCCATGTAGCAACAATTATCAGGATTGTTTTTTACCGCGTATTCTACCCAAACATCAGAATAAATTTGCCTGAAGCCATCTCCTATAAATTGCAAAGCTTGTCTTACATTTTTATTAAATAATTTAGGAGGTTCTGTTTTTGTTTTCCACTGTTCAACAAAATCTATATCAACACCAAAAGCATCGCAAAATATCTTTTTTACCGGTGTGGCAAAAGAAACAGGAATATAATTAATTTTTTTACAAATATATTCGCCTATCTCATTTTTGCCGTTTCGCATTTGACCAGCAATGGCAATCATTTTCATAATAAAACCTCTTAAATTAATTATACCATCTATAAAGAAAACATTCAATACTTTTTACTCTATTATCAAGTGAAAAAAACAATGCAAAAAATTTGTAAAAATTGCCGACTATTTAATAAAGAAAAAGAAACATGCGGAGTTGCTATTTTGTACGAGGGAAGGCAATACCACATGCCAGTAGCTCCACATGATTCCTGCCACATGGAAGAATTAGGAATCGAAGTAAACCAAGTTCGATGGTGGGTAGAAGATGAAACCGGAAATCCTACAAATGGAAACGGAGTTGTAAAAATAGAATATCCAGAAAATTTTTTTGGTAAAAATTTATGAGCGATTGTAATTTAACAGCTAATTGTGACGGAACAGGCGATGGAGGCTGTTTTATAGATTGCTGCAATATTGTTTGCCCTCCAGAAAACCCCTGTGCAGAAATAATATTAAAATATTATTGCCAACCAATAGGAGCATGTTGTCAACCAGATAGTCAAGATTGTTATAGAACAACTCAATGCCAATGCGAGGCAAACGGAGGAACTTACGAAGGAGATGGAAGCAAATGCGAACCGGACAATCCTTGCGCAAAATGCGTTCCTCCATGTGACCCAAATTTATGTTTAGAATGTATGCCTGTAGAGTGTACTCCCAATCCTGATTTAGCAACATGGTGCACAGATGCATCCAGTCCAAACAACCCTTGTGGCGGAAAACCTGGCAATTGGATAAGTGATCTAACTATCGAGAATGGTTGTGGAAAATGCGTTTGTCCATGTGACGATTGCAATTATGTTTGTCAAAATGGCCAATGCATAGATGTTGGAGGAGGAAATGGAAATTATAGAACACTAAACGATTGCTTGTCTGATTGTGGGACTCCTTTCTTTGAAGGAATAAATATTCAAGCAATATTGAGATATGAATGCAAGTCCTATTGCGATGCTGACCTTAATGAAGTTTGCTGTTTTGGAATTTGCTGTCCAGAAAATAGCGTTTGTTGCGATGATGGAACTTGCTGTCTAGAAGGAGAAACTTGTTGCTACGACGAAGAAACCGCATCTTATTCTTGTTGCAGAGTGGGAGAAAGTTGCTGTAACGGTAGTTGTTGTCCCGCAGATAAACCGGTTTGTTGTGGAGATGGAACATGTTGTTCTGAGGGACAAACATGTTGTTTAGACGAAGGATCAGGAACATATACATGTTGCAATCCAGGAGAAGTTTGCTGTGGAGGAACTTGCTGTCCAGCTGGCAATAATTGCTGCACAGAAAGCACAACAAGCCCGCCTTATTGTTCACCAGATCCTTGCCCAATACCCGGATGTATGCATCCTGGTTCTCCGAGCTATAATCCTGCGGCGACATGTGATGATGGAAGTTGTAGAACATGTTGCAATGCAGGTCTTTGCGTAGTTTTTGACGAAGATAATGCGGCAAATTGTAACGATGTAGGGAATGGATGTTGCGACAACTTCTGTGAAACCGCAAACGACTGCTCTCCGACTTACAACACAAGTCCAGGTCAACTAACGAGTTGCGACAAAGACTTTGATGGAACTCCTTTTATAAATGAGTATCCAGCTTGCACAGAAAGCAATGATTGTATTCAAGGATATTTAGATCCAAATATATTCTCAGAATTAGAAAAAAATACAGAAAATTATAATAATTCTCAAGTAGTTACATATAACACCGAGGAGAACGAAGTTTTTAATCAACATAATTTAGAAACTTATCAAACAATTAAAGAATATGACTTTTCAATGTTGAATTCTTGTGCATGTGTTTGCCCAGATCCGCCTAGCTATATGGGATTTAAATTAAATTATAAAAATATAAAAATATTAAATGCAGCTTGTACAGAAAATACAATAACTATAACAACAGACTACGAATGCGGATTGACAGGAGAAAAAACAGTTTCTTTAGCCCCTTGTTGTTGCGAGGGAAGTTTCGACACAAACACGTACACAGTCAGTGCAAGCTCTAGTGGAGACTGTTTAGAGTTTGAATGGGACGATACTAATATAAAAATTGGCGAAGCTAGAACAATCACAGTAACAATAAACGAAGATTGTGAATGTGTTTTTTGTGGGGCAGAGTGCGTTCCTCAAAACTCGCCATTTATTAAAAAAATAAAAGGAAATAAAATAAAATTATATTCCGACAAACAAGAAATCCAAAAAAGAATAAATATGATCAAAAAACAAATAATCAAAAATAATAAAAAAAATTAAACATTTTTTGAACATTCTATTATTTCCAATATTTTTTCTTCTTTCATATTTAACACCTGCTTAACTTTATCAAAATTTCCAACTAAATCTTTAGGAACTCTGAATCCTGCTGCGTATAACTTTTCGGCTCGTGCCTTTCCTATATTAGGAATTTTACATAAATTAACAAGCTCGGCCCTAACGCCATACGCAATTCTTAGTGAAAGAGTCTTAAAATAATTTTTTTTATTCCATTTTGCAGCCATATTATCCAAAGCGTTCAATACCGAAGCGGCCCTTTCAAAATCTAATTGCAACCCCCTAGAAAGAGAATTGAATGGTCCAGGATCTTTGCCTCGCAACAAACAAAAATAAGCATAGCCGCCTTTTACCGAAGAATCTAAATAAACGTCTCCGAAACTTTTCTTAATTACACTCAAATAATCAGACATTTCTTCTTTTTCATTTTTAGTAACAAACCCCATCCTTATAGAATCAATATTTCCCAATGCCATAGAAAGAGCATAATCATTATTTTCTAAGTTTTTCATAAACAAAAATCTAAAATTTCTTCTTAGATCAGAAACATCAAAGGGGCTATAGTAAAACATACTAGAAACTTTGCCTATTGATGTGGCCTCATAAATTCCATCAACTTCTTTAATAGCTCCAACCTGCATTAATAATTCTAACGTTTTATCAACAACAGAATCATCAAGATCAACGGCTTGAAATCTTGCCAAAGATCTTTCGTACCAATTATGGATATCCTCTATTGTTTTTATTTCGCCATGATGTATTTCACTAACAAGATGAAAAGCTAAAGTTTTATAATGAGGATTATCTTCATCTCCAATATAATTTAATAACTGAGAATTGATTTCTTGAGGAATTGATAATCTGTCTATATGATGATCAGATGATCTGTCCGGCACAAGAACATAAACATCTCCTTTTGGATCGTATCCTACTCTTCCGGCTCTGCCTGCCATTTGCATAATGTCGTAGGTGTCCACTTCTGTGGTTCCTCTATGCACCCCGGTGATGACAACTCTTCTTGCTGGAAAATTGCAGTTATGAGACACAACACCGCCACCAACATAATTATGATATTTATCCACCTCAATATCATACATCTCCTGATTTTCATCTTTATAAATAATATTAATAATTTTAGAAAACTTAATATTTGAATTTAAAATATTTGTTAGACTAGACTGAATTGGATATCTTTCTGTTATTTTTCTACAAGTAGATCTTTTCAAGTCTTGTTTATTTAAACAATTCCACAAATCAACATTAAAATTATCTTTCAAAAATTTGCATTTAAGATTAACTTTATTTTTTTCAAAGTGATCAATAATAAGATTCCTAACAGGAATAATATCTTTTTCCTCTGGCAATTTGCCCAAAGAACAAACATAATCTCCATAAGATTTTTTATTTTTGTTTCTAAAGCCTATTGACTTGATAAAATTTATTATTTGATAGTTATAAATCCTAACTCTATAAATATAGTCTCTTCTTGATTTTTGCAATCTTTCTTTTATGATAACATCTTTCATTTTTTTTCTACCAACACACGAACGAACGCCAAAAAATAATAAAATTTGTTGAACTTGCTGAACAAGTTTTTTAGAAATAGATGAAAATTCTATAGAAACTTGACCGTTCCCATGAGAAGAAAACCCCCCATCAGTATCAAATAAGCCTTGAATCAAACCTTTCAAAAATTCTGGATCTTTTCTTCTCAAAGAAACAATGTCCATTTTATGTTTGTTTCTGCCTGGTTCGAAACAATTAAAGAAATCAACTAGTTTTCTTTTTTTTGAAACCAAATGAAAAACACCAAAAGAATCTTTTCTAGGTCCATTAATTTCTTCGAGTAGCGTTTTTTTAAATAATTCCTTAATGTAATAACAGTGATTTAATTCATCAGAACCAAATGCTATGTCCATTACCACTTTATCGGTTTTGTCAGCATATTTGCCGCATTTTGATTTACATCCGTCTCCCATAACATAACCAACCAAATATCCATAATCGTCAGATTCAATATCGTCCCAAATCTTAATTTCTGCTGGGGTTGCTATATAATCTCCAATTTTATATTTATTTGCACTGAAGTAGTCGGGAGTTTTTCTATCGACAGCACCAAAAAACTTATGATCTTCACTTACTTTAAAGTTTTCTCCAGAATTCAAAGTAATTTCTATTGTTTTCTTAACTTTTTTAATTCCAGTTCTTAAAACTTTACAAGGTTTAAATCCATTTTCTGTCATTGACATTACACTGTCTCCGACTAAAATATTTTCTATATATTCAATTCCGTTTTCGGTTAATACTAAAGTTCCTTTTTCATAACAGCCCCATGCAAGAGTACTAGTTGCTATTATGACTCTTAGACTTCCATTTTTAAATTTATTTTCTACTTCATTTCTTTTTTCTTTTTCTAAATCGGCATTGTGCAATTCAGATTCTATGTTTAACTGATCTAGATGTTTTTTTATTTTTTGACCAGTGTTTTTAGAATGAACAAAAACTAAAAATTTATCATCTTTGTATTTTCTTAATATCTCAACAGCCTTATCTATTTTATTATCTTCTTTCATTTCGTATGTTCCTTGGTCTTCGTATTCCTCATAATGAATAGAAAGAGGGCAAGGCCTATACTTAGAATTAATTAAATAAGTTTTCTTTTTAGTTAAAGCTTTAGCAAGCCATTCCGAAATTTCATAAACATTAGGCATAGTGGCTGATAAGCCAACTATTCTACAATCTGGATTAATTTTTGCGAATTTCATTAAGCCAACTTCTAAATGATCTCCTCTGCCCGGGACCGTTAATAAATGAAATTCATCTATAACCAAAGTCTTAACTTCTTTTAGCCAATCATTTTTTTCTGACTTATAATTTCTGCATTTTGAATTTAACATCTCAGAAGTCATTATTATGACATCTGAATCTTCCAAGTCTTTTTTTGTCTTCTCATTAAGAACGTAATCTCCAGTACATATAGCCAATTTCAAATCAGAAAAATGATGATTTGCATCAGTCCAATCGTCTATTTTTTCTTTGGCTAAAGCCTTGAGCGGGGCAAGATACATGACTTTTCCGCCCTTATTTCTAATCTGCTCAGCCATCATAATTTCTGAGCAGATTGTTTTGCCGGCAGAAGTTTTTGCAGCAACAACCAAATTGCAATCTTCTTTAAATATTTCACATATTCTACTTTGAACAGGATTAAATTTTTCAAAAGGAAATTTTGCATAAGGATATGCAGAAGTTTCAACTAAATCGTTTTGATCTTCTAATTCAATTACTTGCATTTTTTTAAATAAAAAAGGGTGATATGATATATTATACCATATCACCCTCACACATCAAAACGAGAGAATGGCTATTTTTTTTCTTTTGATTTTTGTCTTTTATTTTTTTCTATTTCAGATTGATCTTGAATAAGATCAACCTTATCAAACCAATCAAATGCAGATTTAGCCTGCATTAGCCACTTATCGATTTCTTTGTCTTTAGCAAACAAATAAGAAACATCGGCTCGATCTCCACTAACAGGTTGCGTTAGTCTTTCTACAATCAAATCCAATTCGTCATCAGAAAGACGACGAAGATACTCTTTTACTATCAAAGAATCTTGCTTAGAGTTTTTTTTCATGAACACCACCAATAACACTAAAGATATATTTGATCCAAGAAATCTTGAAAAACTATTAATCAAGGCTTGGACCGAATTTATCGACGCTAGAAAATTACTGAATTTCTTAAAAATTAATATAAAAGAAAAATTTCATATTAACAACCCTAAAATTCAAACCCTTTTAGTATCCAATGTTATTCTAGAACCTCAGGGGATCTTGCTTTGGATTAATTATAATATAATGAATTCTAGTAATCCTGTCAACATTACACATGAAGTTTTACTTAAGGCTGACGGGACTATAGAAATTACAAAAACTATATAACATCAAAAATAGTAATATTTTCACCATCTTGAGAAATAGATTTTTGTTCACAAATCATTTTATTTTTATCTTCAAATCTTAAGCCCAAATTATATTCATCAATGGAAACTTCTCTACCATTCTGAGAAGCTATGATCCAACAATAATTCGGTTGTTTTTCTAAGTCTCCATACTTATTTTCTTGAGTTATTCCAACTTCTAACACCATATTATTTGGCAAAAGTAACTGAACTTGACCTTCACTCAATAAGTGATTTATAAAAACTTCTTGAACTTTGTTTTTATTTATTTTTTTCATGGAATCGCCCTCCTTATAAAATTTGCTAAACATGAAAAACAAGCGATTATTAATAAAGATTTAATTGTTCTGGCTTCATATAGCTGTACTCAAATCCTTCAAAACTTTTGATTTTTGATTTTTCTTGTATCGGAGATGAAATAGGCCTGCCTCTTTCGTCCACACAAACACTCCAACAATAAATTTTATAGTCTTTTTGATAAAATTCCACTAATGATAAAAGATGGCTTCCCAAAACTTTTTTAGCTAGTTTAGTAACTAATGAAAAAGGTAAAAAAGGAGCATATTTATTATAAACTTGAAAAGTTTCTAGATAATAATTGCCGTAAAAAGCTTTATTAAAATGAATTATTACAGTATAACCATCAACTTCCACTTCATTTTTCTTAAGACAGGCAATATCATATTCATTTTCCATAGGACCTAATGGAAAATTATAACCAACTAAATGGCTAGACAAATTTCTTAGTATTTCAATTTTATTGTCAAAGCTCATGGCTAAAGACCTCAAATACTATTTATCCTTTTCGCACAAATAACTACAAATTTGTTTATCCAATTGCACACAATTTAATATCTCTTTAAATTCAAAAAAAGACCTATTTCTAAAAGAATTCCAATAAGAAACATCACTTTTTATATTAGTAAAAACTCTTTGTAAAAACCAACTTCCAAGCTCAGAATTATTAATTTCTAAAAATTCAAAAAAATCTTTTGGATCTAGCCAAGATAAAGAATCCGGCAAACCTTTGAGAACAGCTTTAGATATAAAATTATCTAAAAACAAAATCCAATTTTTTGCAAAATAAGAATCCAAACAAGCCGCATTATCTGCTATCCTAAACTCTATTGTAGGCCTTCTATTTTTGACTAGATGATATGTATTAATACTCAAGTACTTGTTAGAAAGCTTATCAACGATTTCAGAACAGTCTATTTGATTTACATCAAACAAATCCAAAAGACCTATACATTGACAATATTTATTTAATTTTCTGGTATCGGGTATAGAGTCGAAAAAAATAGCTTCGCACTTTATCCACCAACAAAGCACAGAGCATAAATTTAAAGATTTTGCAAAATTAATTTTTCTATGATCAACATAATTCTCATAAAATAAAAAATCGCTAATATCAAAATGAACATGGAAAGAACATCTTGTATCAGCCATTATTTTTTCATCTTTTGATAAATATTCTATAACTTCAACAACTTCAAAAAAATCATCAAGAACTGGGCTACACAGTTCTATTCCACAACTTGAGTCTGGTTTGCATACCCAATTTTTATTATTACAGGTGTACTGCCAATCTGTGATAACAACCTCTTTATTTAATTTTTCAAGCAATCCAGCTACATATTCTATTCCTTCAGGTTTTTCTTTCTTAAATAATGGATTTATTTTAAAATCTCTTTTATCAAAAGAATTTAATTCTATTTCTATGCCAAATTTTCTCATTGATTATTCTTTATTATTTTTGTACAATATATTATACAAAAAGGAGAACAAAATGAAATGTCTAATGATACAAACAAATGACAATAGAAAATTACTAACTCATCAAAAAAACTACAAACATCTTTTGGAATATATAAAAACTTTTAAAGCAAAAACTTTTGTTGTTAAAGTTGCAAGCGAAGAAAAACAAAAAATATTAGATTTAAATAAGTTAGTTTCGGCGTTATGCGATAAAAACTTTAATATTAAAAATATAAATGTTGAAATTTTAGAAAAAAAATCAAAGTAAGCTATTCAATCTTATAAGTGCTTTGCCATAAAGAGTATGGCTATTTTGAATTCCCCAAGAAAAATCTTTTATATTCATTATGTATTTTTGTTTTGCATATTGATTCCAAAGATGAAGAACTAAAAGATTTTTTGGAATTTCATATTCATTCTCAAATATATTTTCTAATTTTCTAAAACTAGGCCTAACAAAACAATCAGGAGGCAAAACTAATATGTCTTCTTTATTATTAAATTTTGAATATATCATCTGCGGCAGGATGGTAGAAGCTTCTTGCCAACCATTTGGATTGAAGAATTTTTCATAATTATTCATCCAAATATTTAAAAATTTGCTATTTTTATAAGACATCATAACGGCGTTAGAAAACCCCATGTTTCTACCGCATTCTGTAATCTCTTGAGAAATTACAAAATTATTATTTAATAATAAGTTGTTGTAATTTCTTATTGTAATTGTATCTATATCTAAATAAATTCCACCTTTATTATGCAAAACAAACATTTTCAGTATGTCTGCTTTGTGTGGAATTTTAATTATATTTTTTTTACCAATTTTTTCAGGAGCTGTAACTTTTACTATTTCTACTAAATCTTTAGTTTTTTCCCACCAAAAACCCTTTGGCAATTCGTCGCAATAAAAAAATATTTTTTCTGGTTTTTGTATGAGTTTGCAAGACAAAACAGCAACATGATAAACAAATAAAAAATCTTCACATTGCTGCTTGTCTCGTAAACAAATAAAGTGAACTATATTTGGGATCACTTGTCTTCTTCAACCAAATGAGAAATATCACCATTAGAATCTACTTGCTCTACTCCGTCACTATTAGTAAGAGCGATAGCTTCAGACCATTCTTTTAGATATTCTCTAACTTGATCGGCACTTTCTGCATCTACTAATTTAGGATATTTATATAAAACTTCTGGATCCATTGGTGCTGTTTTTGCCTGCTGAAACATGGCCTCTTCTTCTCCACTCCATTCAGGAAGTATTCTGTATCTTCCTTGTCCTTTTGTAGGCTCAATTCTTTCTGCCATTAGTAGGGCATCCATAAGACCACCAAGAGGATTTATACCAGTGTTAAAAAACAAAGGAATATTTTCTACTTTTACTCCAGGCGTAAAATGCCTATTCTTTTTATTTGTCACACTCATATTAACACCAAGAGGAAGCTTGGTTTTTTTATCTTGAAATGATTTTGGAGCACCACAACGAAGTCTTAAAGAAGCATAAAACTTTAAAGCTTCTCCGCCACCAGAAGTAGTTTCATCATTACCATAAATAACTCCAATTTTTTTTCTGACCTGGTTGATGACATACAAAGTTGCATTATTATTATTTAAGAAAGGATTTAATGTTCTCAAAACTTTATTTGCAATTTTAGCTCGTTCTCCAGGCCTTTCATTTCCTCCTGCTGCTGCTATTTGAGCCTGCGTGGGATTTTCAGGCAATTCTGTCTCGTTCCATTCTCTACTAGATGGATTCACACCAATCGAATCCCAAACAATTCCAATTGGCTTGTCTGGAAATTTTTCTCGAATTGCATTAACAATAATTGTAATCTTTTTTTCGACTTGCTCTAGTGTAATTGGATCATAAACCAATAAAGAATCTGGGTCTACGTGTCCACATCTTTCTGCAAATTCAGAGCCACTAGATCTTTCACAATCTAACAATATCGCTATTCCATTCATTTTCTGAATAGAGTGCATAAAGCAATATCCTAGAAAAGACTTACCAGAAGCTTCAGGACCATAAGCCTCTACAATCCTGCCGCCTGGAAATCCTCCGCTTATAAATTTACCACTACAAGCATAATTTATAGAAAGATTTCCAGTATCAACAAAATAGGGAACTTGACCTGCTCCTCGAAGAGTTTCTCCACCAGTTGAACTCAATATTTCAGCCAACACATCATTATCATTATTTTTCTTTTTTGCCATTATATTTTCTCCATTTTATTTTAAAAAATACCCCTGCCCAAGTGCTGCGACAACTTGGGCAGGGGCCGAACCAAACTACGTGCAACTAAGACAACTTTCTAAGTTCTTCTAAAAAGTCTTTATCAGCCATTTCTTCATCTTCATCGTCGTTTTGTTCAACTTTAGAAGTGGATTTGGAAACGATTTCTTCAACATCCTCTTCTTCCACAACCTGTTTGACCTTAGGGGGAACAGGAGCCGAAACAGAAGAAGCGGAAGTAGAAGCAGAAGACTTGAATTTTGATGGATCAAAATTCGAACTTGTTTCCTGTTTCAAACCCAAATGAATCATCAATTCATTTTCTAAATCTTCTGCTGATTTGAGCACTCTCAAAGAAGCCAAGTCATGAAGATTTTCCATCCACTTTTCACACTCATCAGGATCACCGGCTGGCGACTCGTCTAAGAAATGAGAACTTTCGTAGTTAGGATAAGTATTCTCACCAGATTTTCTAATGGTCTTGACTAATTTGAAGTCTCTACCAGTTTTGAAATCAGTAACATCACCTAATCTAGGCTGATTCATTTCTTTGTCGCCGCAAATTCCTCTAAGAATAGCTTCGTGAACTGTTTTACCAACTGAGAGAATTTTAGGACCAACATTCTTTTTTACATTTCCATTTTCGTCAGTTTCAGCCCTTACTATTACATTGTAATAGTATCTTTCAATAGGCTTCAATTCTCGATAGGTAGCCTGCATTCTATCTCGTTCTTCGGGCGGGGCTTGTTCTGACTCTTTCCACAGCCACTTGAGATAGTCTCCAATTGGATTTTCACCAACCCACTTGCCATTTACCTTTTCTCTAGGATCATGAAGGCTCTTACCATTTACCTTATGAATTCTTGTCCATTGATAAAAAGGATTTTTTTCTCTATCGAACATTCCATTTGGAGCAGGAGGCAAAATTCTCAAAACAACACTGCCCTTGCCTTCGGGCATTCTTACAAAGTTTTCCAAAAAAGATCCAGAAGAACCACTAGCTTCTACAGCCTTGGATTCCTTGTATTCTTCACTAAGGGAATTAATATCTAGTCCCATTTTTCTCTCCGTTAATAAAAAGTTAATTGAAAGTTAATAAACGTTACTAACAATTTCACGTTCATTGTTATCATGTTATAAGTAATATCGAATCAAAAGTCAATATTTTTTTTCTTAATCTTCGCTTTTTTCACCAATTGCTTGTTTTTGAGTAAAATCTATTCTGCCTGATTCTTTTTCTTCTTGAGTCATAGAATCTTGAACCTGCTTATCTAAGGCACTTAATTTGTCTTTTAGAGTGTGATAGCCTTCCGCCTCAAGTTTTTCATTAATGGCTTTTTTCTGGTTGATCTCTGCTAAATACTCATCTTCTAAAGCTTTTAATATCTCAGCATTTTTTTCTAATTTAGATAAAATTTGTTCATTCTTTTTGTCTTCTAAAATCTTTTTCTTTTCAGGATCTTTAATTATAGGCATTATTCTCTCGCGAAATTTTTTATCTAATTTAGATGATTTTTTATTTTCGCTAGCTTGATTTCTCAATAATTTTCTTCTAGCTAAAACTCTTTTTTTAGCAATTTCTTCTCTTTTCTTTTTCTTTCTTTCTTGTTGTTTTTTAGACATTATCTTCTCCTTATATCTGGCATTGATTCTTCTGTTTTCATGTTTTTCCAAAGATCGATTTCACAACTAGTCGCTCCATGATATTGAGGTTCATCCTCACCAAAACTCAACCCTGCTGGCGGGACTATAAAACACTCGGAACTAACTTCAACTTCTCTGCCGGTATCATCTTTTGTTAAATAATTTAATATACCAGCTCCCAAAGATTTTTCTAAAAAAATTGAATACTTTTTTCCTACAGTAAACTTATATCCTTTTTGCTCTACCTTTGCTTTTGTCATCAGCTCAGGATCATAAATTTCTTGTCTTATTGCCTTTTTATTTTCTTTCTTAACCTGACAAAGATTAACTTTAGGAGTTGGTTCTACATCTTGTTCAACTTCTGGTTTTATTATTTTTTTAATTTTATCTAGCAAAACTTCGTCTTCTAATATTTTAGAAACATCTTCGTCTTCTTCAGAATCAGAAGACACAATAGATCCGCTGTCAAAACTAAATTTTTTATTTTTAATTAATATTCCATTTTCGTTTTCTTTGTAGCTTATTTTTTTCTTTGTATACTCAAATATTTCAATGTCAACAATAAGAATGTTTCTTCTAGCCAACTGCGACATGATTTTCCCAGCTAAAACTTCTAAGGAAACATCTTCATTATATTTGCCTATTTTAGTAGTTTTAGTTAATATTTCATCCTGATACTCTCCGGGAGTTTCAGCAGATTGTTTGTAGTGATAAATAATTTCAAATCCCATAAAACTAAATTAGTTACTTTTGAACAATTCCAACTCCGTATCTTGTTTCGTAAACAATTCCTTCTCTATTTTTAGTTTTACAAAAATCTAAAAATATTTTTTTTATTTTTTTATCGTAATCTAAGTAATCAACCACTAAAAATCCATCTAAATTTAAATTATTCCAAAAAATATTTAAGGCGTCCATGATTTTATCAAAATTATTTTTTTCAGTAATTAATATAAGATCAAAATTTTTCAATTTAGACAAAAATTCATCATCAAATATTGATCCATAATAAAATTCTTTATTAATTTTTTTTGATATGTCCTTGATATTAGAAAAAGCAAGACGCTCTGAGTAGAAACTTCCATCGTTATTTTGAAAAGCAAAAAAATATTGAGGACTTTTTGATCCTTGTAAAAAACAACAAATTTCTAATCCTAAATTTAATCCAATTTGCAAAATAGATTTTGGAGCTATATATTTGCCCATATGGTAATAAAAAGGCAAATATAAAGGATCTTGATATTGGCCGCTTTTCCTAGAACTTTCATCTACAAGTCTTAATTTATCTAATAAAACTCTTGATGAAATTAATTGATTTTTTAATTTTAAATCTAAATCTTTAGAAAAGTCTTTTAGGTTCATAAAGAAATAAAAATAGGATCATTTTCTCCAAAATGACTTCCTAAAACATTATATTCAAAATACTCAACAGCATCTTTCAAAGGCATTCCGCTATTCGTTAGCACTACGATGCATTTTTCAACATCATAAACAGGAACAATTGGATTTTTGCCGTTTGTATAACCTATTATAGCTTGATCAAATCCTTCTGCAAAAAGAGCTTCAGGATTTAATTCTGTTATTCTCTCAATTATTTGCTTGTATCTTGTTTCTTCCACTATATTCTCTCCAAATCATCAGATCATATTCAGCAACAGACATTCCCGACTTTTTTACTAAATCTAAAAATATTTTTTCTATTTCTAGATAACTTTTTCTAGTTGGAGTCTGCTGGGGCACATTATAACCGTTATCTCTCAAAAAAGAAAGAATATGAACATCTAAACCAGCGTAACTAGCATTTCTTCTAGAGTGTATTATAAAACATCTACTAGTTTTCATGCCTATTCCGTAAATATTTTCGAGATCTTCCGCAGAACATTCATGAAGATCTAATCCAGAATTAGCCAATTCATAAAATGTTTTAGCCTTATTATTATAACAACCTATCCCATTGTATTTTAATACATTGGGAAGTTCGCTTTTATTAATTTTTCTTATACACTCAAAAGGATTATATAATTTTATATTTAAATTATTATGAATTGACTGTAATAATTTTTCAAGACATCTACTGGCAGTGAGGGCATTTTTCCCTGCTGCCAAAACCCAAAATAATAAAACTTCTTCAAGTTCTTCTTTTGTATTTTTGAACTTGGTAATATTAACAGGATCTATCATGAGTTTTTTCTAACAATATTTTCTACTTCATCGTTCATTTCTCGCTTAATCATAATATCTGTACTTAATTTGTCCATTTCTTTTCTTATCATGTGTCCTCTACTTTGGGCATTTTCATGAGCTTTATCCCAAGATCTCAAGTGCTGTTTAAGCAGAGTAACCTTATGCTTAGCTCCAATAATTTCTTTTTTTAATTCAGAAACCTTTTCTTGTTTTTTTGCATTTGCTTCAGCCAATTTATCTGTGCATCCTTCTTCTTTTGATTTTTCGTAAGCACAGGCAAATGCAAGTTCGTATTCATATTCCCTGTAGGCCAATAAGGCTTCTGCCTCGGCTAGTTTTTGAGAAAAATAATCATACCACAAGCCTAAATTTTCCATGAAAGAATTTAATGTAATTTCATTAAAAGACAATCTTGAATTGTCTAATATAATTTCCTGATCTCCTACCTTGATAGAAGTTTTAGCAATTGGAGCATCTTTAAAATAATCTAATTCACTCATCAGAATCTTCTCCGTTTTCTATGTTATCGGGCTGGTCTAGATCTGCGTTATTATAGCCTATGTCATCTTTAAATTTTGATTTATTTTTTTTGTTTTTATTTTTATATTTCATTTTATTCTCAATCTCTTCTTGTTGACGCTCTTCGTCAGTCTTTCTATTCACAACAGTCATTTGATAAGCTTTCCATCTTCTGTCATATTCGGCTCCGCTAATTTCTTTCATTTCCAGAGTTTTCATATTATATTCTACATAAAAAGTGAACCTACTTTTGCCATGTCGATGCTTAATAACAAATATTCTGGCTATTGCGGCCTCTTTTTCTCCATGCATTTGATTTATAGACCAACAGCCATCTAAAGGCCTAATTTGACCATAAGAATCAGCCAAGTTCGTATCATCTATAACTCCTGGTCCTAGTCCCTCTTTATTTTGAGCCTCTCTGGCATCTTTATTAGGCTGCATAGCGGTGTATATGCAAACATCTTCCTCAGTCGCCAATCCTCTTAAGTCTCTTACAATTCTATATCTAGACTCATAAGTGGGCATTCCTGGGTAATCTTTCATTTCACCTATATAATCAATAATTAATAAGTCTGGTCTAAATCCTATCATGTATAGTTGCTGCATGTATGCTCTTAAAGTGTTAACGGTCATGCTGCCTGCTGGGAATTGCTTTATTACCAGTAATCTTTTATCTTCCTTATCTTTTGTTTTTTCTTCCATTGCGTTTCTGATAATGTCGGCATTTTCATGTATTGTGCCTATAGCAATATCACCAACTTGAGCGTCAAATCTTTCGGCTATCTTGTCCTCGTCCATTTCAAGAGAAACATATAGAACTTTCTTGCCAAGCTCAGTTACATTTTTTAATGCAGCGGTGACTAAAGCCAAGCTTTTTCCAGTACCGCTCAATCCAATCCAAGAATATATTTCTCCTCTATGAGGCCCACCCCCTAATAAAGCATCATCAATACTCTTAAATCCGCTTGTAAACCTTTCTTGAGCTTCTTCTTCTTTTTGCATTCGCAAGAAACGCTCTTCAAATGTTTCAAAATAATTTAATCCCTCGTCAAAATTTCTATCAACGAGCAAAGCTTCTTTGAGAACAGATTGAATTTGCGTCCATGTTGATTCCTCTTCGGGATCTTTCTTCATTAATTGAAGAGATTTATCAAATGCATTTTTTAAACTCATTAATTTAGCAAAATTAAGTATCTTTTCTAAAAGATACTCTCTTGAATCTAAATTTGGAACGTATTTTTCGTATAAAGAAATTGTTTCTGCGATGTAATGATTTTTAATCGTAGGTTCTTTATTTTTTATTGCAGTCTCTATCTCTTGAATAACAAAAGATCTTTGAGGAAGTATTTTGTATTTTTCTAAGTGATAAAATAAATTTCTACAAAGAAGCTGATGAACTTCGTCAACAAAATAATTTGGATTTATTAAATCCCTACATTGCACAGCAAACCATCTATCATTTAGTAAAAGAGCTATTATATTTTTTTGAAATTCTTCTGCCCAATTATATTTTATTACGGAATCGCCATCTGGGTTTGTGTGGCTTTTTAATTTATTTTTTTCTTCTTCTGTGAGTTCTTCATCAAAATCGCCAAAATCATATTCATCATGTTCTGACATTAATTTTTCTCAAAAATTCTATTATGAGTGTTATTTACCCTAACAAATGTACAACATTTGCTGAAGTCTTTCAAGGTCTCTGTGCCGACATATGTGCAAGCACTCCTAATTCCTCCCAATAACTCAATAATAGTATCTTCAACAAATCCTTTGTAGGAAACCCAGACCGACCGACCTTCTGAAGCTCTGTAATTACATTGGCCGCCATTAAACTTCTTCATGGCCTCTTTACTACTCATTCCATAAAAATTCAAAAACTTTTTATTTCCATCATTATCATATTCCCAATCGCCTTCGCATTCTTCATGGCCACTCAACATTCCCCCCAACATAACAAAATCAGCACCCGCTCCAAATGCTTTTGCAACATCTCCAGATGATGTACAACCGCCATCAGCAACAATGTGGCCCCGTAAGCCATGGGCGGCATCTGCACACTCTGCTATACAACTTAGCTGCGGATATCCTACGCCCGTGACTATTCTCGTTGTACATGCACTACCGCCGCCAATTCCAACCTTAACTATATCGACACCCCCGTTGAGCAATAATTCTTGAACCATCTCAGGAGTGCATATATTACCAGCCATGAGAACAGAATCTTTAAATTTTTCTCTTATAATTTTACATTTCTCTTCAAAATATTTTGTATATCCATTAGCAACATCTAAACAAATATATTTTGGAACATACCCTGCCACTTTTATAAAATTATTCAACTTATCGAAATCATCTTCTTTAATTCCTAATGTGTAAAAAGCTTGATGATTCTTAAAGAATTCAACCAACTGATTCACAGTGTAATGCTTGTGAAGACAAACGCTCATGTCATACTTAGAAAAAACATTCGCCATAGCAAAGGTTCCAGTTGTGCTCATATTAGCAGCTACTATTGGAACTCCTTGCCATTCAACGCCAGAATTTAAGAATTTAAAGTTTCTAACAAGGCTGACATTTTTTCTACTGGGAGATTCTGATCTTTTTGGGCGAATCAAAACATCAGAAAAATCTAACTTAATTTCGTTTTCAATTCTCATTTATTAATTTCCTTATAAACAAACTATATTTTATTAGATTTTAGACTTTTGTCAATCGTAATGGGAGAAATTTGAGAAGAAAAAAACTCATCAATAAAAAAATAAAAAAATTAACAGATAAAAAATGCAAGTTTTGTTTACAAGAAGATTATTGCACCCTACAAGTACACAGAATAAAACCTGGCTGCGAGGGTGGAGAATATACAGAGTTCAATACAGTCACCACATGTAGCAACTGTCACAATAAAATTCATGATAAAAAAATAAAAATAGATAGAAAGTATCAATCAACAAAAGGATGGATACTTCATTATTGGGATGAAAACGGGAATGAGCATTGGGACTAAATAATAAAATTATTAGAAACTAATTTTATTTTAACATAATTTTCATCATAATTTTCTATTTCAACTACGGTTTTTCCTAAAAAACAATCTCCAATTTTAATATTTTTTGATTTTTCTACTAAGTAACAATTTTCTTCTAATTTCAATTAGATCCACCTCCTAAATAGTCAAATTCCGAGATAGAGACCATTCCTGTTCTGATAGACTTTTCTCTTGTGATTCTTTTGCCCAAATTTTTCTGAGCATTCCATGTTATAGCTTTGCAATAAGTTATAAATTTGGAATCCATAATCAATCCTGCTTTTTTGTTTGGTCTTTCAGATATTGGAACTAAGCACTTCACTAATTTATCTAATATCTTTTCTTGGTATGGGCCAAACTTTTGACGGTTAGCTCCGTGTCTAGTTTTGTTTTTCCAAAGATTAGCCAATTGCTTAATCATAGATTTTATAAAATCATCTTTAGCGTACTTCTTGCAAATCTCTAAAGACCTTTCGATATAGCACTGTCTTTTGTAGTAAGAAGCTGCTCGCAATAAAGCTATTCTCATATCTTGAGCAATATCTTCTTGGCTATCTGTATGGTTGTTTCTGGCATTTTTTTTAATTAATTGCCAAGCCTGATATTCACAAAGTTCGCCAAATTTATTATCTAATTGCATGTATTCTTCTTCTGTAACAGGAAAAGAATTTTGTATAACTTTCATTTTAACCTCTTTTAATATTTTATAAGTTTATTTAAATTTTCTCCAAAATGACAAGAAGTTTTCAATTTTAAATTAGGAAACAAATCATCATCTTCTTCCAAAACTTTTTTACTTAATTCAATGATAGACCTATATTCTTTTTTATTACAAGAAATACAATATCCGTCATGTAAATGAAAGCATATCTTAGCCTTATTTGATAAGGCCTCATGCAGCTTTACAAGTTTTCTTAAGCAAATCATGTTTGATGGTGATTGTATACAAAAATTTTTAATTTTATACAACTCGTCTTTTTGAAATTTTCTTCTTCTACCGAATATATCAGTAGCAAAATTGTTGCTATCGGTAGCTTGGCTTTTAACCCAAGCAAAAGCAACGGGAAAGGATCGTTCTAAATTATATATTAGTTTAGTTGCATTTTTTTCGCTAATTCCAATTCTTTTAGATAAAGAAAATGCTCCTTGACCAAAAATAACAGGCAAAAAGATATTTTTACATATTTTTCTTTGATCTTCTGTCGCGTCTTGATTTGTTAGCTTTTTCCAAATTAAATCATATAAATCGTCCTGAGATCTGGTGAACTCCATTAATTTTTCATCTTTTGTAATCCAAGCTAAAACACTAACCTCCATGTGTTTATAATCAAAATAAACAAAGTATTCTTGATCGCTTGGCAATCTCAAATTACTCTTTTCTTTTTCACCCATGGAATGTGGCAAAAAACAATCTTTTAATACTTTTAAATTTTTCATTCTTCCATTAGATTGACCTTCAATTTCATAATAAGAATACACAAGCCGTTTAGCAGCAACGTCAACAAGAGGATTCGTTTCGATGCTAGGAATAACTCGACAAATTAAAGGGTAAAAAACTTCTTCATAAAACTTCTCAAAGTTCTTCCAGCCATCTGTTTTTCTTATATAATTCATAAGAAAAAAAGCATCTTTTGAAGAATTTGGCTTTTTTCTAGGCAGACTAAAATAAGAACATATTAAATTTAGATCATATACAACTTTATTGAATTGTATATTTATTTGAGATTTTTTTCTGAAGTAAGAGATTATATTTTTTAGATTCCAAGAAATAAGATCGCAATTTTTTGTATAAAAATAAAAACTTGCTGCGATGTTTTCTATGTCTTTTTCATTTTGCAAGCCAATAGTGAATTTATTTCCATTAGTTTGAATACTCAAATCAATTAAAGAATCATCAGTCCAATCAACGTGATCTTGCTCAAAATGAAAAAAAACTTTTGAGTCTTGTATAGATTCTAAAACAGACGCTACTTCTTGCATTTGCGTATTATATTTGAAAAACAAAGATTAATCTATTGGTTTGATAATTTTTTGAGTTTGTCTAATTAAACGATCTTCATTTTTATATTTGTCATTCTTAATTTTTCTTACATTAATTCTTTTTTCTCTTTCTTTTTTACTCACTCCAATAGATCCTTTATTTCTTTTTTTTATAATAGAAAAATAAACATTCTTATTAATTTGTTGATCTTTATAAAATTTTTCAATAGCTTCATCTAAGGTAATTCCAAGTTTCTTAGATAATCTTTTTATATTTCTTCTATGTTTTTTTAACATTTAATTATAAGTGCGCACCTAGGGTATAATCCCTAGAGATCTTATCCTTTAACACTTTAGTTAATTAGGGGATCTATATTGGGATTGAGTGTTTTAAATTGATCTTTGTATTCTACCTTTTCAGTTTCTTCACTTAACTCCCTTGGATATTTTTTATTACTATCTCGTATGACCATGACCCTATACCCTGTTGATAGATCTACTACTATCTGGTTACATGGAAAACCCGTAGAGGGAAAAATATCCTTTTCGTTAAGCAATTCAGCTTCCCTATATTAATCAAAATTGATTAAAAGCTTAGAAACACTGGGGGAGTTTTTAACCCCATTGGTTCGTCTGACACACCTGTTACTTTTTCTTTTTCAAGACTTTTTGCCAATTACGAATTAGCCCGTGCAAGTTTCAGGTAAAAACAACGGTAAAGATCAATTAACTCACTAGAAATAAATTCTAGACCGTACATAAGTTATGATAATGTAGTAAAACCGTTTGACGAATTGTATCTGTTTTTTTAGAATAGTCAATATGAATGAGTTAGAATTAATTCTGAAGTACAAAATGAACGATTTAGAAGCAAAAGCTTTTAAAATTTGTTTAATGTGGCAAGATTTATGCAAAAAAGAATTTCCTAATGAAAGATATTTAAAAATATCTAAAACAAAAGATCCAAGAAAAACAACTTTATTTAAATATGCATATAAATTAATTAGAGAAACAAAAGGATTATTAACAAGCGATAAAGAATATTATATTTATATTCTTGCTCAATTACAAATATTAAAATTGATGAAAGAAGGCGATATACATGCTTTAATTGAACCTCAAATTCTTGTTGGTGATAAAGCTTGGAAAAGATGGAAAATTTGGAAGAAGAAATATGACAAAAAAGTAAATGAAATAAAAGACTATAGAGATGTCGGATTAGTAACTAGCGAAAGACAAATAAAAATCGAATTAAAAAGAACTTTAGAATTTTTAAATAAATTAGATTATTCATCTATAAAAAAATCAGACTTTGAAAGATGGGTAAGTACAAAACAAATTTCTCCTTATTATGTAATTTTATCTCCTTTTGCTAAAAAATTTATTACAGAATTTGATTATGAATTATACAAACCTTCTATAACTCCTAAAGTTGAGGAATTTTTTAAGAAAGAATTTAGCCATGAGTTTTAAAAATCACAGTATATTTGGACCAAAAAAAGAAGAAGAACATATTAATAAAATTTTTATCAAAAAGAATAAAAAAGGAGAATGGTCTTTTGAAAAAAATGGTCAATTTTACAACATGAGTCCGGCCGAAATTACCAAATATTCTTTTTCGCCAATAATATCAGGAGCAGATAAATTAATTAATAATGCTTGTAAAATAAAAAATATAAACTCAAATAAAGGAATGTATCTGTATTTTTCAGAAGAAGAATTTATAGATTGTGATGTTAGAATGGAATTTGATGAAAAATTATTTGATGGTTGGCTTTATAATATTTATTCTGAAAAAATATCTGTAGACAAAGGACAAAAAGCTTGGGCATGTGATTATTTAAAATTATATTACAAAGAGCCACCAAAAAAAGTTTATTTAAAACTAGAAGAAAAATCATAAATTAAAATTTAAAATATATACAAATAAAATTTTAATTCTATTGTATAATTTATTTAACAAGATCCCCAAAATACTACATATGTGTCTCCACAAGAAGGAGCAGAAACTCCATACACTATACTATTTCCGTCCCATAAATGTCCAACACCCTGAGGAGTAGAGGGACACGAGCAGTCATTAACTTCTCCAACCTTTACGCATTTATTGCTAAGGTTCCATTGTCCTTGATCTCCGGAACATGTGTATTCGCAACCCATGTAATAAAATGGATCGTTAGGGCTTCCTTCTGCATCTCCGTTGTAACATCCGTTTTTTGCACTTAAAACACTAAATATTGGCTCATTCATGATTTATTCCTTTTTTTAAAATTGTTATATTATTAAATGACACGAACATAACGAAAAGCAACCTTTTAAGATTATTTATTTTTATTTATAAATTAAGGCGTATAAATAAAAATATGAATTTTAGGCAATTTTATGAAATGGCTAGTTTTACTTTACCTCATTCTATAAATATAGATGGAGAAAAAGTACAAGCTATAGATATGCAATTTGAACTAAGTCCAAAAACCTTAGATAAAAATGGCAAAGTAATGAATCAAGGATCTAAATTTATTGCTAAAATGCCTAATTCTAGTGATTATTTAGTTTATAATGGCGAAGGATATTCGATCTTTGCCGACAGAGATAATTTATATAATTTATTAGAAAAAGGCTATGAATTAATTCCAAAAGATTGGTGGAAAAAAGCTAGATTTATTTAGATTCAAATTCTATTAATAATTTTTCTACTTCTTCTATAGAATTAATATAAATTTCTATTTTGTCTCTCGTTCTTTCATTTGAAGAATGAGTTTTTTCCATATGACAATTATGACATAATAAAATACACTTTTTCATTTCTTCTATTAATTCTGAAGGTTTGTGTTTTTTAGAATAAAGTCGATACATCCCACCAGCACTAGATCTTTTAGAATATCCATTTTTAACATGCTCAGATTTATCTTCTCCGGGCAAATGATCAAAACACAAACAAGAAGGATGTTTGTTATAACCGCAATTTTGACATCCTACTGATATTTTATAAATGTCTACAATTTTATGTCTATAATCTTTTATATTTTTACTATTCATGATACAATCTAGAAATCAACATTAAACTATATTATATTAAATATTAAAATGATTATCAATAGCAAAAAGTTTAAAAGATTCATAACTAGCAAAAAAATAAAAAATAAAATAAATTTTATAGCCAAAAAAATAAACAAGGACTACAAAGATAAAAATCCTTTGTTCTTATGCATACTAGATGGATCATTTATGTTTGCATCTCAACTTTACAAAAAAATAAAAGTTGAATCTGAAATAAGCTTTGTAAAAATAAAATCTTACAAAGGCACCAAATCAAATGGAATAAATAATTTAATAGGAATAAATCAAGATCTAGAAGATAAAGATGTTGTGATAGTAGAAGATATTGTAGACACGGGCAAAACTATAAAATATATACTTAACAATATAAATTGTAGATCAATTAGAATCGCAACTCTGTTATCAAAACCAGAAGTTCATAATCTAAAATTAGATTATGTTGGGTTTGAAATACCTGATAAATTTGTAATTGGCTATGGTTTAGATTATAATGGTTTAGGAAGAAATTTAAAGGAAATATATCAAATATCATGATAAATGAAATTTTTTTAGAACCTGTTATGTATGTTTATGTTTTGAGTGGAGAAAACTTAAAGAAAAAATCTAATAATGAAGATTATTGGAAAATAAAAGTATTGACCACTCTTGATAGTCCTAAGGAAATTGACCTAAAAATATGGGAATGCGGCCCTAATCCTAGCGATAATAATGATTTGCCACAAAAAGGCGATTACTTAAAAATAATTATAGAAAATTTAGAGGAATTTGAAAAAGAGTACAAACTTCCGGCAAGTAGATTTTCATCAACAATTGGCCGTGGGAAAAACTTGAGCAATATTAAAATAGACAAATCAAAAATCCCAGAAGAATACTTGAACAAACTTGTTCTAAAGTGTGCGAGTCCAAAGCAAATTAAAAAAGCATGGTCGATAATAGATTCGAATGAGTATTGGGAATGCGAAGAAAATTATAAATTTATAATGACCGTTTTAGACCGTGTAGGAAGAAAAAAAATTGAAGAAGCACCTGCTGCTAAATCTTGTCATCATAATTACAAAGGCGGTCTATTAATTCATACTAGCGAGGTACTAAGAAGTGCTAGATATAATGTATTAAGTAAGCAACCTCATTATGATTTTATAAATTACGATGTTGTTTGCGGAGCGGCAATATTACATGATATTGGCAAAATAAATACGTTTATGTGTGATGAGCTTAATGTTCCTGATAGTTCTGAAGAAGAGTCTTTACTAGGACATCCTTACTATTCAATGTTTTATATTAAAAAAATAGCAGAAGAAATTAATTTTGAAAATAAAGAATATATTAAAGAATTGCTACATTGCGTTGCTTCTCACCACGGCAGGCCAGAATGGGGAGCAATAAAAGAAGCAAAAACCCCTGAAGCTCTAATTTTACATGACGCAGATAATGAAAGCAGTACAATTGAATCCTTTAAGGATTTATTATTAAAATCAACAAATGATCAAAAGTTTATGAAACATTTTGGAGATAATTTTTATATAACTTACAAAGCTAAAAAAATGAAATCGGAAGGCAAATTAAATTAATACAAACCGATATATTCTACCGGAGCATCTTTTATTACTTGGTAATATTTTATTGGTCCATCTAAAGTTTTTATTAAGTATTTGTTATTTATTTTAATTTTATAAATATCTCTTCTTTCATCTGTGCCGGACAGATCACCAGCCAAACCGTCAACATGATTGAAGCTATTTGATAAAAATATATTGGCTGGCAAATAATCTGTTTTATTATAAAATTCTCTATCTTTAGTTGGCCTTGCTGTATACAAGGTTAATATTTGATTTTTTTTATTTGGGTTTTGAAGTTGTGAAATTAAATTAAAATAATCTTGTTTTTCCTCGTTACTTGTAAAAAGATATTCTGACTCTTCTTCGTCTGCTTCTAATATGTCTTCTATGGTGAATTTTTCATCTTGTTTCCAAATTTGAAAATCTCCATTTTTATTTCCCACCTTAATTTCAGCACTATCTGAAGAAGATAAAAAATCCTCATCAGATGAATTATAAATTGGAAATATTGTTACTTTGGATCCATTCCAATCTAAATTTGATATTGCTTGATCTATTTTATTTTTTATTTCAAGCATATTTTGATTTGTTTTTTCTAAAACATTATTTAATAAATTATAATATTCATTTTTATCTATTTTTCTATCGTCCAAAGAGTCCAGATACCTCCAGAGATATCTCATTACATTAAAAACTTTGTATCTATCATCACCGGACAAAGATCTTTGCCAATCCCACAGATCATCGCTCCATGTTTTTGCTACTGATCTTGTGGACGAATTGGGCAATTGAACAATCAATTCATTTATTTTTGGGTAGTCTTTTAGTTCTTTTTTTATATAATTTAGATCTAATTTGAAATTTTTTAATTCTTCGGTTTCATTTTCATAATCACTAAAAAAATCTTCTATTTTTTTAGTGATTATTTTCTTGAGATTATCTATATTGATTTGAACCAAATTATTTATATTTTCTAGGAATTGATAAAAAGTTTTCATACATTGCACTCTATAAAAATAGGAGAATAAGCAGAGGCGTCGTAATCATTTGAAATAATAGCAACATCTCCAAAAAAAACATGATTAATTTTGTAAACTTCTATATCTTCTCCATATATGTCTTCTGCATCTTTTAGATTTATAAAAGCCAGAGTTTTTCCAAATTTTTTTAAAATATTATATATTCTTCCATCAAGATCATGTTGTTCTGTGTATATTTTTTTAATATTATTTTTTTTACAAATTTCAACAAGATTATATATTAATTTTGTTCCTATGCCTTTTCCTTGTAGGTTATCAGGAACAGATAATCCCGCAATATATGCATAGTTTGAACCTAGTTTATAAGAAAGAAAAGAATCTCCTTCTTGAATGTTTTTATTTATATTTTCTAGGAATTTATAAAAGCTAATCATTTTATTCCCAACTTATTCTTTTGCTGCTTTTTTTTCTTCTAGTTCCTTTTTTATTGCAAGCTGATAAAGTTGGTCTGCAAGCTGGGTATTCTCTTTCTGCTCCTTTGCCTGCTTTTTTTCTTCCGCAAGGAACTAAATTTCCTTTTTTACTAGCTTTGCAATCAATCCAACCGCCAGTTTTTCTGTCGAACCAGCCTTTTAGCCCTCTTTCTTTTTCTAATTTGAATGTGTTTTCCTTGAAATCTTCTGGTTTTGTGTTTTCTTTAGCAATAGATTTTATCCTAGCAATAAATAAATTTAGATCTGTTCTTTCTGGTATTTTTTTATGCATATCAATCAAAGCTTTTCTTATTTCTTTTGATGGCGCTGTTTCTGCATCTATGCCTTTATATTTTAATGACATTATTGCTTGCATTGCATCATCATATTGTTTCTTTTCTTTTAGAGATTCATTTATTTCTACTTGCTCTTTTTTTGTTTTATTTCCCCAATTTTTAGCTCCTACTTTGCGACAACGAACCAGCGCACCCGAGGCATAAGCGCTAGGAAAAACTGAATATCTATTTTTTACTTTGTGATAACAGGCATCTTTTTCTTCTCTTATTTCTAACCACTCTGAAAATTTCATTTCCGACCTCTTTATTGGTATTTTTTAGTATTAATCATTGATCTATATTCTATACTTGGGGAGTTTTGTCATTTCATGCGTTCAAGTCTTTAGTTAAGTTTCCTATATTTATTTTATATTTTGTGAATCTATCGCCCCAAAGTGATTTTTGAGGTATTTCTTCTAATATTCTTTTTTCTATTAATCTTGCAATGGCTTTTTGTGTATCATAACTTTGCAAGCCAATTTCTATTTCTCTAACTTGTAATTTTGATAACTCATGAAGTAATTTTTTAAAAAATCCTCTTCTTTTTAAATTAGATTCTTCAGGCGAGTATTTCTTATCTATAGGAACAGAATCCATTCTTGTAATGCTTGCTAATCGACCTTTTATCCAACCGGTTGCACTTCCACCCAACTCGTCTTCGTATTCAAAATCCCTCACAGGAATTTTTCTAGATTGCTTCATATCTGGTCCGATATTATTGTAATTAAATTTTGTTGTTCCGGGTGATTGATTAATGTTTTCTAGCCAATTTTTGAAAGATTCATCTTTTTGTGTTGCTAACTTTTGAAAAGTGTTTACAGGTCTGCTGGGGTCAACAATTATTTTCTTTATTTCTTTTTCTCCATCTTTACTGGTTATTTTGTCCCATGCTTTTTCTCTAGTATTTTTAGAATATTTTTTAAATACTACTTCTAAACTTTTAGCTATGTCAACTATTGCGTCTTTTACGTTCGTATCGTTTTTCTTCATAATTACCCCAATCTAATATTTGCAATGTCAGAGACTTTTATATTTTTTAATTTAAGTGTTCCGTGAGCTAAAGGACGATAATACCCAGTAGAATGTATATATTGCATAGCATAATACAAATAATCAGGCAGCAAATCGTCAGAAATAACTTTTATCCCGATGTGTTCTGGGCTAAAATCTTTTGTAGGACTTCCAACTTTATCCTCAGTTCCTTTTCTAATTATCCAAAAATCTGCTTCTGGGAAATTCGTTTTCATTTCTGTTTTCTCAGACAAAGTAACAGAAACATTTTCATTTTTATTAAATTTCATTTTTAGAATCTTGTTTTTTCTTTTGCACCCTAAGTTTGAAAGTGCTCCTTGGACTTGAAAATTAGGATGTTTCAAGTCTTTGCATGATACGATTGAATCAACCGATCCCATCATTTCTAAAAAATCATAAAAATTAAGCATAATTGTACAAAGCTCCAGAGATACAGTCTATTATTTCAGAATTTGGCTGGGCTGGAGAAAAATACTCGTCCCATTCAGAAGGTTGAGGAATCCATTTGTGGCCTTTGGTGGGAGATTGAACTTCGTATCCTGTAGATCTTATTATTCCGGTTTTTGGATTATAGTTCATGTCTACGAGAAAAGCTTCTACTCTTGCTGATGTTGGAGCCTCAACTCCTTGTCCTTTGCATTCGAAATGAATTATGTAACTTTCATTATGTTTTATTTCTTTTACACCTATGAACATTAGTACTTTTGGAATAACACTTGGTTTTTGGCATTCTCTAACTATTTGTACTATTAAATTTTCTAAGTTGGAATAATCTCCAATGGCCGACTCTAATTGATTTTCATTTGTTTTTTCTACTTCTTCAAATATTTTATGGGCTAAGTTTTCATCGATTCTTAAGTTAGAATGAAGAACCTCTTTGAAAGGTAATACTTTTTTACAAATCCAAACTTGATTTCCTTCTAAGTTTGTTTGTAGTCTTCTTATTGTTGCTCTAAAAGATCCTAATGGGCTAATTGTGACTTGAGTTGCTCCATTATTTCTTCCCCACTGAATGTGACTAGAAAAATTTGAAAAAGGATGAGTATCATTTAAATTAATTCTTAATAATTCTTCCATCATATTTTCTGTATTAATATAATTAATTGGATATTCGTCTTGAACTTGATTGTAAGTTTTATTATTAATTTTTTCAAATCCAAAAATGTCTTTAGATTCGTTTATCCAATTTTTAAATGATATTTTCATAGTAATATATATACTATTATGAAAAAGTTCTCTGTTTGGCTAGAAGAAAAAGATTATCTAAATGAAGAAAAAGATTATCTAAATGATGCAATTTTAGGCGTTTTTGGGGGAGACTCTATTCTTGGCGACTCTGAAAAAAGATACATCATGAGTAGAAATACAAATGAATTTAGTAACGAAATATTAAATAATTTTTTGAATTTAGGAGTTTTGAAAAGTTCTTTTGAGAACAATCCTAATAAGATGTTAGATATAAAAAATATGGTTAAGAATGGAATACTAATAAAAGACTTGATAGACAAGATCAGGGGAGAAAATTTAGCTCCCAATGCGAGGATAGAATGATAAGTTTTAGTGAATTTTTAGAAGGCAAAATGGTGGGTAATCAAACTAACATGAAATTAGTTGGAGACTTAGGTAAAAGTGCAACCAAAGCAGCAGTAGACGCGTTTGTTGATTACTCTGGTTATGGTTTGGCTAAAAGTGTTTTTGATGCTGCATTGAGTCAAAGAAAAAATGTTACTAAAAAAATACAAGACGATGCGGCGATTAGAAAATCAAAAGAAATAATTAAATCTAGAATCAGCCAAAAAGCACAAAATAGACTTGGGAATATTGATGCCATAGTAGACTCTTACGTGTCTGCTACCGACGAATCACAAGCATTTTTGAATGATCAAGAACATCAGCTTGTTGTAAACGCAATATATCAAGCAGTTGATAATGGATCTATAAAATCAGGATTTGCACAAGAATTAGTTAATGGCATTTTGCAAGAAAAAATAAATGCTATTCAAAATGTGTTAGATATGAGCAAACCAAAAAAGATTGTTATTTAATCATACACAATATAGCCATTGGAAGTTACTACTCCAAAAACATGAATTAAGTCTAATTCAAAAATTTCTGACTCTGGGATGTGTTTGTACAAAACATGTTCAAAATCTAAATATTCATTGTTTTTAAATGCATATATTAGATCATCAATCATTAAATCTATGTATTCTAAAGTTTTTGTAATCTTAGAATATGGAAAGCTCCATAGTCTACTTTCATGGTAATATTTTATTTGAGAATTTGGAATGTATGATTCTTTTTTTATCTTTAGAACATGTTTGTCTATTATTTTTTCGTCATTATATACATTTATGTCAAAGTTAGGACTCAGTTGATATCTGCCTGATATTCTAAATATTCTATCTATTTTTATTTTTGACTTTAGTACGGCTTGTATAGCGTTTCTTGTTAGCACAACATCATTAAGAGATTTAGAAGGTCCTAAGTTAGTTGGAGTTCCTAATTCGTTACTTATACCAAATAAAAAAACTTTACTTTTTACTTCTTTTAAAAATTCATTAAGATAAATGTCATCTGATTTTTCTCCTCCTTCAATAAAAATTATTTTTGAATTTGGTGCGTAATCTTGTATGCTTCGAAGAGTTCTGTTTGTTTGTTTTATTCTTGTTTCTGTATTAAATATTCCGAGATTAGTAAAAAGAGCAGAGGTAACTATAAAAGCCGAATTCATTTAAAATCCTCAACTTTTACTTCGTGTCCTTCTTTTTGTAGTATTTTTATTCTTTTTCTACTATGGTTTAATAAGTACTGATTATTGTAAAATATAAAGTCGTAATAATTTAAAACTTCTTTATCGTCGGCGGTTCTGAGTCCTCTTCCTAATCTTTGAATTATTTGATGGTCAGCCTGACCCCCTGCTGCATTTATTAAGTTGTGTACTTTGACGTTTATTCCGGTATTGAATATTTGTTGAGTGCTTATACTTATTGTGTTATCTTTTGATGTTTTTAATTTTTCTATTACAAATTTTCTTGTTTCTAAATCGTCTTTTCCTTGGACCCACAAAACATTTGGAATCATTGAAAATAAAGCGTCTCCATGAGCTATTCTATCAACGAGTATCAGCGTTCTGCCTTTAAGGCTCAATGCTAATTTTTTAACTATCTCATGGAACGACCAATTTTCTGCAATGCCGCGAGTAACTGCATCAATATAAATTTCATATTCTAGTTTAGGTTCTGTAATGGGATAAAATACACATTTTGCTTTTGATAAAGTTCCTCTTTCTTGGAGATGTTTAGTAGTGAGTACGCCTCCTGCACTTTTAGATTTTAGTACCGGGCCAAAGTATCCTTTTACAAGCCATTTTTGACAAAGATCTTTACCGCCAAACTTAAAAGGAGTTGCACTGATTGCCGCTCTAATTGAACAGTTCTTCATTTTATTGAGATATTTTTTAGGCTGTTTGCTCATGTTTTCGTGAATTTCATCTACGAGCACAGCATTTATTTTATCTAAAATAGGTTCTATCTTGTGTAAACTTTGAACTGTAGAGCAAGTTATAATATTTGGTTCTTTATGTTTTCCATATAATCTTCCAACATTTTTTATTCCACATTTTATTATTTCTTCGTAATTTTGTTGAACCAAACTTGTTTTGTTTGCCAATACAAGCGTAGGGCAATCTGGTGGCAAAGATTTTAGTATAGACAAAAGAACATTCGTCTTCCCCGCAGCAGTTGGAGCACAAATAACTCCACGTTTATGTTTGAGCAAAGCGTTTGTTAGATCGACCTGATAATCATAAAGTTTAAAGTCTTTACTTAAGTAATGCTCATCAATTTGATCAACTATAAAATTAATTTCTTTTCTGTTGTCTATTGTTTCGTATTTTTCACCAAGGTGATCCAAAGCAGCGATAACCTCAGGTAATAGTCCAGTAAGAAATTTGCCTGTTTTTTTACTAAAAAATTCTGTATATCCGTCCCATAATTTTTGTTTGTATAATCTGCTATGAAAATAATTTCTTTCACGAAAACGCATATTTTCATGTAAGATTTTCAGCATTTCCATGTTGTCTGACAACAACTGACTGTAGCAATTTTCTATTTTTAGGATTGTAGACATAAGATATTTATATCTTATTTTTGAATAAAAATCAATATTAAATATTAATATATAATTTTATGAAATTTAATGAAAGAACTTTGTATCACGGAACAATTATAGACAATGAGCCTTCAATTCGTCAATTTGGATTAGTAGGAGGATGGCATGGGCCAATTGGGAGTTTTGTAGATGATGCATATGGTTCTGATTACGAAAATATAGAACCGACAGAAGAAGACGAAATAGTATTCGCAGCGGATAAAAATAATTTAAATAAAGCTGTAAATGCTATGGTGCATCACATAGGTAAAAAATTAAATAAAAATTTTCATGATGTTAGTGATAATGACATAAGAAATCACGGTTTGTTGGTTATTATAAAAGATAGTGAATTAGAACCACACGACCAGGATAAATATCAAGACAACATTCCTAGAGGAGTAGAACCTGGGGATTATTATGATTCACAAATGGGTGCAGATTTATTTTTAAGAGGATCTTCGCTAATAAGATTTTTAAGAAATAAAGGACAATGGCCCAGAACTTGGGGTACAAATAGCGGAAATAGGGAAAAAATAACTATGGGAAAAACACAAGCTTCTTGGATGCAAAATAAAACAAATAATAATCAAAAAATTATAAAATTTAAAGAATGGATCAACCAAAATACAGTAGGAACTGATTTAGTAGATTCTTCTCAAATAGAAAGATTATACGATAAGGCAAAATTATCTGTAAAAATAGTGCAAATTTATAGCAAGACTACTAATCAAAATTTATTAAAAAATATTAGCACAATAGCTCCACTTGCAGCCGGTGTTTACGGAATGTACATGAGCAAAGAAAACAAAAGAGTTATTGGTAAAGAAACAGCGGAAAAAATGAGGTTATTATTTCCCAAAGACATGATGCTCCAACAAAAATTACAAACTCTTCCAAATGCTGTAATTAAAAAATACGTTCCAGATGTGGATGATAAACAACTTCAACCAACAGATACGATTAGAGTTAATGTGAAAAAAATAGTTGATAAATTAGGAGATTCAAAAGAAGCAGTTTTAGAAATAGCAAGCACGATAGTTCACGAAGCAACTCATGAAGTTGAACTTCAAACTACTGGTAAAACAAATGAAATTGGCCCAAAGAATGCAGAAGCAAAGTTCATTCAATGGGCCAATCAAAATTGGAACATGTTAAGAACAAGAATTCCCGAATTATCTAATTTATAATTTTATCTATAGAAAATATTCCACAACAAGCGGAAATTATTCCTGCAATGCAAACTGGAAAAGGGCTGGCAAATGTCCAAAATATCCCAGATATTATTGATAATAAGCCAAACAAAACAGTTAAATAATAAAAATCAAAATAACTAAATATTAGAGACAAAGGCCCAGATAAAATAACTGTTAAAAAAATAATACAAACTATTAAAGCTAATGAAAACATAAACCTCCTTGTTAGTCAGAAAATACAGCACACCAATAATTTTTTCCATCGCCATCTTTTGATAAACCAAACCCTACTTTTTTATATTTTTTACCTAATATGTTGTAGCGATGAACAGGACTCCATAGCCAAGAATTCACAACACTATTTTCATTTTTTTGTCCCCAAGCTATATTTTCTCCAACCCAATTTGAGTCAGATGTTGCTTTTTTAAGTTCGGCCATATCTGAATGATATAGCCAATCTTTATTAGCCATTTTTTCAGAATGAGATTGAGCATAATTGCATAATTTTTGATCTAGTTCTAATTTTTTTATGTTTTTTGTGATTCTTTGATTATTATGTAATTTCAATAATTCTAATTGAAAATCTTCAAAAACATGATCTTCAATTAATTCCTTTTGAAGTTTATTAATATTCAAATTTTGTTCTGTATCTGCAGAACATCCAAATAAAATAGAACATAGCAATAGGGCTATTAATTTTTTCATTTTTGCCTCCTTGCAAAAATATTTATTTTTTAATTATTACATAAACTCCGTGAACTAATCCTGCAATATAGAATCCGAATATAGTTAATACTAAATTGACCCAAAAATGAGTTGTAAATCCAACCTTGAAGAAAACGCCTAAAGGTGGTAAAATTAATGTGCATAAAAGCAATAATAGATCTTGTCCATCGAAATTTTCCATAAAACCTCCTTGTATTGTTTACATATTTATATATGATTATTAATAAAAATAAAAAACAAATAGAAGGAATAAAACAAAGTTGCAAATTAGCTGCTGAATGTTTGAATTTTATAGAACCATATGTTGTTCCTGGAATTTCTACTAACGAACTAAATAGCAAATTAAATACATTTATAAGAGACAATGGAGCTATTCCTGCTCCATTGGGATATGGAGGATATCCCAAAGAAACTTGCATTTCTGTTAATGAAGTAATATGTCATGGAATTCCTAGCGAACAAGTTTTATTAGAAGGCGATATAGTTAATATAGATGTTACAACCATATTAAATGGATATTATGGCGACACAAGCAAAATGTACGCTGTTGGAGAAATATCTCAAGAAGCTCAAGATTTAATTAATATAACTAAAAAAAGTTTATATGAAGGAATCAAAGCAGTAAAGCCAGATGTTCCATTCAATAGAATAGGATATTCTATTACTCAATTTTTAAAAGATACTAAATATTCTATTGTAGATAAATTTGTTGGACATGGTTGTGGATTAAAATTTCACGAAGATCCCAAAATTTGTCATTACGTGAATGAAAAATACAAAGATATAGGCCAAAAAATGCAGCCGGGTATGATATTTACAATAGAACCCATGATAAATCTAGGCAGCCCAGATTGCCTGATATTAGAAGACAAGTGGACAGCTGTAACCATAGATAAGAAGCTTTCTGCTCAATATGAGCACATGATCTTAGTTACAGAAGATGGTTTTGAAATTTTAACTGAATTAAATTGATATATATTGTATGAAAACATTTTACCAGTTTTTATTAGAAGCTCCTACACCTCCCAGCCCACCTCCACCTGGAGGTGCAGCGCCAAGTTCTAACGCTCCGCCTCCTGGAGGCCCTCCTGGAGGTTTAGGTGGCGGATTAGGAGGTCCTGGACCTTCTTTAGGAGGTCCGCCACTAGGAGGCCCATCTTTGGGCGGAGGTCCATCGTTAGGAGGCCCATCGTTAGGTGGAATGGATTCACCACCTGCTCAAGGATCTCCTCAAAATGCCCCTGTACAAAAATATAAAACTACAAATGTTTGGCAAGCTTTAGAAAAGCTTATAAAAAATAAGAATGGACAAAATCAGAATAAAATGATAGATTCTGATACATGAGAATTCTTATTTTTAGTGATATTCATATTCATCCTCATAAAAAATCCGTAGAGCGTCTAGACGATTGTATAAAGGCTCTAGATTGGGTTTTTGAATCAGCAGAAGAAAACAATATAAAAGATATTGTTTTTCTTGGTGATCTTTTTCATGACAGGCAAAAGATAGATGTTTTGACTTACCAAAAAACATTTGAAGTTTTTGAAAAATATTTACTAAAAAATAAATTTAAATTATATCTTTTATTAGGCAATCATGATTTATGGCACAATCAAAAATGGGATGTGTCATCAGTTAATCCGCTAAGAAACTTGCCAGGAGTTTCAGTAATTAATGAACCTTGTGTTAGGTTTATTTCTGAGGATTATTTATTTGGTTTTTTACCTTATACTCATGATCCAATTAGTGATTTAAAGAAAATAGAAAAACAATGGAAAAGCGAATGTAAAGAAAAAGAAATCAATCCTCCCAAAATGCTTGGTGGACACATCGCTGTAGACGGTGCTTTGTGGAATGTAAAATACGGCACTACTGCTGAAGTTGCAATAGAGCATGATGGAGATATGGTTAAGGTTGGCCCAAATATCTTCAGTAAATGGGATCGAGTTTTTCTTGGGCACTACCACGCAGAACAAAAACTAGCTGAAAATATCGAATACGTTGGGTCGCCTCTTCAATTGAGTTTTGGAGAAGCATTCCAAAATAAGCATATAATTATTTATGACATAGAAAATAATCAGTGCAAATATTTAAAAAATGATTTTAGTCCAAAACATTACATAATTAATGAAGATGAAATTGACGAATACGAATTAGAAGGAAATTTTATAAGACTTGAGGTCTCTGATATATCGTCTTCATCCATGGCTGATGTAAGAAAAAATTTAGTTGAAAATAAAAAAGTCGCAACCATGGAAATAAAACAATCTCATAAAAAAGAAGAACACGTTGTGACTGACGCTAAATCGATATTGTTTAAGGAAGATGAGATGCTAGAGAGATACGTAAAGCAAACAGACCCAGATTTAGATAAAGAAAAGCTTATATCTATTGGCAAGCTGATTATAAACGATTAGTTTGCATTGTAATTAAGTTTTTTTTAATATATAATTGCTTCTATGAAGAATCTTGATTTCAAGCGTATATCCGCACAAAATTTTCTTTGTTTTGGATCTGACGGCGTAGAATTTAATTTTGATAACTTTTCCAATATAGTATTAATTAGAGGAAATAATTTAGATATAAAAGAAATAGACGACAAAGTTGCAAGTAATGGTGTTGGCAAAAGCTCCATCCCAGAAATAATAGTTTATGGCTTGTTCGGAAAAACAATTAAGAATCCAAAAAAGATTACTCATGAAGATGTTGTAAACAATAAAATTGGAAAAAATTTAAAAATTGAAGTTGTTTGGGGGGATTATCGAGTTGTAAGAACAAGGAAGCCACATTCTCTTAGAATTTGGGAAGATCCAAAAAACGAATGGGGAGACGAAACAGAAATCACGCTAGGAGGAATTCCTGCTACCCAAAAATTAATTGAAGAAAAAATAGGTCTTAATTATGAAACTTTTGTGAATGTGCTGGTATTCACAGATAATAATGCTGGTAGTTTTCTTGAATGTGATGCGTCTAGTAAAAGAGAAATAGTAGAAAATTTACTTTCTTTAGACAAGTATAGAAATTTTGCTGAAAAAGCCAAAGACTTAAAAAAAGAAAAAAAAGATTTATTGAAAAGTGTTTTATTTGAATATGACAACGTATTGTCACAAACAAAACAACTAGAAAATAGATTGAATGTTTCCAAAGATCAAGAAAAACAATGGCAAAAACAAAAAAAAGAAGAAATATTAGAATTAAGACAAAAAATCAATTTATTAAATAAAGAATTGCAAATTGCTGACGTGAGTGGTGAGCTAACGTCTTATTTAGAAGCTCAAAAAGAATTAGAAAATCTCAATAAAGATTTGCAAGAGGAAGAAAATAAACAAAACGAGATAGAAGAAGCTTTAAGTTTGGCCAAAACTAAAATAAACGATAAAGAAAGAAATAAAAATTCTCTTCAAATAAAATTAGATAATATTGAAAATGACTTGGATAAAATTGATGATCAAATAAATGATTGCAAAAAAGAAATTAATAGACTAGAAAAAAACAAAGGTTCAAAATGTAAATTTTGTTTTGGAGAAATTTCTGAAAAAAATTATAAAAATTATGTTGACCAAATCTTAGAAAAAATTAAAGAATTTGAAGATAATAAAGAAAAAGTATTAGAAAACAAAAATAATGTTTGTTCTGAAATAGAACAAGAAGATAAAATATTAATAAAACTCAAATCAGCAGTTGGCTCCGCAAAGACCAACTATGATAACATTATTAAAAAAATAGCTCAAAAAAGAAAAAAAATACAAGAATTAAATAAAATAGATAAGCCAAAAAACAAAGATGTTTCTGCTAAAATAATAGAAGAAAAAATTAATAATATCAACGAACAAATTATTAATAAAGAAAAAGAATTAGAAGTTAGTCCATTCGTAAAGATTATAGAATCTGTTAATAAAGATTTAGAAGAAAACCTAAAATTAACAGAAGAGAAAAAGCAAAAAATAGAAGAAATAGAAAAAGATATTCCTTATTATGATTTTTGGGTAACTGCTTTTGGAGATTCTGGAATAAGGAAATTTGTTATAGATGGGATTATTCCTGCATTAAATTCTAGGATAGCTTATTGGCTTCAATTTTTAATAGATGGTAAAATTAAATTAGAGTTTAATAACGAACTAGAAGAGAAAATAGAAAGAAATCCGGCGGACGGAGATCCTTTTGTTTATCATGCTATGAGTGGCGGAGAAAGAAGAAGATTAAACCTAGCAGTTTCCCAAGCTTTTGCTTATATTATGAGTCTGAGTTCGGGTGTTTGTCCTTCTATTGTTTTTTTAGACGAAGTAACAACTAATATTGATCCAATCGGAGTTCAAGGCGTTTATAACATGATAGCTGAGATGTCTAAAGATCGAAAGGTTTTTATTACTACTCACGATCAAAATTTATTGGATTTATTAGAGGGTTGCGATTTAATAAGACTAGAAAAATTCGAAGGATTTACAAAAATAAAAAAATAAAAAAAATTTTTTATTTATCAAACTTAGATATATCTTATCAACAACATAATAACGAACAAGAAAACAGCAAAAGGAGATGATTTTTATGATTTTTGAAGAACAGATTAGCCGCAAACCCGACCACTATCCTTGGACTCAAGATTTTATTGAAGCTATGCATAATGGATTCTGGACAGATAAAGAATTTAGCTTTCAAAGTGACAAACAGGATTTTATGGTCTCTTTAACAGAACAAGAAAAAGAAATAATTGTTCGAGCCTTGGCAACAATTGGACAATTAGAAATATCTGTTAAAAAGTTTTGGGCTAAACTAGGAGACAATTTGCCTCATCCTAGCCTAAACGACATGGGATATGTCATGGCCAATACAGAGGTCATTCATGGGGACGCTTACGAAAGATTATTGGAAGTTTTAGGAATAGATGATGCTTTTGATAAGATTTTAGAATTAGACATCATCAAAGGAAGAGTTAATTACTTAAGAAAACATTTGCATAAATTTCATAATGATAATAAAAAGCAATTTGTATATTCTTTAATCTTGTTCACATTGTTTGTTGAGAATATAGCTCTTTTTTCTCAATTTTACACCATAAGCTATTTCGGCAGATATAAAAATTTATTAAAAGATACTAATAAACAAGTCGAATATACCAGCAGAGAAGAAAATCTTCATGCAATGATAGGAATGAAAATAATAAATGCAATCAGAAAAGAACATCCTGAATTGTTCGATGAAGAATTAGAAAATAAAATAATAAGCGAAGCAAAAGAAGCTGTTAAATATGAGCTTCAAATTGTGGAGTGGATTGTGAATGGATACAAGTCTGAAAAACTAAACTCGGAACTTCTTAAAGAATTTATTAAAAATAGAATGAATGATTCTTTGAAGCAAATAGGATATGATTCTATTTTTGATGTGGATAAAGAATTGCTATCTAAAACAGTTTGGTTTGACGAACAAGTTTTAGGAAATAACAGCACTGACTTTTTTCACAGCAGACCTGTAGAGTACAGTAAAAAGTCAAAAAGTTTTTCAGAAGAAGATTTGTTTTGATTTCTTTTTTCTGTTTTTTGTGTATAATGCCCATCCTAATTTCATTACTGGTTAAATTAAAATGAACAAAGAATATTATTGGTTAAATAACCATAGTCGATTATTTTTAGAACGAGGATATTTAGAAGAAGGAATAACGCCCGAGCAAAGAATCAAGCAAATAGCCGACAACGCAGAAAAAATATTAAAAATAAAAGGATTTGCAGATAAATTTGAAAAATATATGAGTTTGGGCTTTTATAGCTTAGCAACTCCAGTTTGGACAAACTTCGGAAATAAAAGAGGATTGCCCGTCAGCTGTTTCGGCTCATTTGTTCAAGACAAAATGGAAGCCATTCTAACAAAATCTGCCGAGGTTGGCATGATGAGCAAATTAGGAGGAGGAACCAGCGGATATTTTGGCGAACTAAGACCACGAGGAACAAAAATTAGTGTTGGCGGCGAAAGTAGTGGTGCTGTCCATTTTATGGAGATCTTTGATAAGGTTGCGGATGTAATAAGCCAAGGAAGCGCAAGAAGAGGTAGCTTTGCGGCTTATATGCCGATTGAACATAACGATATTGAAGAGTTCTTAAGAATCCGATCAGAAGGTCATCCTATACAAAATATGAGTATAGGCGTCACAGTAACTGATAAGTTTATGAAAGGTCTCATAGAAGGTGATAAAGATAAAAGAAAAGTATGGGCAAAAGTTATCCAAAAAAGATTCGAAACTGGCTATCCATATATTATGTTTGTTGATAATACAAACAAGCAAGCTCCAAAAGTCTATAAGGATAAAAAATTAAAAATAAAAGCCAGCAATCTTTGTGTTTCAGCAGACACAAAGATTCTTACAAAAGAAGGCGAATTGACTATTGGAGAAAATGAAAATCAAGAAGTTGAAGTTTGGAACGGTAAAAATTGGTCAAAAACAAAAATAGTAAAAACAGGACAAAATCAAAAATTAATAAAATTTGCTGTTATACTGAGACAATTCGATGACTTAGACACAGAAACTTTTTCAAGAGTTGAATTAAAAACTACTGAATATCATAAATTTTATCTTAGAGATGGAAAACATGTCGAAGCAAAAGACTTAAAGCCGGGTGATCTATTGCTTAAGTTTGAAGATGCAAAAGGCAGATTGTTTAGTCCTGAAGTTATTGATATTTATAATGAAAATGAAATTGGCGATACTTATTGTGTCAATGAGCCTTTAGAACACAAAGCAGTTTTTAATGGAATATTAACAGGCAATTGCTCAGAAATACAATTGTATTCTGACGAGGACAATAGTTTTGTGTGCGTATTGTCTAGTCTAAATCTTCTTCATTGGGATGAAATTAAAGAAACAGACGCAGTCGAAACTTTGGTTTATTTTCTAGATGCTGTAAACGAAGAATTCGTGCAGAAAACAGAAAATATCAAGTATATGGAAGCTGCACATAATTTTGCCAAATCCCAGAGAGCATTAGGAATGGGAGTGTTAGGATGGCATTCGTTGCTTCAATCTAAAATGATTGCGTTCGAATCTATGCAGGCTAAATATCTTAATACAGAAATATGGAAAACAATTAGAGAAAGAGCAGATAAAGCCACTGAAGACATGGCAAAAGAATACGGAGAGCCAGAACTACTCCAAGGCTACGGCAGAAGAAATGTTACTACTTTGGCTGTTGCCCCTACCACAAGTAGTTCGTTTATTTTGGGTCAGGTTAGTCCTAGTATAGAGCCACTAAATAGCAATTATTTTGTTAAGAATTTGGCAAAAGGAAAATTTACATATAAAAATCCATACTTAAAAGAAGTTCTTAAGAAACATGATAAAAATAATGATGAAGTCTGGAAAAGTATACTTATCAAGGGCGGAAGTGTTCAACACCTTGATTTCCTGACAAAAGAAGAAAAAGAAGTGTTTAAAACTTTTGGCGAGATTAGTCAAAAAGAAATTGTTATTCAAGCTGCTCAAAGACAAAAGTATATCGACCAAGCACAGTCATTAAATATTATGATTCCTCCCGACACGAGTCCTAAAGAAGTAAATACTCTTTTGATAGAAGGTTGGGAATTAGGATTAAAAACTTTTTATTATCAAAGAAGCGCCAATCCCGCCCAAGAATTAGCCAGAAGCATATTGACCTGTGCTTCTTGTGAAAGTTGATATGGATACTAGAAAAACTTGGTTTTTAGATTTTGATGGCACTATTGTTTATCAAAAAAGCTACTTGAAAGATGAAGATTATATTCTTCCATCAACCATAGACTTTTTTACTAATGTTGTTAAAGAAACTGACTTTGTGATTATAACGACAGGAAGAGAAGAACATCACAAAGAAAGAATTGAAAAATTTATGAAAGGCTTTGGATTGAAATGCGATATGATTATAT